TTTAAAATTCTCATGTCATACATTGTAGAGAAACCCTGAGACATAGTACCATCAGCAAAACCTAATAACTGAGTTGGTACTATAGGAAGATATGGAGCGTAAACGCCTGTAGCTGTCTTGCCATCAGCACCTAAGACACCAAGTAAGCATTCCTTGCCGAGCATTGGAGAAACGATAACCTTTAAGCCAGCAACAGTACCAGCAACGTATGGTCCATTTACTACAGCATTAGCAGCTGGCTGGAATCCCTTGACGAATGATAAGATAGGCATAACCTCTGGTCCAACTAACATCCAGTTAGGCATCCAACGGCCAGTCTTCTTATAAACCTCAGCCTTAGCCTGTTCGAGTACTCTAGCAAAGCCTTCAGCCTTCATTGAGTAAGAGATTGTATCTAACTCTTCATCAACCCATGTTAAACCAGTAACACCCTTGGCAGCTTCCTTGACTAATAATACAGCTTCACCATCGATTTCGTACTGTAATTCAGCCTGAGCCTGCTGAGCGATTGTAGCTTCGAAGTCCATGCCATAGTCCTGCTTGCTCTGGAATGCAGCAAACTGTGAATAGTAAACAGCAATTCTACGAGCCTTAGCTGTTAAGTTAATACCCTTCATGCGGCCAACTAATGTTGGAAGCTTATCCTGTGGAATGTATTCATTATCATAGTGGTAACGAATCTTACCAGCAGCATCAACAGTTAACTTACCTTCGGAATCAGCTTCTAACTTTGCCCAATCTGTTCCACCTTCAGCTAAGAATTCAACGTCACCAAGAACAGGTGTCCATGAAGGCTTAACTTCACCAGCAGCAACTGATTCAACGACAACAGCACCTGTGTAACGAGCACGGTTCTCATCCATTACACCAAGACCAGTAATAGCTGAATTAACAATATTATTAGCCTGGTATTCTTCACCACGGTAAGCAGCCATAGCATTCTTGAATGGATCTGCCTCAGCAATTCCACCGGCACCGCCCTTTTCTGTACCAAGGGCGAATTCCATGTATGTGAGGTAGCCACTGAATGAAGTCATTGGCTTAACCATGAAAATGTCATTAACAACCATTTATATTACAAACAAATCGTTTCCATTTGTTTTCTATATGTCACCATATAGATTAGACTATATCACAATCATAGCTTGTTGCCAACCTCGCTATGACTCCCTCCATTTCGAACTAACTTTAGTTCTACTCTACTTTGTTCTCACCTAAATTTTTCTTTTAGGTTACCATTTCGATAGTCGTTGAACCTTCTATATAATTTATATAGCTTGGCTTCTGATTGTCTTATATACTGACATTATGATATATAAGAGTTTCCAGAAATTAAAAGGGTTTTAGCATTTTAAATTCTTTACGTTTTACATATTTATAATCTTTTCATATAAAGTTATTTGATTTTGTACAAAATTCAAATTCCTCGGATAATCTGTCAGATATTTCATCTTTATAAACAAGTGTAATAATTTCCAATTTTTTATGAAACATCTTTTTGGCTCCACTTTGAGTAACGCTATTTCTTATTTTTTCTTCTTCAGACATTGGCTTTCTACCGCCGACTCCTTTTCCATTTGGTTTTCTTCTACCCGATGCATAAGCTAATTTTAAATTTTCACTTTGTTTACGACAGAATTCTTCACTCTTTATATGATTATTATTCTTATAAAATGTTATACGTCACTTATCTACTTGATCAACTGTTTTAATTCTTTTTTTACCTCTAAATGAAGATCCACATCTATACTTGGATTCTTCGTTATGAGTATAGCCTGAGATTCCACCGCCACCAGTAGTTTGGTTATAACCTATTTTATTATTAGTAGAATTATATAACTTTATATAATATATTTCTAAATTATTTAATTCTTCCAGTGAAGAAGCGGTATCGTCTAATACCTCAACCTTGAAATTTTCTTTTCCATATTTTCTGATAGCTGAATCAATACCGGTTGAAGCGTATTTGCTATCTCTAATGTGACAGCTTCATCTAGAATTTAATGAATTTCTAGTTTGACCAATATAAATTTTATTGTTTACTAAATTTGTTATTTTATATATAATCATAATTTACCCCGCATAGTAATGTATAAATAGTGGTAATCTAATTAATGCGGTAATTAGAAATAGTTTCGAACCTACTGTCCCACTTATTTATTTTATATTATATATTTGGCTATGTAAACTTTATTAGAAATTAAATGCTTTCCATTAATTATCACTAATTAATGCCTCTACTGTTTAAAGGTTTGGCATGGTTAATGTAGTACAAATATGTTACGAATAATTCGTTTCCAATTATTCTCTATATATCACTATATAGTTCAGACTATATTATATACCAAGTAAACTTTATCTCTACCTGGCATCCCCATCTTTCCATCTTACTAAGATGTACTCTACTCATTTATTCTCCAATGGATTTCTCAAAGGATATATTTTCGATAGTCGTTGAACCTTCTATATAATTTATATAGCTTGGCTTCTGATTGTCTTATAGCCTTAACCACAACTATAAGGTTTTCCAGAAATTAATGGGGTTTTTATTAGTAATTTTTATTTTAGTTTACAATTTTTTAAAAAATCAGGTCCATATTGATCAATAATATAATCAATAGAATATTGAATATCATCTTGAGTTAGTAATTTAACATTATTAGCTATCATACATTCTTGTTTAGCCCTAGACAATCCATCTAAATTATGATTATAAGGATTTATTAAATTTCCATTATTATCTAAGAATTGCCAACCTTTTATTTCAATATAATCACCATTTAATATAAAATCCGGGAAATAACTATGCTCAACAGAATTATAAATATATTTAAAAGGTTTAATAAATTTACTGTGAATGATGTTATCTCCATTATCTAAATGGAAAATATAAAAAGCTAATTCCCAAGAAGATTTAAAATATAAATCTTTATAATAATAGCTTCCTCGACCAGCCTGTATTATTCTATTTTTAAGTTCTGGTACTTTCATGAAATGATCAACACCATACTTTAAGAGCATGGTTTTCTTAAAAGAATTAACCATTCCATTTTTAAATTTATCTGTTTGTGAATAGTATGGTGTACCATATTTAGATTTACAAGTTTCTTTATATTTATTTTGTTGTAAATCTATTTTATTTTTATCGTAAGAATAACTATCAGGATGTAAAATTGTCCGTGGATTATATGTACCATATCTATTAAGGTTAGTTTCTAATCTTAATAAATTAGACTTTTGATGGTCATATTTACTTGAATTATATTTTTTCCGGGCAGAAATTTCTTCTTTGCTCCAGGATATATCCCAATATTCAGCCAATCGTTTAACCATACTAACTGAGATATTAAATAATTTACTAATATCTGATAAAGTATTTTCTATTTTTCTATAAGATATTTCAAATTCTTCTTTATTTACTCTATCTAAGGCCTGTTTTAAACTAAGTCTATGTTTTTTCATATTATCTCCCTATAGATTTATATATAAATTGGGTAATCTAAATAATAGGGTATCTAGAAACAGTTTGCAACCTGCTGTCCCCAACTATAATTATATTATAAACATATTCAATAAAAGGGTAAACTAATTTTTATATTTACTAAGGATACAACCTAATTTATATCCATACAGAACTGCTTGAACTTACCTAAGTCAGCTCTCTGAGTACCTACACTGTTAGCAAATGCTTCATTAATAAACTGTGCAGTATTGTTTAAGCAAGCGGCAGTTAATAACTTCTTCTGATTAGACATTCTAGCACCAGCATTCTGCTGAGCATAATACTTTTCAGAAATGGCTAATCTGCCCTTATAGCTTTCTAATAAATTTGTTGCCATTTAAATATTTACCTCTTTCATTTTATTTTATATCGGCAAGATGTAATAAAGAACTTGTTACATAATCATCATCGAAGTTATTTCTATTACCCTTTATATATTCATTTTCAGATGGCTTAACTGAAAACTTAGTATTCTCAGTTAATCTAAATGGTAATTTACTAATATTGGTTTTAAATTGTGATAACTCTTCACATACAGCATCAATATCTTTAATTCGATATGATTCATCTAACTTCTTTAATACTTCTTCTTTTCTGAGACCATAGCTTGTAGCCTTGATCTCAAGGTAGTTTTCTTTTAATGATTTATAACTACGTTTATATTTTTCTATTAAATTTTTAGAGCTATCTAGTTGCTTAGACATGACTTCATATTTTTTAATAGAATTATCAAGCTCCTCATTTAATGAAGAATTTTTCTTATTCAGTTCCTCATTAGATTCCTTCAAAGAATCAATCTCTGACTGAGCTTTCTTTCTAGATTCAACTAAGGAATTGATTCTAGATTTATTAGTAGAAATAATTTTGTCTTTTTCTTTTAGTGATTCTTCTAATTTAGAAACTTCTTCCTTTACAGGTTTAAGTTCCTTTACTGCATCACTTAGCCTAATCGTAGATTCCTTATATCTAGATAGATCTTCATTTAATTTAATTTCCTTGGCATTACCAACTGATAATTGTTCCTGAAGTGACAAATTATCTTCTTCTAATTTTTTAATCTTTAATAAGGATTCCTGGAATTCAGCAACTAATTCCATATCAGATTTGTTATCAACAACTTCTTCATCCTTGTCTGTATCTGAAACAACTTTGTCGTTGTTCACATTCTCAACTAATATACCATAATCATCAGCAATTGAACGGCAATATCCAATAATGTTTTGTAGATAATCTCTTAAATCATCTAAATTATCATCATTTTCAATTCCATCTCCAATGGCTTTAATTACTTTAGAATATCCTCTAGGATCAAAAGATTCATCTAAACCTTTTATATGAGTACCTTTTTCTTCTTCAGCCCAGGTAACAAAATTATTGTAATCATTTTCAGAGTACATAATATCACTTAATAATTTTCCTGATTCCTTCTCATATTCTGATAATAATGATTCAAAATCAACGCCTGGATTTTTATCTTTCCACTCTTGATAATATTTATTTAATTCCTGTGAAGCACTTTCATTTAAATCAATACCTAAATCATTTAAAGATTCTTCCATCAACTTACGATCTTCTGGAGTAGCTTTATTTAATGATTCAGTTAAACTTTGTCTTAAAGTTTTATTATATCTCTTTTTATCTAAAGATTCAACAAATGAAAGTCTAGCACTTTCAACAGCAGGGATTTCAACCAAATCAAAAGCATTTAATTGATAAGTATCTGGATCTACTTCTTCTTCGCCATCTGGACCAGTAATCAAATCACCAGTACCTCTGCTTGAAATACCTAACTTATATCCATACTTAGCTAATTGGTAAGCAATTCTTCCGCATGGAGTATCTAGGATATCTACGTAAGCTACCAATTGACCATCTTTATCTTTTACTGGAGGTTCAGGCATAACACAAGCAATCTTTTCCATGTCAACCTCTTCATATTCTGGGTGACATAATTGACCAAAGATTCCACCGTTAGCAAATCTTTCTTTAATAAGATCAGAATTTAAAAGGTTTTCCCATAGTTGTTCACTGTATTTTCTACCATTTCTAGTACCATTGGTAAAATCTGCTACTTTACCATATAATCTACCTAAAATCCCTTTCTTTTCTTTTTCTTCTGGAGAAAGGTTTTTAAACTTTAAAATGGTATTTTCATTTAATTTATTAATCATTATTTTCCTCCTTACAGCGTAAAGATATCCTATAATATTATATTTAATTTAGCATTGACATAATAGATTTTCCATTAATTTTTTCTATGTCCTGAAATTAATTCCATTACATATACGTCAGCCTTAATTAATTTTAATAATCTAAAAGCTGGTTCTATATTAAAGGTTTTAAAATATATTTCCAAAGCCTTGGTAATTTCATCAGCTCTAACATGTTTTAAAAACATTGGTCTATCATCACAATCAAATTGTAATATCTGATTTAATAATCCAGATAATGTAGTTAAAATGGTTTTAGCGTCCTGCATAGCATTTTCATCAGATCTCATAATATTAATGTACATCTTTGAATGCTTTTTATTATAAGACTGCCTAATCTTATCATAAAATTTAATTACTGATAATGGCTTAGAATTATTTATTTTCTTTAATGTATCGAGCGGGATATTTTCTGTTTTATATAGGGTAGAGATTTCTTTAGTTACATCTACTCCATCCTGTTGTAATTCTGTTAAAAGTAAAATAATATCACTTTTAGAAATCATGTTTACCTCCTATTTGATAAAATCAACTTAGTTTCTTTTTTTTTTTAGAAAGTGTCAGTATATGACATACCTAACTCTGACCAGTTAGGTAAATTATTATCTGATTGTTCAGTTAATAATTCACCATCTCCTGTTTCAAAGCTTTCAGCTGGTTCTTCTGGAATTTCCATTTCAGCACTACCTGATTCTTCTGGTGTAGGTAAAGATTCTTCACCACCAAAGTCGAAGTCAAATTCATCACTGCCACCAGATTCCTCAGACATCTCATCTTCACCAGGTTCTTCGCCCTCAGCTTCAGAAGTCAATCTTTCAATTTCATCCTGGATTGCTGTAATTACATTAATATCTGAGATAGTATTTGATAATAATGATTTTAAAATATTTAATTTTGTAATTGGGTCTTCAATCATATCTACCAAGCTCATAATTTCTCTGATATTTGAAATAGAACTTGATAAATTTTCTTTACGGTCTTTTTCTTCCTGAGTTGTAGGTGCCTGCATTTTTAATCTAAATTCATTAATATAATTTGTTAACCCTTTATCAAATAACATTAAATTAATTGCATCAGTTAAAGCCTGGATCATTGCATTCTGGACTCTCTTAACAGTCTTAGCATATCTACTAGAAGTAAGAGATAATGCTGTACCGCCATTAAATCCTGTAGCATCATCTGTATCACCTAAGTATTGTTTTGGAATTCCTAATGCTCCATATAATTTATTTTTGAAATAATCTAAATCTACTAGATCTCCGACATTAACATCGCCACCAATTTGCCCTGTAGTAATAGCACCCTTACCATCATGGGTTGGAATATAAATAACATTTTCTATCGGACCTGGGTTGGTATAATCATTATATGAGTTATTAACATTAATAGCTGATTTCTGTTCAATCATCTGTTTAATTCTCTGTAATAACTTCTGGACATCATTCTTTTCCATATCACCAACTTCAACAGAAACAGTTCTAATAATTGATGACTTGGTAATTCTATTTAATAATACTGAATTTTCTAATAAAGATAATTCTCTTCAGATCTTAAAAATATTATACAAGATCGACTGGCCACGCTTAACTGAATAGCTAATACCGTCTCCTTCACTTGAGTCAGAATTAAAAATAGTTACTTCTTCGGATGTACGGCTAGAATTATCTTCTAAACAAGCATGAACTAAATCTGTGGCCGGATATAAATCTACGTCTCCTCTATTGAAGTTATACTTAAATAAATTAGTATATTGAGTAGTTATATCATCTGAGTTAGGAGATCTAGTCTGTATATGAGATCTAATATAACCAACAGTTTTACCGAATCTTTGTAAATCAAATACCTCGGCTGGATTTTTAACGATTTCCATATATTCAGCGAAGTGATCATTTTGCTTATAGGCTTTTAAGATTACATCTTCATTTAATACTTCTGATTTTTTGAATATATCTGAGTTATATTCTGAGTCTCTATAAAGTCTTAAATATAAATCACCATATTTAATTAATGAATACATCCACCCGAAGATATTTTTATCAACACTCATATAATCTAATAAGTGTTCAATTTCTCCAAGTACTCTTTCATCTTCAGCTTCTGCCCATACGATTTTTCCCTGTTCATTAGGTTCACAAGCATCAGAGGTATAAATATCTAAAGCTACTGAAATTATTGGGTCTTGGGCCATCTCATCAATTAAGTTATAGACTTCATCTCTAGATTGAGATATTGAAGTAAATGAGTTAATATCACTAAGATCTAAAGTATTATTGTCAGCTGCATCAATAATATTTTTATATAAAGTATTTTTAGTATCAATATCATTAATTCTATCTGGTAGTGGTACCGCTACAGCTTTATTTTTATAATCTATATTATTGAAAGTTTCATCATTATTATTAGGCATTTATATAACCTCCATTAAAATAATATTATACCATCAGATGGGAGATAATCAACGGCATCACCCATTCCGAAATCTATTACTGGTCTATTTTTAGAATCATTTAAATTTAATAAACTATTTTGAAATGATTCTGTTGGGCTCATTAAATAATCATTAAAATCTGCTACCATATTTGCGTTTTCGCCATATTCATAGCTATATTCATCAGCATGCTGAGAAGCATTCCATAAAGCACCACACACCGCATCGATGGCGTCCTTACTACCCTTAGTACCACCTTCAGGGTGATTAATATGGCCATCAGATTCTCTTTCTAATCCAAGAACTTCTTCAGTCAAGAAATCACAATCTTTATAAACTATTAATCTTCTATCATAAATCGTTGATTTTAAATAGGCGTAAGGTAAACATTGTTTACTTGTAGGATCTAATCTATCAACTGAAACGATAATAGAATTAAACCCGTCAGCATTTAACTGCTGTTGGATCTGGGCACTTTGGAATGAGTCTGAGCTTATTCCTCTAACTCTGAAACCTTGTTGCTTTAACCACCTAATAAAAGTTCTATTTTTGTCAAAAGATATTTCATATCCCTTAGGAGCCTTTACTGATACATTAAAAGCTACTTGATAGAACATTTCTTTTGAACTAGATTCTCCTTCTACCTTTGGACTTTTTCCTACCACATATACACCGGCAATACCAGTTTTATCTCCTGACATAGACATGTCAAGGTGAATATATAATGGTTTTGATTTTAAAGTAGAAGGTACTTTAGTTAAATCAAAATAGTCTTGATATTGAGAAACATCATCTTTAGCATTTCCTACCTCAATAATTTCTTTGGTAAATGGATTTTTATAGGAATCAGTTTTTATTTCATTCCATCTAATACCTGAGATATATTTTAAACTAGAGGCAGTAGCAATACCGGCAATATCTGTTAAGGCACCATCTATATTTTCTTTAAAGTTTTCATAATAACCAATAGGTACTTCTAATATATTATACCCCTTAGCCCGGTATTCACTTATTAATTCTTTTGGAGAATTTAACGGAATCAATTCGTTAGCTAAAAACTTATTTCCAATAGCTACGAAGAAATGTTCCTTGCTATCTTTTCTTGAATCTACTACCCATTGAGGTTCATCTACTATTAAAGTATTTGTAGATTCATTTTTCTTTTTTGTTTCTATAAATGATTCCAAAAAAGATTGGTCGCTGTTCTTTGATGAAGCGATAATATTAAGAGTAGGTAAATAAGTACCTCTCATAAATCTTGATTTCATACGGGCATCAATCTGAGAAATTAATTGTAATTGCTTTTTCTTTAATTTCTCTACATCGTTGGTTAATCCCCAGTTTACTTCATCTACGAAGTTTGCATATAGTGCTCTACCAATAACCTGGTTATTACTAGAACCAACTATTAATTCAATATGTTTATCAGGCCTATATTCTAAATTTGAAATACCCGCCATTTCGCCATGATTCATAAATCACTCACTAGATAAAATCATTTGATTCATCTTATCTAAGGCAACACCCTTAGCGTTTTCAATAGTGATATTCATTAAAGAAATGGTTATTTTATCAATAGGTTGCATTCCATAATATAAATATGGATCCTTTAAACAAAGTAATCTATATAGTAAATATAACAAACAAATTACTGCTATGGTAGATTTACCTAAACCAATTGCCCCAGTAAATATAATAGTGTTATATTTTGTAGTAGTATTAGTAGGAAAAATGTCTTTTAATTTTTCTTCCCAATAGGGAAATAAAGTAAATTTACCCTCCTGGTCATATAAGGCATTTCCTAAATATTTTCTATTATGAAGAAAAGTAGTAATATCTACAGGTATTTCATCCCAGTCTTCATACATCAAAGAAGACAAACTAGTTGAATTACCTGTATCTGAATATTCTTTTAATATTTCTAATACAGCTTTTCTTTCTTGCTCTGTTAAATTTTTTAACTCTATGTTAGACATTGTCTACTCACTTCCTTAAATTAATTTTATGGAATTATATAGGTAAACGCCATTTCAAGCGTAGTGTTATATGTCCCGGCATCCATAACACGAATATTTACTTCTCCGCCAGTAGTGATCCATCCAATCAAAGATGAAGTACCATATGTATCGCATCCTCTAGCTGAGGCTTTTGGCCGATATGCGGTATTTGATATGGTTCCAACAAATATTATTGTTCCATCAGTTTGTGAACCACTAGGTCCTGTTAAAACAACATTTAGCTGTGCTACTTTACCAGCTATATTAATGGTACTAGACTTTAAAGTACACCCACTAGATCTAGTTACAACACCAGTGGCCGTTGTCACACTATTTACTATTATGCCATTCGAATACAAATATCCACTTTGCATATAACATTTATTCTCAGCACTAATATATGGCGCCTGATTTGTAGAAGCGTAATCTGTAACCCCAACCAAATATCTTTTATCATTTGTACCACTAGCTATCTTAATATTTGTAGCATTAGTAGCTGTACCACTTAAAGTACCATAAAAAGTAGTATTATTATTGGTATCAACTGATAAAACATTCTTACCACTAGTATCAGTACCATGTGCTGTTAACCAAATACCCCTGGCACCATTTGTGGCTGCAGCCGAATATAAATAAATTCTCCCTGCACCAGATTGTACACCAAGGTCTCTCTCTGCCGCCGTGTTTCCGTCAGTACCTGCCCAGATACTGCCTGCAGTAGCTGAAATTGCACCTGTAGAAGTAATAGTTCCTGAAACTGCTAAATTACCATTATTAACATTTAACCCACCTGAACCTGCTACTACTACACCACCGGTACTATCCTGTAAATACAAAGTGGAAGGCGTAGTACCATTTGATTTAGATAATATTTCATTATTATCTATTTCTATATGTTGTGCGGTAGATGTACCTATAATTAGTGGTGGACTACCCAAAGAACCACCAGCAGCATCGTTATTACTAGTTAGGTGTAAACTTCCAGGTATAGTAGTATTGCCATTACCATCTAATAAAGTTAAAGTTCTAGCTATAGTTACAAAACCAGCTGAACTTCCGCCTCCGCTATATTGTCTAACATAAATAGGTTCGTTACCGTCATCATCAGTAGCTATTTCTAATGAACCAGCATTAGAACTACCTAAACCAACGATTCTTCAGCCATCATTATCTCCTACTGAGCCATAAATTCCCAAAGGAGTAGAACCAGTAGTAGTTGTGTTATTAGTATTAGCAAAAAACAGATTACCGGACATGGTATCCCCAGCCTTCAAAACATTTAAAGATGAAGAACCTGTAACATTTCCAGTTACATTACCAGTAACATTTCCCTGGAGGTTAGCCACAATACTACCGTTTTCCAAGAATTTTATTTCAGTATGAGCATTGGTATTATTAGTGTAATCAGTATCTTTTACATATGAAAATACTAAATCATCAGTATAACTTGAATTATCATAGGCCCCAATTTCCCAGGAGCCATTATTAGTTTTTGTTGAAGTTGTAGGGCTATATCCAACTATAGATGTGGTCTTTACTAAAGCACCATCTCTACCTTTATGCCAAGACATACTACGGCCTACTCTTTGTACCCCAATATTGGCGTTACTAAATGATAAGCTGCCGGTCATGGTATCTCCAGCTTCTTTGACATACGTCGTAGAAATGGTATTGCCATCACCATCTTGAGTAGCCTTAGTAGCTGTAGCAGCATTTCCTGAATATGATTTACCATCTTCTGAAATATATCCCCCACCAGAGGTACCAAAGTAAGTAACTCCTCCATTTCGATTAAGAAATAAATCACCTAGATTTCCATTACCATCAGAGCCGCTAATCCCTCTAACAATCAGTGGATTACTGGCCGCAGTGCCTTCTATAATTAAAGGACCAGTCATAATATCTCCGGCCTTTTTTACATAAGTATCTACAATAACATTATTGCCGCTATCCTTATGTGCCAGTGGGTATAACTTGGTTTTATCTGTATCTAATAAAATTATATCTTTATTAATTGCCATCTATTAACCTCATTATATTATACACGTTTTAAATCTTCTCATCGGTAATAGCCTATTATATAATTACTGTTAATTGGTCTAACCGGATATGGGAATTTAGCTCCATTTATTTTGTTACCGACTATACCAATTACACCCATATTATTAACTCTGCTTTTTATACTAAAATCTCCATTAGGATCTTTACTACCTAACCATACAATTTCAACTTTATCGTTGGGATCAAATTCAACTTCGACGGTTAATCCTGAAATATTTTCAACAGCCTTATTGTAAGCTTCTATTTGTTCAGGTGTAGGTTCGATAATACCACCGAATTCCGTAACAGTTCTATATCCATTACTACTAGCTAATTCACATACAGGTGAATAACAGAATCCTACTAAGACATGATCGTAGTATCTAGTATAGCCATTACTTTTTTTCAATTTATATAACTGAACCAGCCAATGTATACCACTATTAGCAGCAGAAGATTCTGAAATAATTATATCGCCATTATCTTCTACCTTTTCTACAAAAGCTACATGTCCAGGGTTACCAGAAGTACTATAATGAGCTCCTCAAACAATTAAAGCTCCTACCTTTGGCTCAGACCCCTTAGACCATCCAGTAGCCGTTGGCCAATATTTATAAAAATTGACGGCATTACAAGCTGGTGGTGTAGGGCCATTACCTGTTACATTATCATAAACTCTACCAGTAATTGGAGAACCATTCTTTAAAAAATAACCCTGCTTACTAGCATCATATTTTATATATCCATTCTTTAAAGCTCTATTTCAAACTTCTAATACTCTAGCGTTGGCCCACCCTACACAATTAGCTAAGACAGTATAATTATCAAATTTAGAGGCATTATTATAACCTTGTTTAGAATACCAACTTCTATCTCAGTTATCAGAATACATATTCATAGCTGTACTATAGCCACCACTTGGGAAAGCGTTATTTTTATAATGATAACCACGTTTATAATAAAAATTATTATAGTTAGATATTTTAGTTACATAAAGATTATCATCATCATTTTTTATATCTAAAATAGGCTCAGAAATACTTGGATCATAAAGAAAAGAAAAGGTTCCTCCAGATTCAGCCACATTCATACTAGCATTTTGGTTAGTAGTAAATATTTGACTATTTACTTGATTAGTAGATGAATTAGTCGTTGGGATTAATCCCTTTGTATCTATTTTATCAACAGCCATATCTTTCCTCCTAACCTATATATATTTAATTTAGCTAATAAAAATAGAAGCTGACTTCTATTTTTTAATTGTTCCATATTTATTTTTTAAATCACTATCAATTAATTTATAAGTATTAGCTACCATTCTTTTTAAGTTATAAGAATTATTCCACCAAGTACTTTTATCACCACTAGTTTTACTAGTAATATTTATTTCTTTAGAATCGATATAATTAGGGCATAAAGCTTTACATATCTGAGATAAATACAAGTCTTCGAAGATTTCTCCATTCTCTGCAGTTAACTCTGGGTATTCAACTTTTTTAAAAAGTGATTTTGAAATGGTAAATAAATATAATTGCCCAAAATCTCAATTGAAACAAATAAATTTATCTGGGTTATTCTCTAAAACTTCTAATAGATTATTATTAGTATTTCCAAGTATTTGATTGTCGTCATCCATCATTATTAGATAATCATACTCAGAATTAATAAATATTTCTCTTAACTTTTTTCTAGCACCAGTGATTCCCAGTTTATCTTTATAAGAATATAAAATTATTCTATTTTTATTAGACTTAGGGATGTACCCTTTATAATTTTGAGCTACAATAATAACATCAACTCATGGGAAATAAGTAGAACAATCTCTTAATAAATTATTTAAATCTGATTCCCGTATCTCTTTTAAATCATCAGGGAAATAACTTATTATTCCAATACACTTTCTTAACATCTTAAAGATTCCTCACTAGTTCACGAGTTCTATCACCCATATTTCTTTTTATGAATTGTTTATGATACCAAGTAGATAATGGGTCACTTGAAGAATTCGAACTTTCATTTATTCCATATCTTTTAAAAATAAATTTTTTATCTGGATATTTTTTATTCAGAGACATTATTAAATACATATCTTCAAAAAATTCACCTTTTCCGGCTTCTAAATCAGGAAAATCAACTAATTGATAAACCGTCCTTGATATAGCAAATAATTTTAATAACATTGATTTAAAAACTCCATACATATCTGGGTGTTCATAAATTTGATCTAAATATCCCTGAGCACCTTCAGGGGTACCAGTTAATTCACTATCGTCGTCTAACATTATTAGATAGTCATATTCAGAAGACAAAAATTTTTTCCTTAATTCTTTTCTAGCCTTAGTAATACCTAATGGGTTTTTATAGTTATATATAATTAACTTTGAATCATTTAATTTATTTAATTTAACTTCATTTCAATTTTGAGAAATGATAATTATTGGTAATTTAAAAAGCCTATCACAGCTTGAAATTAAATTATTTAACTTTGATAAACGTTTTAATTTGATGTCTTGGTTATCTGGTAAATAACTAATAATTCCAATACAAATCTTCACTTTTACCCCCAAAAATTTAAAATCCAATTAATAATCTTATAAAATACATCTAAGAAAGAATTTCTTTTTGGGACTTCTAATTCTTCAAAAGATGAAGATGGCACAAATGAATAACTTTCTCTTATTTTATAATCATAAGGGAGAATAAAATATCCGGACTTTCCTCAAGTTATACCCCATGAATTTTGACATAGCCATCCATCCTTATTTCACCCATATATAATAATAGCATGGTAACCTTCAGATATACCATTTTTTATTAGCTTACCTTTAAAATCACAGCCATTATAATCAAATCATTCTATAGCAGCTAATACCGGTCCGTAATTAAAAATAGAATATTTAATATCTTTATCACTTAATAATTTTACATAATTATCTATTTTATATTTAGAGGCGTTTTCCATAGCCTCAGGATTATCAAAACACTCTTCTGCTAAATCATAAACTTTTTCTACTTCAGTATTACCTGGACAATATTTTAATTCAGGGTCACCATATTTAGAAATAATCTTACAAGCTTCCCTTAGACTAACTCCAGGACCTTCTGACCCGAATAATTTATAATGTATTCCATAAATAAAATTAGTAGATAATCTATTATTAGGAGAATAATGATATTCTAATATTGAGCTAGCAGCATGAGCTACACAAGATCCAACTGACCTCTGATCTTTAACTCTACTTCTTTTTTCACATTCAAAAGATTCAGGCAACTCTACTGAAGAAACTGATGACCTAGCTAATTTATAATCTCTAACATCAGTAGGACTACAAATACATCCAAGACCATGATCTAACATAAGAACACCTCTCATTCAAAATAAGGTCTTACCTTATATAATAAATTTAGCAGTAGGGTAAGACCTTAGAAAATATTATAAAATTAAATTGAGCTCTTAGCTTTTAATTTAGCTATAGGTTCCTTAAAAGTAGAATTTAATGCTGAGAATGTACCAATTCCAGCAAAGCCACTAGCTAAGCCATTTAAGAACACAGTATAATCAAACTGCCACTGGTTATACCAAGTATTAAATAATACACCTAAAACAATAGCTACCAATGGTACGAATCTATCTCTTAAATCTTCATCCTTGAAAGCTATCTTTTTAATAACTTCAGTACAAATCATTACACCAATAGCTATCGGTAAAATAATAAATTCATCCATGTTCATTTTAGTCAACCTTCCTTAAATTATTAACATTCATGGCACACCATACTACCATTTTATTACCACGCTTAGCAGATAATACAGCTCTATCACCCTGTAACTCTGTAATATAATAGTATTCATCCCAACGGACAGCATATCTACCATTATATTGTTTATTTGTGATAGGCTCTACCTTATCTCCAACTTTTAATACATCTTCTTCGTATGGTTTAATAGAGTCTTCATCCATCCAACCTAAATCACCTGTGGTATTATATGGATGTGGAGCACCTTCAGCCAAACGAGTAATTGTAGTAACCTTATCCTTAATATAACCAGCTGGTTCTTCACTATAACTAGCTCTATATAAGTCTCCTGTAATGATAACTCTATCCCCAACTTTATATTTATAAGTTGGAGCTGGCTCTGGTTCAGGGGTTGGCTCAGGAGTTGGTTCTGGATCTGGTGTAGGAGTAGGAGCTACATATTTAGTTAATGAACTTTCATCACACCAACCTAAATCACCTGTGGTATTATAAGGGTGGGCTGATCCAGGATTCTTTCTAGTAACCTTAGTAATTACATCATCAGCATATCCAGCTTCTACTGTAGCATTAGAGCTCTTATATAAAGGTCCATCAACAACTACATCATCACCAATTTCGAACTTATCACTTGGTGTTGGCTGTGGAGCCGGATCTGGAATAATAAATGGGCAATAGATAAATCCCTGACAAACATAACTTCTAAAATTAAATGGTGTCGTTAATTCTCTTTCATAATAAATAGTTGATTTGTAAGCACTATTTAAGGTATTAATAGTATATGTTCCATTTGAATTCTCTCTAACCTTAGTAACAATTGCTACATGACCATAACCATCAGAGCCACCCTTCCAACAAATGATAGCTCCTACCTTCGGTACAGTCTCGCTTCTTTCATAACCATCTGGGTAACCAAAGAAAGAATTAGCATTATATGGAGATAATTTTAATTCCTTTGGCGTTGTGCATTCACCCATACAATGCCAATAACCATATACCATTGGTACACAGTTAGGTATAGTAAGGCCTGTTCTTGAATCTTCAGCATAATAAGGAGATAATCCATTAAATCCACCATAGGCTGAAATCCAATGTTTATTAGATTTTATAAAATCTAATGAATAAATAGGAAAGTCTTTTTCATAAATCTGAACTGTCATTTAACACGTTCCTTTCTTTATATATTAATTAAAATTAATAGTATTTATTTCATATAGTTAAATTAAATTTTTATCCTCGTATACCATCAATTTTATAAACATAGTAATTACCAGCACTATCGTTATCTTTTGAAGTATAAGATCCGCTTAATGATGAATAACCACAATGATAATGATAGAAGGTTTTCTTATCTGTTGATACAAGGCTCTGTGATATTAAGTATTCCAAAGTACCATCTGCCGTAAACTCAGAAACAACTGTTCCATTACCATATCTATAACCGTCTATCTGCACAATATTATTAATCGTTGTTAAATCTATCTCATATATAGCAATTACAGCAAATAACTTGGCATATACTCTCAAGTGGTCATAATTACTTACGTCAAGTGATAGGGTATTACCACCTTTAAGAATACCTGTCCATAAGGTAGATTCCTTTAAAGAAACTAATGTTTCCCCATTACTACTAGTAGTGACTTCAATACCATTTCCTGCAACAATATTTGTATCATCAGTTATTAAGTAAAATTCTTCTGAACTTGGAGAAGATATTGAATTATATTGTGCCTTAGTTAATACATTAACTATAGGAGATTTTATTTTTGTATCTGTTGTTGGCATTAAATATTTCCTCCTTTTATGATATTATACACTAACAAACCTTGAAGAGTAGTTTACTCAATTTGTTGACACTATATAGGAATTATATAATGATGCAGGTACATAGATTGAACCATATACCCCGCCGGTTGATGTGGTATATCCAGAGATTGGTGTAGAAGAAAAAGCATTAGCATTACCCAATGAGCACAAACTGCTGCCTAGTAAGTATAATGAAAGTAGATGGTAACAATTTCTAAATGCAGCACTACCAATCCTTGTACAACTTGGGAAACTTACTGAGGATAATAAGTAACAATAGGCAAAGGCATAGTTAGTAATGTATGTACAGGCTGGGAAACTTACGGTAGATAATAAGTAACAGCCTGAAAATGCGTAGTTACCAATCCTTGTACAACTTGGAAAATTAGCTGTAGTTAAGGATGAACAGCCTCGAAAGGCTGAAACGCCAACGTTTATACAAACAGGAAAATCAACTGAGGTCAAGGATCGACAGCTATAAAATACGGCATAATTACCCATGCTTGTACAGGCTGGGAAACTTACGGTAGATAATAAGTAACAGCCTGAAAATGCGTAGTTACCAATGGTTGTACAACTTGGAAAATTAGCTGTAGTTAATGATGAACATTGATAAAATGTATAACTACCAATACTTGTACAAGCAGTGAGATCTACCGCTGTAATCCCCGTTGAATAAAACGTCGCAGGAGCTAGATAGGTTAAGTTATCATTACTATAACTGGTAATTTGTGAAGGTGTATTTAATCTTGTTTTTAAAAGATCTTCGGCCCCGGTTATATTTACTGTTTGATAATTTGTAACATCATAAAGAGAATTACTATTTACAGATAAAGTTCCTGAAACAGATATACCTGTATTTATATTAATTGCTGGTATATAATTTGAACTAATATTTATTCCCATAATATTATACTCCTACAAATCTTGATGAGAAATTAACCCAGTTAGTAGCTGATTGATAAGAGGCCAGTAAACTAGCCGGCACGTAGATTGATCCATGTACTCCACCTGTTGATGTGGTGTAGTTACTTATTGGAGTTGAGATAAACGCATTTGTAGAGGCTAAATAACATAAACTACTACCCATTAAATATAACGATAACAAGTTAAAACACCCTTCAAACGCATCAAGATCAATATAGGTACAACTCGGGAAACTGATCATTGATAGTTGACTACAAAAACCAAAAGTGTACTGACCAATAGATGTACAAACTGGTAGATATACATCAGATAGAGAGTGACAACTGGTGAAGACATAAGTACCAATAGTAGTACAATTTGGAAAACTTACCCTGATTAAAGATGTATCATTATTAAAGGCTAGATCAGATATTTTTATACAAGAAGGAAAATTGGCTTCAGCAAGAGAGATACACCCATAAAATCCGTAGCTACCTATTACACTACACAAAGGAAAGCTAATTGAAGATAAGGATGAACACGTGGCAAAAGCAGAATTACCAATAGTTGTACAAGCTGGGAAATTGGCTGTAGTTAAGGAAGAACAATATGTAAATGCAGAAGTACCAATAGTTGTACAAGCTTGGAAACTTACTGAGGTTAACCCGGTACAATATGTAAATGCACCGGTTCCAATAGTTGTACAATTAGGGAAATTAATTTCTTTTAGATTACTTCTACCATAAAAAGCATAAACAGGTAAACTAGTAACATTACTGTTGCTATAACTAACTAAAGTATCAGTAGCATATTGAGCAAAATAATCTACAGGTTTTGGAATATTAGTAACCTTAGCAAATGCATAATTTGTTACATCAAAAGTACTTGATACATCTGCATCAATATTTACTAATCCTTTAGGGTATGCTTTCCCTTCTTCATATAAAGTTATTCCTGGTATTCTTGTTGATCCTAATCTTAATCCCATAAGATTAACTCCATTTTCTTAAAGTAATGCTCCCACTAACACTATCAGCCAAAGTCTTAGCTGATACTAATTTATTTTCTGTGTTTGTTCCAGCCTCAATTTCTGCCTGTGTGAGTGCTCTGGTAGTGTCTAATGAAAGGGTGCCTGAAGTACTAATTGTACCACCACTTAAACCAGTACCTGCAGTTACACCTGTTACGGTACCAGTATTTGTAGTATACCCACTTACATTATCCTTCAAACTGTACCCATTAATTTTACTTATAGTATTCGGCATAATTATCCCACCACTCTCTCACTTTCCTATAGAAATCTTCCAATGTTTGTTCCATTGGAAAATCTTCTGTTCTATTAATTAAAATATAATTTAAAATTTGTTCCTCTGTTAAATTATATTTATCCATCTTTATTCGGTTACCTCATTTCAGCCATAGACACCGGGCTCTCAAACGTTATTATCTGCAGTTGAAACCCAATGCTTTTCATTATGAGAAACTTTGTCCCCAGACATATAAGCATCCTGTGCTCCAGTCGGTTGGATCCACTCAGGCCACTCATCAATACTAACTCTTGCCCATAAAGCTGGAGTTACATCAGGCATCCAGTCACTTTGTGAGGTATGAGCCTGAACACACTTATATAATAAGTCTTCATATTTAACCCTATCTCCCACAGCATAATCTGTACCTGCTACCCAATTTTTAAATAACGCAGTATAATCTAAAGCTTCCGCATCAGGTAATGTTTCTGCTAACTGTTCTATTTTTGTTCTTAAATATCTAGCTTTTTCAATAATTGTACTCATATTATTCCTCTCCTAAAAATATCTTTGCAGCCTGGATATATTCATCATCTAAAGATGGTTCATCTTCAGTTGAAATAAATCTCTTAAAATCATAATCCCAGACTGATAACCAGTCTTCTTCTGTACTAGGGATAGTAAAATCTAATAAACTATTATGCTTCTGACATTCTTCAAGAGTCTTATCTGCAACAGTATCCATTTTTTCTTGTAATAAATTTTCAATGTGGTCTACAAGATCAGAACCGTCATAATCAAATTCAACGAAACTAACTAATTGTACATCTTCTTCAATTGGCTTAACGTTTTCATCAGGAGAAGGAAAAACAGAAGCTTTAAAGAATAATGATCTAATTACTGGTTGATATTCAATGGTTGTTAATCTTAAATAAGCTCTTGGGATTACTACTCCAACGTTAGATTTAAAATTTTTAATTTCGATTGCCATCTTTATTCATCTCCTAACATTATTCTGCCGGCCTCAGCGTATTCTCTTTCTTCTGGGCTTTCAGATTCACCGTCTTCTTCAGTAGGAATCTTTTCGTCAGTTTCAACATATTCATAATTGAATTCAGCTAAGTCCCAAGCATCTGGGTAGACACCACCAGTTGTTGTGTTTCTAATCATATATCCAGCATCTGAATAATGATGTACTAAATCTCTTTCATATTCTACTACAATTGGCATATTTTTAATACTCCTTCACTACATGTTCAATCCAGTTATCAAAAGTAATTGTTTCCATAAGTAAACCTTCTTGGAACATTCTATTCTTTACACTCATAACAATCTGGGCTTTTACTTGTTTATCTATTGTTTCAAAATATTCTTTAAAAGTCACATAATATTCTTTGAATCTTCTTTCTGTTGCTTTTCTATATCCTAAATTTTCCTGATTAATCCACTCATCTTTATTCATAGTGAAGTAAGCATCATAAATCATAAATGTTACATAGAATTGAGCATCAGAAATTCTTCCTCTCTTAATAAATTCTTGTACTAATGCAGTATTTGAATCAAGCATATTATTATATGTTTTTAAAATATATTTTGGATCATGTCTACAAACACTGTCATCTCTCCATTTCCATAAATAGAAAGGTAATGGAGAATATTTAGCATTAGTTGTCATCTTTTGTGCAAGACAATTGAAATAGCTATCTTCATGAATAGTTAACTTAGGATTAAATCTGATTTTATTATCTAATAAGTATTTTCTTCTATATACTTTACCATGAACAAATGTACTGTCCATCTCTCTAGTAATGTATACAACTTCTTCCTTGTTTTCTGGGTTTCTTGTTTCCTCTAAAAATGCTGATACCAAAGCATCAAATCCACCAGGCATATTCATTTCCCTAAAAATAACATATAAACCACAGGCATGATAGAACATATCATCTGCATCACAAAACATTACATAATCTGCTGTTGCATAATCTAAACAAGCATTTCTTGTTGCTGATACACCCTGATGTTCTGCTAAGTAATAATCTATCTTATAAGGATAGGAATTTAAAAATTCATTAGATAAATAAACATCACTACCATCATTAACAATGATTACCCCAACATCTTTTAAATCTACACTTTGTTGAATCATAATACTGTCTAATAATGGTTTTACTACTTCATCTGTTTCTTTGTATTGTGGAATTAAAATTTGTAATTTCATTCTTGTGTTCTCCTCTTAAAATATACTATACAATATTTTATACTCCTACAAACCTGGATGAATAAGCTACCCAATTTGTTGAAGTTATATAAGAAGAATAAAGAGAAGCAGGTACATAAATACTTCCATATACTCCCCCAGTTGAAGTAGTGTAGTTGCTTATTGGGGTTGAGTTAAATGCATTTGTTCCAGCTAATGAACATAGACTACTTCCCATTAAATATAAAGAAAGTAGGTTGTAACAATTTCTAAATGCAAAACTACCAATATATGTACAAACCGGAAAATTGGCTGAAGTTAATTTAGAACAATATTGAAAGGCAGAACTACCAATGCCAGTACAGACTGGAAAACTTACTGTAGTTAATGCAGTACAACTTGCAAATGCATAATTACTAATAGTTTGACAATTAGGAAGACTTAATTGTAAATATACTACTACTTGAAAAGGCATCAACTCCAATAGTTATACAAGAAGGAAAATTAAAATCAACTACTCCATAGCCGCCCACATTATAACCAATATTACGAAAGCCTAAAGTATTAATTTCAGAAACATTTGTAAATGTCCAAGAGCCATTTTTAAACTGACGATTTAAGAATGTAGCTGATGCAATAGTAGAGAATGAATCACACCACTCCTGTGTTACTGAACAAGTCCATCCAGTAGATGGAACAGACATAGTATTAGATAAATTTATACAATCATATTGTCCTTTAAAAATGCCTAAATTTGCTCTATCAATATCAGTCATAACATCTATAGCATTAATAGCAGTAGGAAAAGCATCTGCAACTATAGGTGAATTACTTCCAGTTTTACTTCTTATGGTTGACGCAATATCAGTAAAAAGATCTGTTACTGTACTATGTGATAATGCCATATTTTAGTACTCCTCTCCTAAAATTGTATTTGCATAATTAGGTGCTAAAACAGTAGAAATATTCATTTCATAATCTGTTCCTGAAATTAAACTATATGTTATTGTCATTACATCAACATCTGCCATTGTTGCTATTTTATTTGTTGATGCATTATAAGCAGTATTTGTTACTAGATTAGCGACACCACTACTTAATACAGATGTACCATTTACCTGAACATCTGTAACTCCACCTACTGGTGTTTGCCAAGTACCATTATTGGCTAAGAATTGTGTTGTACTTGTACCAAAGGTAATAGAAGAATTAGTTAATTTACTTGCACTTTCATCATTAATAACTAATCTATCTCCACTAGCAATAGCAGCATTAGTAGTAATATCACCAGCATTAGTAATATTACCATGGGTATGACTTGTAGGAGTCATACTTGTTATTGCACTACCTACTCCTGTAATATGTCCTGTTGCATTTACTGTAAATGGGTAAAGAGCTTGTGTTGTTTGAGCAGTTACTCCTGAATCATCATGATAAATATAATTATCAGTAACGGTAATTGGAGAATGCCCCAGGTATTTAAGGTCAGTCCCATAGTAAGTCCATTCACCTGTTGAGCTGGAACTTGTTCTTGTCCAATGTCTTCCCTCAACAGAATAATAGCCATCTAAGGCCACACTTCGAGTAAAGGCTAAAGAATGTAATCCATAAGATTCAGAGCCATAATCTACTAATCTATAAACTGCATTATTCCAATCTTCAGAATCTAAAAGTACAAGAAAAATTGGCCTATTATTAGTTATGGCCTCAGTAACTTCTGATATATTTACTGTTGGTCCATCCTCATCATTATAATTCCAGGTGATTATATAAGGAGTTGCACTTGTAACTGCATTAGTAATTGCAGCCTGAGTCATTGTATTATTAGTAGAAGTACCAGTAGAAGTTAATAATCCAGACTTAGTTACAAAATCACTTCTACCGCTATCTAATAAATTATATACATCACCATTTGGTACTGTTATTTTATTTATATTATGTGTTGCCATCTATATCACCTCTATATAGCTCCTTACCTTTATGACCCAGTGCTACCGGTAAAGGTCTGTGCAGCAGCTGTTGCACTAGTGATTCCTGTTAATACTGTAATCGTAGTTGATGATGTACCCGGTAATGTAACCGAAGTAGGTGTATTAGCAGTGAAACTATCACTGCCTTGAGTAAAACTACCAGCAGACCAACCAATGTTTAAATTACTGTTTGCATCATCTGCTGTAAAAGTTAAAGATGGTGCGGTAAAACTATCACTACCCTGAGTGAATCTTGCAGCACTTCCGCTTGTTACACTTCCCCTAGAAGTAACTCTATAAGTTGTATTAGTAGTAGGAACGATTGTAACTGTTGATGATGAGTTAACCCCACCGGTTATATACCCATCAGGATTATTACTATCATAAGGGGTATACCCCAAAGCAGAAGTAATAGTAGTCCCCGTAATATTATGAACATGGTCTGACCTTGACCAAGTTGTTGCACTACCACCTGATGAAGTTGTGCCAACTGCAGTTGCAGTAGTACCAGCAGAAGGGACCGTTGGAATAGTTACAGCACTGCCATATTCTGAAATGTGTCCCTGGGCATCTATTTTAATTGGGTAGACAGCCTGAGTAGTCTGTGGGGTTACTTCATTAGTGTGTCCAACTGTAATAGAACCAGCAGAAGTAATTGGACCGCCAGAAACAGTTAAACCACCACCATCTGTAATGTCTACACTTGTAACAGTTCCACCACCAAGACCACTCAAGACATCAGATAAAGTTTTTGCAGAAACTAATTTATTGTCTGTGTTAGTTCCTGTAATAATATCTGCAGCTGTTAAAGCCCTTGTTGTGTCTAATGATAATGAACCTGAAGTAGTAACAGGACCACCAGTTAAACCAGTGCCTGCACTAACAGAAGTTACAGTACCAGTGTTTGTAGTATATCCACTAATGTTATCTTTAATTTGATATTCTACACCATTAAGATCTATTTTTTCAATAATATTAGTATCTGGCATTTCTAACTTCCTTTCTTAATATCTATATATAAATTTAGCCTATAATCATACAAATCAATCTATTTCTATTGATTTTTCTCTAATATTGTTTCTAATTTACTAACACTACTCTTTAAATTTTTAAATTCAGTAATGATATTATTTAATTTAGAATTTAATACTTTATTCTTTTCAAGTTCTTCTTCATATAATTTTTTATAATCAGTTACAGATAAATCTTCCCCTGCCATTACTGCTACCCAAAATTCATTTTCATCAATAACAGCAATTAATGCCCAGTTATAGTTGTCTGCTGTTTGAGATTTGAGAACATTATAGATACCTTTTTTACAAAGTTCATCATATTCTTCTCCTTGTAAAGAAGGTTGTCTTCTAAGTCTACGAGTATCTGATTTGATTTCAACTTGATGTACTGTTGTATCTCTTTTTATTGGTTCAGGATATTTAATTTCCTTTTTAGGAAGATATTCACCATCCATCATAGCAACCCAAAAATTATTACCTTCTATTGTACCAATTAACCCCCAAGTATAATTGTCTGCAACTTTAATATCATAGACATTGTAAATACCTTTTTTACAATATTCAGAGTAAGTTTCTGAATTTAGTGATGGTTTTGTTCTTAAATTTCTTGTATCTGATTTAATATTAACCTGATTAACTTTTTCATTACGTTCAACAGGTGTTGGAAATGTTATCATCTTTAACTCCTTTGTCCATGCAGTAGAAATAAAATTATAATTAAACTCTTTACTCCAATATAAATAAGGTTTTGGATCAATACTGTTGGCTAACATAGTGTCCCAAGTATATGGAGTTTTTTGAGAAACTTCTTTAGTAAGATAGATATGTAAATGTGCCCCATGGCTATTTCCTGTATTTCCACGAGTTGCATTACCCATTTGTTTCCCAAGAGTAACTTTATCTCCAACTTTTACTGTTGGAAAGGCATCAAGATGAATATAACCTGTCCACCTTTTTGTATTAGTATCATCATAGTAATGTTCAACAACAATATAGTTACCAACTTCAGAACCATATCCTCTTTGAACAACTACACCATCCTGCCACCGTAAAACGGGACAGTTAATCCACTTCCGCTCACTCCAACCAATGTCAAGTCCTTTATGAGTAGGCCAAGTGAATACTTTAGTTATACCTGCAGCATCAGTCAGAGGTATAACTCCAATGTTCTTTCCATAAAACATTGTATTCTCCTTTATTAATTTTCTTTCACATAATTAGCAGTTGTACTAAATACTGTGTCCCAATCAGTAGATGGTTGTTCCACCCATTGACCACTAATTTTTTTATATACTTTTGAATAAGCCACCCAAGAACCATTAGTTTTTATATAAATATTAATAGAACTTGTGCCAGCTTGAATTACAATAGTATGTGCTGCACTAATATTAGATAATCTGTAAGTATAACTTACTACAGGATTACCTTGTTTATCTTCACCCTCTAATTTTTCTAAGCTACTAGTAACACTAGTACCATTATCTGTTGCAGTTACAACAGAAGAAATATCATTTGGAACAATATTTAATTTATAATTATCTCCAGGTAAAAATACCTGTTGACCATCTGGGAATAATCTACACCCAGATCCTGAAGAAGTAATGAAATAATATTGTACATCACCAAAAACAAATATTAAACTGTGTTTTTGACCAATATTAGTTAAAGTATAAGTATAATCACTACTACCTGAAGTAGGTTCAATACTTAAAACTTTCCATTGTAAATTATCATTTCCACTAGCACCACTATCATCTTTACCATATTTAATATCAATATAATGATTACCTGCTGGTACAGTATAAGTGATGGTTTGTGGAGATGCACTGTTAGAACACATAGCTAATTGATAATTACTTGTACTGTCACTAGGTGAACTACTACTACTGCTTGCAGTGAGTCCATCTGTTGCCACAGTCGTATCTAACTTGCCAAACAAACCATAGTCATAATTAGCTTCTGCATAATTTATATATTCAATGGTTACTAAACATTCTGTAGTAACAGTTAGATTTAATCTTGCTACAGAAGCCGACTTATTAACACCTGTATTTGTAGATACATAATAACCGGTTGATTCATTTAATTCAAAACCATAAGCAGCTCCTGATACCTTTTCAGTAACAGTATAACTTGCACCCGGTCCACCGCCTAATTGGCTTGATATATCTACCCCATTATCCAATGCCAAAGTTAACTTTGGTTCTGTAGGTGAAATGGTTATTGTTTGAGTTGTTCCTGCTTCAATTCTTTCAGTTCCATTAGCAGGAGAAGTAGAAGCATTAATACTAGAAATAGTCAAAGAGTAATAAGTTTTAGTTGGATCTTCCTCTGGTGGGATATATGGAGTTTCGGCCCCAATGGTAACTTCTAAAACTGTATTATTTACAACAGTAAAGGTATATGTATAATGATCTACACCTGTACCTGTTGAGTAAGTTACTTCAAAAGAAATACCTAATACCAAGCCACCATAATATCCAACATAATGCCTTAAAGTAATATTACTTAAATCACTTCTTGTTGGCATATTAGTTGGAGTAAGAGTAATCATACTATTACTTGTTGATGGAAAATCTACTTCTTCACTTATAGCTGTACTTCCTTGATAAAGAACACATTGTGAAACATAAGTAGAACTTATAGTACTACTTTCTCTATGACCATATGCCCTAACTTCAACATTTTCTATGGTGGCATTACTAGGAATATCACTAAAATCAAATGAATATGCAGCATAACCAGTTGAACTTTGTGATGCATACATATTATTTGAACTAGAGTATGGGTCCTCTGCTGTATGACCAACTGCATATTGAGCATAGCTACTACCACTCTGTATACCGCTGGTTGTAACATTATTTGCTGTTAAAGTTACAGTATTTCTTGTACCATGAGCAACCAAGTCACCAGAAACATCTACTCCATCTTGAGTAACTAAAACTTCATCACTTTTATTTGTTGGAGTAATGGTTAAAGTAAACTCTTCATCTTTATAAGTATTTGTTGTTCCTGAAGGAGAAATTGTACCATCACCAGAAACCAATACTGATGTAACAGTTCTTGGATCTGGCATAGTATAGTTTACTTCAATCTCTGCACCATAAATATAGTAATATGCTGCAGTATTTCTTGAACCTCTTCTACAGTTAATTCTAATACCAAAGTTAGAACCATAACTTACTAAGTCTTCCCAAGAGGCGCTACAAGTAAAGGTATAAGTAGTAACCGTAGTACTTAAAGAATCAGCACTACCTACAGAAGTAGATGTACCATTATATAGGTACATATTTTGAGAGTAACCACCACTGTAGTTACCTTTTAATTTAATAGTAAAGGAACTTACATTAGCATTAGCAGGAACATCACTAAAGTTAAATCCTCTTAAATAAATATAATAAGAAGTTGTTGAAGTTCTAGAGTTATAAATTTGAGCATAATTAGTACTATCAGTATCATCATACATATTACTTGCATTTGTTACTTGTAAGTAAGTTGTACTTGTAGAATAATATGTACTAGGAGTTAATCTTATTGTTGGCATTATTTATTACCTCTAGCTTTGTAAATATATATCTCCATCATTACCCAAAGAGCTTGATGGTGTACTTGAACCAGTATAATACTTATTTACAATCAAAGTTCCTTCAACTTCTCTACCATTTACATAAGCTGTTTCACCGTTAAGAATATCTGCAGCAGTAGCTGTAGCATCACTTGTAAATGTACCTGTTACATTAAAAATACTAACCCCAGCTTTAATATTACTGGCTACCAAATCAGCATCACCTGCTATAGTTTGTGTTCCAGTTAAATATGTTCCTGAAGCAATTGTTTGATTTGTTGTCCCTGGAGTATAAGTTTGTGCAGACTTTGTTGTAACATTTGCTGTTAACGCAACGGTTGCTGTACTTGATGTTGCACTAGATATATAGCCAGCACTAACAGTTGGAGTTGTAGAAACTCCTGTTTTAGTTAAAGTTAAAGTATTAGTTCCTGTTGTAACCGTTGCACTAGAACTTGATATACTAGTTGGACCAGTTGCACTACCAGAAGAAACACTTTTGGTAGTTTGTTTCGTATAATAACCTGTAGGGATTGTAACTGTCGCACCATTAACTGTAGTTGTTGGATTTATTGGAATGGAAGCTGTTAATGAAACATTTGAGTTTGTTGCTGTACCTGAACTTATATAACCAGCAGAAACTACAGGCGTTACAGAAACAGATTTTGTTAAAGTTAATGTATTTGTACCTGTTGATACAGAAGCAGTTGTCCCACTTATTGATGATGGAGCTGTAGCTGAGCCAGAAGAAATTGATTTAGTTTCTTGACTTTCATAATAACCTGAAGGTACAGTTACTGTTGCACCTGAAGCAGTAAGATCTGTATCATCTCTTCTGGTAATTCCACTACCAACATATGTAGAACTAATTGCTCCTACTGTTACAGTACCCAATCCTGTATAACCCGAATCATAGGTTACTTCTTGTTCACTTTCAGTCGGACTAACTGATTTATCCTGATTATTTATTGTTGAGCCAGTTGGTACTTGAACATTTACAGATGCATAGTTTGTAACATTTTGTGTACCATTACTAGTTATAGATAAGGTTCCACTAACCAACTCGCTAGCACTAACTGTAACTGAAGTACCAGGATATCTACCAGTACCAATAAAACCTGATGTGGTATCTGCATAAGAACTAACAGTGATGCTATTATTGGTTACATCACCTTTCCTTGCTACAGGAGACACACCACCTGAACTTATCGATTTACTGGCCTGATTTTCATAGTAACCAGAGGGTACAGTTATAGTATCACCACTGACTGTTAAATCAGTGTCATCTCTTCTATCAATACCAGAACCTACATAAGTACTTGAAATTGCATTAACTGTTACAGTGCCTAATCCGGTATAGCCAGAATCATAAGTAACTTGTTGTTGAGACTCCGTTGGACTAACTGTTTTATTTTGGTTATTTATAGTAGAACCTGAAGAAACATCTACATCAACATCTGCATATTCAGTAACATCATAAGTACCATTTTCAGTTACTTCTAATGTGCCAGTAGGAATTATATATTGAGCTGGTATTGCATTTACTGTAACCAACCCTAAACCTGTATACCCAGAATCGGCAACTATATTTTGTCTAGATTCTGTAGGAGTTACTGTTTTATTTTGATTATTTACAGAAGATGGTACATTAACTGTAACCTTGGTTAAGTATTTACCTGAAGTAGGAGTTACTTCACCATTACTGCTTGTTGTTTTTTCTTCTGTTTGAATTGCAGTAACTGTTACAGTATCTAAGCCATCATACCCACTATCTGCTGATACCTGCTGAGAAGATGTAGTTGGATTTACAGTCTTATTTTGTAAATTAATTACTCCTGAAACATTTAAAGCATCAATTGCTGCAGACATCTCGGATGGTTTATATAAAGTTGATTCACCATTTTTCCTTCTTATAGACGCAGCAATATTAGAATAATTAATTGGATCTGTTATAACAATATGTTCATCTAAAATATCTGGCATTAGTAACTCACCACATCTCCATCTACAATTTCTGTTGTAATAAACAAGGTTCTATTAGTTGCATTGGCTGTAACTAAAGTATTAGCAATTGTAGGTTTATTCTTAATATAATCATCTTGTGTATTGTCTGTTTGAGCCCAATCTGATTGAACATTCTTTTGGGCTCCAGCTTCAATATTAGTTAATTTAGTTTTGTCTGCTGCAGTCATCACGCCAGGGGCACTTGTAGTTGCAGCAGGAATGTTTGCAGCCCCGGCATTTGATACTAGTGTACCATCTGCTGATACACTAGTTATCGTACCTTCATTGGTAGTATAACCACTGATGGTATCTTTTATATTATATGTATTACCATTTGGCAATTTTACTTTTGATACATCTGGCATAAATTTACCTCCATTTCTTTGTATATTTCACCTCTTTAGGTAAGAATTGTTCTAAAGGCATGTTTATACCTCCGTTGGAACACTCAGTGTTATGCTTGCATTTCCGTTTGTTGTTCGGGTAATAGCACCAGGTTGATCAGATTCACCCGCCACATATGAACAGTTGACAGCGTTAGAGAAATTCATCCGGTTTTGGAAAAATATCATTATTTCTGGCGTGTCAGGGTCACTAACCCATACAAACGGAAGCACCATTTGATATTCTGAATTAGCTTCAACGATAATAGGTTCAATTGTTGTATCCTTTACGATTAGGGCACTATTTCTTAGTTGAGGGACAACCATAAACATAATTGGTGATGACGTGTTATTAACTATGGTGATATTGCAGATATCAAAAGGTATACTTACACCTCCGCCACCTGAAATATCTTCAATCTTCCCAGGCATTTCATCTACAGTATAAGTAGTTTGCTCATTTAATTTCTCTCTAATAGCTGTACCAATAGCAGTAAGTTGACTTTGGTTTACTATATATTTTGTATCTTCTGGCATCTTTCTACTATCTCCAATTTATCTTTAGAATTCATTACTTCCGGCATTAACTGCAGCCCCACCACCCCAAGTAACATCTAAGGCTGTGTTATTCTTAAGGACATTGACCTTATCATTTGTACCAACCGTAATTCCAGTTCCTACTGAAGCAGTTGGTAAAGCCGTTACAGCACTAGCACTAGAACCAATTGTAACTCCCGTTACAACAGCATCACCTGTACCTGTTGTTGAAGTAGCTCCTGTTGCTACAGTTATGGCTGTTCCTAAAGTAGTATTAGTAGCTGTTAATGAGTTACCTAAAGTAGGAGCAACACTATTTGCTCCACTAATAATTAATGTCTCAGAATCATCTCCACTACCCATAGTAAATGTCCAAGTTGAGGCTGAGCCAGCACTTGTTACGTTTGGGATAGTTACTGAAGTATTTCCAGTAACGTTTGGGACAGTTGTAGTCACTAAATTTTTATTTGTTTCAGCACTTACAGATTTAACAAATGTATCGGTAGAAGGAGTTCCAAAAGTAACACTTCCACTGGATAAAGCAAATGTAGTAGATTCACCCAATACCATATCGGTTTGCTTATTCATTACTACGTTAGTAACAACGTTGGATAAATCTACCTGAGTATCACCAATTTTTTCCCAAGTCTTACTTCCAACTTCTCCTACTGGGACGTATTCATCGTATACGTCCAGTGGACCTTCAGAAGTAGAAGTTGACGATTTAACTAGGTAGAAAGCACCAGGTTCAGCATTGTTGGCAGCCATAGAACCTGTAGCAGTTCCACCAGAATAATGTACTACTACACCTGCTGGGATTTTGGTTACATCTGGAGTACCGGTTCCATCCCAAGCAACTACAAATTTTACACCAGCAGAAATCATTTCTCTGGCAGTTGAGTCTTTTATGTTATATATACCACCGGACGGTAATTGAACTTTACTAATATCAGGCATAACTTAATCCCTTCCTTAATTCCTTGTAAAAACTAATTTTTCATCAACTATAGTGTCGATTAAATTTAATTTATTATTCCAAAATGCTCTTTCTTGTGGTGTTATAGTAATAAACTCTAAATCACCTAAATAAGCATTTCCTGTTCCAACCTTTATACCTGGAACGTCTATTGTTTTTGTTTGGCCAGCTTCTTCATAAGTAGCCACTGCATAATCATCATAGACGATGATTTCACCTTTCATCGGAATAAAGGTACCCTCAACCAAAGCCCAGTTAGCTTTAGTATCATGTTTTTGTTTTATTCTAACATTTACGGTGTCCACTTATTCACTCTCCTTACATATTTATAACACTTGTACCGCAATCTAATAATAATACTTCTTTAATAGATATGACATTCTGATTTGAAATAGTAATACCATTTCCAGCTGAATAAGTTGTATCTGTTGAAGAAATAGTATATGTTGGAGCTACTAACTCTCTGGCAGTAAACTTTCCGGTACCTGAATTAATATAAAATACATTATTTATTATATCGTATAAACCTACTTCATTATCAGAGATCCTTTGTACTGGTACATAGTCTCCAATTAATACTCCGTCCTTTTTAGCTGTGAATCTATAAATTGAACCACTCATTTGACCAGCTATTCCATTGGAATCGGTGTAAGCTAATAATGGATAGTTAGTAGTAGGTAATAATCCTGAATTACTTCTAGAATCAGAATAAACACTAACCCCTTCAGGTATATAGTTATAATCAGAAGTATTATTTGTGTTATCTATTGAAATGGTAACCTTTGTTTTTGTAGCAGCAGCAATATTAGTAGTACTGCCGTCTCCATTAGAATAAAATAAATTACCATTTTTTAAATCAAAGCAGACTGCTCCACCATTACTTCATCCAGAAGATGTAGCAGTTGTCTGAGAAGCTGAGGTTCTAATTGTAGTTGATAATTCATAATTACTATTAGGATCATATTGTACCCCTGTAATTATATATTGAGTGCCATCACCTTGGATATAAGATATTTCTCTATAAATATTAGGGATTTCAGATGAAGTTGAGTCAGCAGTAATAGTAATATTATCTCCAGCTTCATACATTGGAATAGCTGAAATAACTTCTCCAGTAATATCAATATAATTACCAGCTTCATAGCTTCCAGACCTTCCAGGTTCGCCTCTTTCACCCTTTTCGCCTTGAGGACCCTGTGGGCCTTCAGGTCCTTGTGGTCCTTCTGGGCCTTGCGGACCAGTTAAATCTTCAAGTTGCTGTGGAGTAAAGTCTTCGTAAGTAAAGGCATCACCTTTAGGTCCCTGTGGACCGGTTTCGCCCTTAGGCCCTTGAGGACCAGTTAAATCTTCTAACTGCTGTGGAGTAAAATCTTCATAAGTAAATGGGTCGCCCTTAGGTCCTTGTGGACCGGTTTCGCCCTGAATACCTTGAATGCCCTGTGGTCCTTGAATACCCTGAATACCTTGGTCTCCGTAAATAGCTAATAACAGAACTAAAGTTTTAGTTGTTGAATTAGTATAAGAAATAACTTCCTTAGCCCAAAGATATTTATCAGTATTACTTAGAGTTGGTATTGTTGTACTGGTAATCTCAGCTGCTGGTGGAGCTACCTGAGTTTCAGATACTGCATAATAATAATTTATATCTTGAATTCCATTACCTGTAGGGCCAGTTTCACCTTGAATACCCTGTATACCTTGTGGACCTTGTATACCTTGTGGACCTTGAGGACCTCTAAGTGATTCTAACTGTTCTGGTGTAAAGTCTGAATAAGTAAATGGGTCACCTTTTTCACCTTGTATACCTTGAGGACCTCTAAGAGATTCTAATTGCTCAGGTGTAAAATCATCATAAGTAAAAGGTTCACCTTGCGGTCCTTGCGGTCCTGTTTCTCCGGTATCGCCTTTATCTCCCTTAGGACCTTGTGGTCCTCTCAAGCCTTCTAATTGCTCAGGTGTAAAATCTGAATAAGTGAACGGATCACCTTTGTCTCCCTTAGGACCTTGTGGACCAGTTTCACCAGTATCTCCCTTAGGGCCTGTATCACCAGTATCTCCCTTAGGGCCCTGAGGTCCTACTGGACCAGTTTCTCCTTGGATACCCTGAGGTCCTTGCGGGCCTACAGGTCCAGTTTCACCTTGGATACCCTGCGGTCCTCTTAGACCTTCTAGTTGTTCAGGAGTAAAATCCTCATAGGTGAATGGATCTCCTTTGTCACCCTTTTCACCTTGAATACCTTGTTCACCTTGAATTCCCTGCTCGCCTTGTGGGCCTCTAATACTTAAAGGAGAAATCCATTGAGTACCATCATCAAAATTAATAACTAAATGATATTCGTCATCTAATGATACATCAGATATCCCGGTACCATTTCAAATTTCGTAATTATTACCTTCATAAGGATTATTAATGTCAGTAATATTTAAAATATAACCAAGTTTACCTTCACTAGATTCTATCTGGGTAACTTTTATAATGGGAGAAAATCCATCAATTCCACGATCTCCAACAGTCAAAAGCCCACCGGTACCTAAGTTATCACTAACTAAGTCACCCGTGGTTATTAATTCATCCCTTATTAAAAATCCAGATAATTCTGATTTATTTATTCTATTAGATATTGCCATTTACGCCATCCTCATGAATATAGTCGTTAACTACACCTTCTTCTCCTTCGCACTCACCTATTAATTGGATTGTGCCAGAAATAAAGGTGTCAATATACCATAAATCTTCTGAGTCTTCCTGTTCAGAAATTGGCTTAGGAGTTTTTAACTTTACATCATAATTATATATTCCTAGAGGAATATCCTTAGTATCCTTTGGGTCTAAAATTAAACCTAAAGTAGAAGTTGGAATATCCTTTGTTAATAAAAGTTTATATTTTACCTGGCCAGGAAAAAATCTACTCATAGCAAATTTAACTTCACAATTTTCTAAATCAGTAGAACCTGGCTCTATTATTTCTTTTCCGCTAGGAATTGGAGTAGGCCTATCAGATGGCCCTGCACCTGATACAGACTTTCTTTTTATAATAGCAACCTTTAAATTTAAAGAGTCTCCTCTGGTCATAACTATGTTATTATTTTTTACAGTTACCATTGTACCCTCCTTTAATTAATCGATAATTAAAAATTTAGTTTTAGGTATTAATGTATAAACCTGACTAGGTTCTGAACCACCTTGAATTTCTAATTTAAGAGTATAATAATAAGTACCTGGAATTAATAATTCAGTATCATCTGGAGATAATAAGATGGTTACTTCATAATCTTCGCTAGATTCTTCTAGGACATACTCTTTAATAATAATAGAATCTTCAAAATGAGAATTTGGATACATTAATCCAAAATATAGAGTTCCTCCATTTAAACTCAATTGTTCTAAGATATGACTATCTAAATATTTATTCAAATCAAAAGTATTAGAAAAGTTATCTCCCCTAACCATTGAAATTACATTATTTTTTCAAACAATATAGTTAGCCATTTATTCACCCTTACTAATAGGTAATTCCATTACCTGTTCATATAATTTTGTCATAAAGCTATTACCGCCTAGATTGTGATATGATTCATATTGAGAAGATACCGTTTCCTTCTGTTCTAAAGTAGCAAAGCCATTTTTAATGTACTTTTCACATGCATTTAATAATGATTGTCTTTGCATTGCGCACAATGCCGTTTTAATTAGGTCATCGCTTTCTTTAGTATATTCAGATGATTCTTTAATATCTTCAGATATAGTATTTAATGAGTCATCTATCTTATTTAGTTTTACAGTATGTTCCTCTAACACAACCTCATGCTTGGTTAATATTTCTTTGTGCTCCTTGAGATCATTTCCGATCTTTTTTTCTTTTTCTTCTCTAGGCTTCCTTAGTTCTTTTATCATTTTATAAAATGAATAGAAAGCAGCAATTACCCCTAAAAAGATTAAAATATCTCCTATTGTTATCTGTTTAAAATCCATAATTAATACCTCTCTTTATGGATGTAGGATTTTTATTATTTGATTTCTACATCCTCTGAATCCAGAGCCACAGCCTCTGGGTTGATGCCTTGGATGATCTTTTCCAATTGACCAATGTGAACGTATTCATCATCAATGATACTTTTTAAGGTATCAATTAATTCGAAATTATCCTTAGGAGTAGTTACTAAAATACCATTTATATTATCTACCTGTTCCCATTTATTTTTAATTAAATCAGTAACAAATGATGTAATATTTAATTCTACTAACTTCTCTTCAGGGATTTCTTCAACCTGATTGTCATCTTCTTTTAATATAAGTTTAGTCTTCATTACTATACATATCCTCATCACTTATCCCAAGTGATTCAAGAATCCACTCAGGTTCAAACCATAATAAATCATTAAGTTCAGTTTCATCTAAACCCTCAGGGTAAACTTCTTCTAATAATGAATCAAGTTCATCTAACTTATTTGCATCTTTAATTAATGACCATGTCTGAATAGCACCTGACCAAGGTTGATAATCAGATAAAGGTTTAATTAATTTAAAATCTTCTTCCAAAACGTCATTAGTATCTGCTGATTCATCTACTGATTCAAAAAACTTATCAATAAAATAATCAGTAGCTTCCTTAAAATCATTTTTAGTTACTGGGACTTCTTTCTCAACTTCATAATTATAAGCTACATCTGACAGAGAATTATAAACATCATTTTTTAAGTTATGATTATTTACGTCTTCATCTAAAGATTCCCATAGATCAGATTCATCTTCGATTAATCTTTCAGATGCTTCAGAGATAGCTCTTTCAAAATCTTCATAGTTAGCATCAGTATATCTAGCATATTTTTTGCAGACTGGTAACATAGCATGATATAAATCATGGACTAAATCAAAATATTCGCCGTCATCTAAATCTTCTCTAAGGATTAAGCTTTCCTGAATAACTTTTAATTCAACTTCTTCTGGAGTATCTACTCCCTTTGGTTCATTGATTTCTTCAACAGCGTCTTCTGCTTTTTTAAGAATTTTATTATCTTCTTTCTTAGAATCATCAGCTATTTTTGTTGCGTCAGGTAAAAGATCTTCACCATCTTCTAGAGGTAATACCATTTCCTCTGATATATTATTAGCCATATTAAGCCTCCTTATATTCCTATTGATTATATATTAATTTAGCTACAAGATATTATACAAAAGCAATAAAAATAGTAAACTTATGTTTACTATTTTTAAAAAGAGAGGAAATTTTTATGTTTAAACCCTATTAATGGTTTAATACTCGTGTTGTAATATAAATATATAAATAAACTAGTAATAATAAATCAGTAAAAGATAATATAATACAAGCCATAATTTTATTTTTAATTTCTTTTATCATAAGTTCTACCTCTTTTATTTACATTATTATTATATACTAAAAATAAAAGAACTGTAAACTACAGTTCTTTAAATTTATTAATTTTGTGGTTTATAATGAGATTTATAAATTTTTTCCCACTGAATTCCTTTATCTTTCCTAAAAGTATATAATCTTTCAGCTCCATCGATTAAAGCTTCTCAGTCTGAAGGGAAAATCAATCGGCCAGTACTCCAATAATTACCATCTTCATCACCTAAATTATCAATGTTATTTAATTCATCTTCATTTAAGATGCCCATATCTAATAAGAAAGTTTTTACTACTGTATTTGTAAATTCTGGGAATTCTCTTGAGAATCTATCAAATGATACAGCATAAAATCCTTCAGGGCCAAAGTCTTCAAGATCTGATTTAATTGTTTCGGTCTCTATTTCTAATTCTTCTGGGTTTTTTGATTTAGCTTCTGTTATAATTTCTTCATTCGTATCTTTACCATCTAGAATATTAGAAACATAGTCTTTAGCCCTAGATACTAAGCTATCAATTAATTCACTATAACCAGGATCATCTTCATCATAATAAGATAGGTATTCATATAAATCTGGGTCTTCATACCATCCAGTATAAATTATTCCCACTTCAGGATCTGTCCAGGTATCTGGATCCTCAAATAAATTATATCTTACTACTTCATTGAATGATTTTCCTTCTTCTTCAGCCTGTTCTGAAACAGGTGTATTTAGTTCAGGATTTAAATATCAGTCCATGTAATTTTTTACATAAGGCCAGGCTTGATTAATAATATCAATGTCCATTATTAATCCTCCAAAGCTCTATGTAATTCTAAAACTGCAGCCTCGATATAACTTCTTAATAAATCCTTATTAATTTCAATACCCTTTTCTTTTAAAGCAGATAAAACCATATTCATGGCATATTCAAGTTTTTCAGCACCCTGAGCCTTTTCAAATAATTGCTCAGCAGCCTTAACTGCAATTTTAACTACTGATTTAATAAACTCAAGCTGTTCCTGATCTACCTTTGAATGGATATAAGGGATAACTTTAGTAGAAATTAAAGTAATTACTACTCCGGCTAATACTTCGATGATAGCTGTAATAATTGGGGTAACATCAATTCCATTAATAATCATAATATTTAATTCTCCTTAATTTATACGGTAAGCAAAATAGCCATTACCTAATTCATTTTCCTCACCATCGTAATAAGCGATGAAATGAGCAACTCCATCAGTATCAACGGCAGCTCTTGCTACTTCATCTTCATCTAAGGCTTCTCTACTATCGATAAAATCGGATAAGTCTCCAAAGATATCTCTAATATAATCTAATTTAGATTCCTTTGTATCTAAGCTTCTAAGATATTCTAACTGTTCTGGATCATTTTCTTGTGTTTCGAAATATTCAATTTCATCATCGATGAAAGAATCAATGACATCATCCTTAATATAATTATCTAAAATTTCTTTCTGGAAATTAGGAGTAAAGGCCTCTAAACCTAAATCATCTAAGGTCATCTTTACCTCATCCATAGCCCTGTCATAGCCTTCCTCTTCGGTGAGAACTAAATATTCACCTTCTGGTGTATCAAAATCAAATCTATCTAATTCATCTACTTCTTCTGGATCAATATTTAAATATTCAGCTAAAGCTAACTTTCTTTCATCATCAGTGAAATCTTCAGTTAGATCTTCATTCTGGCTACGTCTGTTAGCAAGGATATCAACCAATTCATCTAATGATTTTTCTTCCTGTAAACTTTCTGGTACCTTTCTACCGAAAGCAGAATTTGTATAAGCCCCATTATTCATAGTGTTTGTATACTCCTGTTTTGCATCAGCGATCTTTTTAGTTAAATCAGCTATTTCATCATCAAACTCTTTAACCTTCTTAGCATCTTCAGCATCTAAATCATCAAGTCTCATTTCATATTCTTCTAATTCTTTTAGGATATCCATTAAACGTGATTTATATCTATTAATATACCAAGTAATATCAGCTTCTCTGCTAGCTCTTCTTTCTGGAGAAATAAATGAATCTTTATTACTTTGAGAATTCTTTAATTGATATTCTAGCTGTTTAGCATCGTGGATAGCCTTAGTTACTCTATCCTTAGGTTCTCTTAGAGCACGTTCTGCATCTAGATATCTAATTTTAGCTTTAGCATCTTTTCTCCAGTTATCACTAAGATTATACCAGTCTTTGATTTCTTTTTCGGTAGGGTTACGATAGGTTCTATCACCTTTTTGGACAGCTAATAAATAAGCCAACCATGTATTAAAAGTATCGTAATCTGCTGATCCCCATCTGTTGAAATAGTCTATAAACATAGACTTCCACTCATCAGCAGAATGAGTTCCACCATAGCTTGATACCCAAGTTGATTTTCCAGTATCCTCGTCATATTTAATTTCATCTGGGATTAATTTAAGAGCTCTATTTCTTCCAAAAACACCATATGGATCCTTTAATTTATTTAATAAAACTAGAGATTTTCTTCCTGCATCTTGTGCATCAGAAATAATATTACGTTTATCTAAATCAGTATTTCTAGGAGATTCTGGATTTTGTTTTCTAGTATCAAGTAAGTCTTGATCTTTTTTAACCAAATGTTCATTTGATTTATAGATCTTTTTAGCTATACTCAAAAGATGATTGATCTTTGCCTTAAATACATCTACTACTCTAGTACCATCTCTCTTAACATAGGCCTTATCTCTTGGTAAATCAAATCTATAGTTACCATAATTTGGGTCAATATCTACCTTGCCATCTTTTCTGAATTTTACGGCATGATCATTACCATCAGCTCCAGTAATTACTAGAATCAATGATTGAGGGTCATCCTTCCAAACTTCTTTTCCTTCATCAGGGGATATTTCATCATACTGAGCATTCTGAAAATCTATCTTGTCAACTATATTATAAGGATTCATATTCTTTCTCTGTTTGAGATCTAAACCTGAATTCTTATAAGCGTTGGCCAATGCCTTAGGTAAAGCTTCGTTTAATTCCTCAGTATTTAAATCCTCGTTTAAAAACATTTTTAAAACTTCTTTATTCATGTTTTACCTCTTTATATTATATATAAATTTAGCGACGTTCCTTAACTAATTCCCCAGTTTCCTGGTTTATTACATCATTTGCTGTAAACTGGCCAAAATTAAATTCAGGTCCCATAACTTTATCTGAAGTTAAAAAACAATATACTACAGCCTTACCTAGAGCACTTTGGCCTAGTTCTTTAACAGATTTTGGTAAATGTACCTCTTTAATTTTTGTCTGAGAAAAGGCTCCCTTACCAATTTTTTCGAGACCTTCTTCAAATTTAACTTCTTCAAGTCCTGTTCCAAAAAAGGCTAAATCACCGATCTCTTTTATATTACCTGGAATAGTGATACTAGTCATATTTTCCATTTCTCTAAACAAACTATCTGGTATTCTAGTCATATACTTTAGAAAATCAACCTTGGCGAAGTATAATGAGGCAGCTAGCTGTCTTTTTTTAGCTGTACTTTTACATAGATCAAATACTTCGTCATATTTATTTTCTCTAATTTTTTCTCTTAAACCTGGAATTGTTAGTATTTCAGTTTTTACATAATTTTTATCTAATTCCATCTAATTACCTCTTAATCTAAATTATAAGATTCTGTTGCTACTTTACCAGTTAAATGGCTTCTTAAATTTTCAGAAACTCCACCTTTAAATAAATACCAAACAACACCTGGTACTTGAACAAATTCCTGACAATCACTGATGTCTGAGTCAGTCATAACAATAACGTTATCTGGTTTAGTAGCTAAAATGTCAGCCAGAATTGGTGAGCCATAAGTACCTCCCATTCCGTTTGGGATATAAGTATCAAATACCTTATCATTAAAATATTTTATGGCTACCTTTAATTTTCCAGTTCTGATATATTTTTCTAAAGTAGCTAAAGCCTGTCTACCTACTTTAGTTTTATCTTCATCCCAAGAACCAGATCTATCAAAATAAACATTTACTAAAGGTATTTCAGGGCTTTCAAATTTCTTTACGCCCTTCCTGATTAACCCAGTTCCTTCATATCTTTTATTTAATCTAGAGTAGGTTTGTTCAGAAGCTAATTTTATTTGTTTCCTAATAAAATGATTTAATGATCCTTCAAATTGAACAATTGGATCATTTCTAAATTGTTTTAATTCTCTTTCTGAACGGTCTAGTTCTTTTTTGATCTTTTCTCTAGCAACATGTTCATTTGTCTCATTGGTAATTTCTTTAGCAACTTCTTCATCATTTAAAGCGTCTTCTAATTTTTTAACTCTAGCTTCTAATTCATCCTTAGTTTCTAGTACTCCGCCTTCAGCTGCTTCCTTAGCTCTTTCTATTTCTTCCTGAGCTTGGATATCTTCATCACCTTTGTCACCAATACCCTTAGGTGAACCAACTTTTATTTTTATTAACCTATTACCATCATAGACGTATTCATCGCCTGTATCATCATCGATGTATACGTTTAATTCTTCTAACAAATTAGTCTTCAAGTTTCTCAAACTCCTCTCCATTCCATTTATAACGGAAATTAGTATTAAGATCTACATAAATGGCATTTGGATCAGGTGATTCTTTTTCACTCATGTTTGGCATCATGTTAGATCCATCATCTGATTGGTCATCGTCATCATCAGATTGGTCGCTAGAAGAATTTTCTTGACTAGAACTAGATCCACTTGAATCATTGGTTGAATCATCACCTGATTTACTATTATCAGATTGACTACTACTTGAATCACCTTCATCCTCACTTGAATCATCTGAAGATGAATTACTGCTTGAAGAATTCGAATCATTAGAATCAGATTCTTCTTCAGATGGCTGACTACCATTTGTAGAGGACTGGCCTGGTTTTTGAGAATTAGAACCATTACTAGGATTATTATTTGAATCTTGAGATGATTCATCTCCATCATTAGACTCACCCTCAGAAGACTGGTAATTAGAATTACCTAAAGTATTTTCGTCAGAATCAACTGGGATATTATTATCAGGATTATTATTGCTTGGAGAATTACTACCCCCTTGAGATCCAATATTTGAAAGTTCTAATGGAATTGGATTTCCGTCATGATCAACAAATACTCCATTTACAAATCTTCCATGAACTCTTTTTTCTACTAATCTATTTGCCATATATTTTACCATCCTGACTTATAAATGTAGTTGGATTAAAGAAAGCACCATAAACTATCTTTTGTTTATTTTTTCTTTCGTTTAATAGTTTTTCATACATCTCTTCCATAGACAAATCAACCCAATCTGAATGGTGGTCTTCAGTAACTAAACCATGTAAGGTTCTAATAATTTGTTTATCTTTATCAGTATACCCTTGATTAGAAATATCAAAATCTGCTGCCCAGTTAGCTGTTTGCTCGGCATCACCATAGATTTCTTTTTCTAATTCTTTGACTGTCATATCATCAATATTATTTGGATCAATTCCTTTTAATGATGCCAACTTCTTCAAACTTCTATCTGCATGGTTTAAATAAAAGTGTAAAATTTCATGTCTAATGATTACTTCTACTTGATCCATATCAAGGCTTGAGTTAACAACTATCCTTCCAGCCTTTGGTTCCATATAACCTAAAACTGATGGGTCATGAGTAAAATTTAAATGGAAATTACTTAATAATTTACCATAAGTTACATATCCATGTTTACTTAATGATCTTATAAGTACATCTCTACCTAGGCGCTCACGTTCGGTCATTGCCATAAGTTAACACCTACCTTACTACATATTTAGAAAATCGTCTAATTTTTCTTCGGCTGATTTCTCTCTCTTTTTAAATACAGAATTAGCTTTATCATCTATATCTTCATAATCAGATAAGATTGTTTCCATTGTCATCTTTTTCATTGGGTTACAATAATCATTATATAAATACAAGAAATCTTCCTTAGTACCATCTGTAGCCTGTAATAAGTTAGTAAATGATCTTGGACTTAATGGAGTATAATCTCTTCCGAATTTCTGATAACCAAGTCTTTCTTCTTCTTCATTATCAAACTGGAATGATTTATCAGATAAAAGCTTAGTTGCTAGGTTAATCTGTCCGGCAATAATTTCCTGGTCTTCTTCAGTACCATTTTCTGCCTGTTTTGTAAGCTTTGGAATTAAAACATTATTTAATAGATGTTTTTTATCAGCCTTAACTTCAATTCTTCTAAAACGAGAAATTTCGGCAGGGTCTAATTCATCTGTAGTATATTCACCTGAAGCCGGGTTAATAGCAGCAATGGTAAATAACATATTCTTTAATTCTAATTTACCAGATAATCCCTTAATATTTGATTCCTGGTCTGTACCAGTATCAATTAAATGGTCATTAATTAAAGTTAATAATGTTCCTCTAACTGAGCTTCTACCTCTATTATATTCATCTAAAAATAATACTGATCTAGGTTCATTCAATCCTCTTAAAACGTCGGATCTTAATTTAACCGTTGAGTTTCCTTCAGCACTTCTAGCTACTACACCTGTAAGGTCTGTTTCATCCATTGTTGAAGTGTTTTGCATAACTAAGTTGATATTATGAGCTGCAGCTCAGTCTCTTACTGCTGAAGTTTTACCAGTACCAGCACCACCAATAAGTAAAACATTAGTATAGTTATTACCACCAGTTCTTTTCATTCTCTCAGCAACCTTGAGGGCTCTATCTAAAGCCTGTTCAATCTGGCCAGTAGAATTATAACTAGCTACTTCTGGGTTTTCAATTTGTTTTTCAGCAGCGTTAATAGTATCTTCTAGGGTAGCTTCATTAATAGTTGATTCTACCAATTTCTTTGGTCTCTTAACCTTTAATTTCATAATATTCTATTTCCCCAATCTTTCCTTATTTATTATTACCGCATAATACTTCTTTTAAATCATTATAATCATAATTATTATTACAGCTTACACGGTTTAAAGCTCATTCATTTATTTTATCCTCAGTGATTAATTCATCATCAGATAATCCAGCTCACTGCCTATATTCTTTGATACAGGCTTCATTTTTTTGTTTAAAAATATCACTTTCATTATAATCTAATGGTTCTTCTTTTATAGGTTTTAATGATTCACTATATAAATCATCAAGTCTAATATCTAATAATTCACATACTTCATCAGCTAAATCAGTATCGTTATAATCTCTTACGATCTCATCCCAGACATCATCTAATTCATCCTTTGAACAATCTGAATATTTAGTAAGTAGTTTTTCAATTACATCATTAGAAAAATCTTTTAATCCTTCTTTTATACTCATTTCGTTATTTTCTAAATTAACCTTTTTATCTTTCAATTCTTGTAATATGCCTTCATTTCTAATTTCTTTAAAAATCAAGTTCCCTTTTCCATATTCTCCATCATTCATAATGGAATTCTGTCTTAAGATATAAATATCATCTATAAAACTATTTATATCTTCTAAAGAATTACAGCTCTTGGCCCTGTCTCTTCACTCAGTTAAATCAGGTTCTAAATCTACTTCTGGAATATCATCCTTTACTGGTTTCTTTACCCACCCAGTATTTAAAGAATAAATTCCGTTTGAATTAGATGTTGATTCAGAAATATTTTTGGTAATTTTATTAACCTTCATATCCTTCTCCTTATTGCTATTCTTCGTTATTTTCTACCTCATCAGGAATATTATTATCATTATCATCCTCATTCGACTCTACAAACAACTCAACCTCATGCCCTCTTATGGTAGGGTCGAATTTATCATTAAACAAACGCCTATAAGCATTATACACAATTTTTGCTAAATCTTCTTTATCTTTATAAATATCTAAGTTAGCTATAATATGTAAATCAATATCTGATTTGTCAGTATAATTATAATTAGCGTTAGATCCTACTATAATAATATCTGATATATCTAGATCTACGCCATCTTCAGATAAATTATCTTTAAATTTTTCTACAATTAAATTTAATTTTTCTCTAACTTCAGGTCTTAATTCATTATTTTCATCTCAGATGTCAGCATTAAGTGTATCGTTTTTGGCTTCATCTAAAGACTCTTGTAGCTCTTTTACACCTTTAACAACAAAGTCTTTAAAGTGTCCATTCTTTTGGAGTTTCTTTAACTCATCATCAGCGATCTTCTTTGCTTCTTCTTTAGAAGAGCACTTTACTTTCTTATGGAACGAATTCTTTGAAAACGTGTTATAAAGTGTATACTCATACTCTTGAGTCTTTGCTTCATCTAAAGATTCATTTTTACTAACATATTTATCCTTTAATTTTGAAACTTCTTCTGCCGTAAGGTCAAATAAATCATCTCCAAAGTCCTCAAACTCATATTTATTTGAAAATTTATCAAACCCCTTATAAATTAAATATCTATGAAGCCACCAAGACCACTTAACGTCTCCAGGCTGTAAGTTTACTTCTTCAGTTAATGCCTTAGATTTATTTTCCCATCCTCGGCTACCATTTTGCCAGGTATTTAATAATTTATCTTTAGCCTCATTAAATACTAAAATACCAGTAAGGCCATCATCATAATCTGCATTATCTGAAATTTTATTATTACAGAAATTATAAGCTGCTTTTGTATTTTCGAAATAAATTACATCGTCAGGTTTATTATTGTCATAATAATAAAGCTCTACTCTATAATTCTTATTCTTAGCTTCTTTTAAAACTTCATCTACTTTTTTGACTACGTCTACTTCTAACTCTAGATGACCATCATAATCTGTTTCCCAATCAACATGACAGGCTACGGTATCACCGACCTTAGCTCCAACACGTTCTAAATCACTTTCACGGAATTCGTGAGTACCATCTCTAAAACCTCTGCTACCCTTTAATTCATCACAGATTCCAGTTACAAAGACTGTAGGTTCATCATCAGGAGACCACCCACGCTGCTTTCTTACTGGGCCTGTAATCTTAAAATAATAAAGATCATTGGTAGATTCGGTTAAATATCTTTTATCTAGTTCAGTAGGTGAAAGTAATTCTTTAGTATTAGGATCCATATAGAAATAATTTTCACAGCTATCACATTTAAATTCAATTAAATCACCCTGATAGCCAACAAAAGTTAAATCATTTAAACATTGAGGACATTCAATAACAAGATCTTCTGGATCAAAGTCTTCCTTTAAAGAAATTTCTTTCCAGTAATCAAATACCTCATGTTTACCTCTTTCAGCTTCATCTGGTCCCCAGAATCCAAGATCTTTTTCCTTATCGAATCTTTGAGAAATAGATTCCCAAGCTTCATCTTCGTCCATGTCTTTAGTTAACTCGTAAGCCTGTAAGAATTGATCTGGGTCAACATCGTCTTCTTCAAAATCAATATCTGGGCTACCATCTTCATCATCAACGCAATAGTCATTCTCATTATTATAGTAACCATGAGGATATCTTTCCATCCACTCAGCAGCGTGGGCTGCATCATAATTACTTTCATCATCTAAATCATATAAATGATCTAAATAGCTTTCATACTCATTTAAGTAATGATCTTCTACATCAGGGTTCTCGGCAATTTCATCATCATAGATATCAATGCCATAATTATCTTCCATATATTCAGCGAAAGTAGGTTCACCATCTAAAAGGGTAGATTCAATATCTGACTTACGGTCTTCATTTATTAAATCACTTCCATTTAAAAGTGAAATAATCTTATTATTAATATTTTTTATTTTTGAAGAAATTTCTACAGTATCAGAATCAAAACTTTCATGTATTTGTGAATTTTTAATAATATCCTTTATATCTTCATAGCAGTCTTCAATTTTGCCTAAAATATCTTCAACAGCGCCATCTTCAAATTCAGTATTATCAAAAATGTCAATATTCTTAGAATACTGTTTAATATCATTAAATAATTCTAATATGCGATCTTGATCCCTTTTAGAGCAATATTGAACCTTATCAGCATGATTAGAAACCCATTTAGCTAACATAGCTATTTTTGCGGTTTTACCAATATTACTAAAAATACCTTCATTTATATGTTTAAAATATTCTACCTGTTTTAATCTGTCTTCGGCTTCTTTTTTAGTATTATAAGTTCCCATATTTTTACCTTTCTCAGATTGCACCTGCCATTTAGAGCCAAACTTAATAATTTTTTCGAGTAATTCTACTTCTTCAGCGTTGGTTCCAAAGGCTCTATAGTTAGGCTCTTTACGTAATAATTCTTTTACTTTTTCTAGAGCCTCTTTTTTGGTTGAAAATATACCTAGAGAATCAGCCTTATATCTATTTGATACATGTTGATTATTAGGTCCCCAAGTACTAAATCCTTTAAGGCTATTCATGTCTTTAATTTCACTTGGAATAGCCTCAACAGAGATATTAGTTATCCAACCATTTTTACCTCTACCACCTGAAGATTTAATAACTGCCCAATGGGCTGGTTTCTGTCCTTCAGAAAGTAATGATTCACCAAAACTACCTAATGGAGTACCCTCAGGATTTTTATTATCTTGAAAATCTAAATCTTTATAATCCTCTTTAATAATAGGATCTTTATAAAGTACTGTATAAAATAATTCATTTTCGTCATCCATGTCTAATGGTTTAATTTCAACTTCTGAATATTTATCCTTTAAAATATTCTCAGCTAAGCTAGCTTCGAAACTAGAATCAAATTTAAAATCACCAGATTCTTCAGTAAAATTATGTGTTGATTCCATTAAATTATTATAAATATCTCTGAAGTTTAAACCATCTTCGCCGATGGCCTCAGTTAAAATATTATTCATTTAAAAGTCTCCTACAATATATTTAATTTAGCAGATATCTAAAAAGGGTTAAGATCTATTTTTTAATTTCCCTATATCTATCTTTAATATATCTATATTATATCTATATTATTGTCGTGCAAAATCCATGACCCCCTCGTGCAAAATCCAGGAGGGGATCGTGCAAAATCCAGGATCCCTAGATTTTAGGGATCCTTTCAATTTTTGAATATTCGAAGTTCCCCTTAATATTAGAATTCATAAATCTGCCCTTGGATTCTGAATTTAAAAGTTCTTCATATAACTTTTTTGGTACATTTAAATATTTATATAGTACTCCGGATTTATATTCAACTAATAAGTTATTATCGTCATATCCAACCTTGTTAATATTACTACTGTTAACTTCTGTTAAATTCATGTTTTTACCTCATTATTTCTGTTAATTTTATCAATATTTTGTATAGTTTTTTATTTACTTGATGTGTTAATCAGGTAAAATTTTTATTAATTATTTTTAATTAATTTAATTAGAATTCTAATACTTCACCAGTATCTGGGTCTATTTGATATTCAGGCTCTATTTCAACTCCAGCTAGCTTATCTTTAACCATCTTAGTCAATTCTTCAGTTAATTCAGGATGCTGTTCATAATAACTCTTAACATTGGATTTACCTTGTAATCGTTCACCATCATGGGTAGTAAACCAAGCACCCGACCTCTGAATAAATTCGAATTCAATGGCTAAATCAATAACTTCATCTTCAGGGCTAAAACCTTTACCAAAAATTAAAGGTAATTCTACAACCTGCATTGGAGGACAAATTTTATTTTTAACAATTTTAATTTTTACCATATTACCAACTACATTAGCACCCTCTTTAATAGCAGTTGTCTTACGCATTTCAATTCTTTGTGAAGCAGCATATTTAAGAGCTCTGCCACCAGTAGTAGTATCAGGGTTACCATATCCACCAATATTAGATCTTAACTGGTTAATAAATACTACAGCACAGTTAGCCTGATTAACTGCAGCAGTGATTTTTCTGAGTGCTTTTCCCATGAGTCTGGCCGTGAGCCCTATTGTTGCATCACCCATTTCACCATCTAATTCTGCCTGCGGGGCTAGAGCAGCAACTGAATCAATAATTACTAATTTTACTTCATTAGATTTTACTAAGGCTTCAACAATATCTAAAGCCTGTTCAGCAGATGATGGCTGAGAAAAAATTAAATGAGAAACATCAACTCCTAAAGTTTTAGCATAATTTAAATCCACAGCGTTTTCAACATCTACGTAGGCGACAGAATCTCCACGAGCCTGGCACTGAGCTACTAACTGTAAACATAATGAAGTTTTACCGGCACCTTCTACTCCATAGATTTCAGCTACTCTTCCTATAGCAATGCCTCCACCTAAGATTTTATCTAACTGTAAAGAGCCAGTAGAAATACAATTAACTTTATTAGGATCCTTATCTCCTAATACCATTACTGAATTCTTCCCAAACTTCTTATTTATTTCAGCTAAGGCCTTTTCTAAATTACTCATTAAATTCTATTATCCTTCCTCATATATGACTTAAATACTGAATATCCCCACATTCCTAAACCGGCTATTTCTAAATAATGCGGAAAATCTTCATGTAAAAGTCTAGCTATTAACCATAAGGTAAATACTACTAATCCAATATGAATAACTGTCATAAGCAGGGCTATCCCAAAGTCTAATAATGTGTCCTTATTCATAGTTTCCTCCTATTTATATACAATTATTATATACAAAAAATATTATATAGTAAACTAACTTAAATTCAAAAAAAGAAAGCCTAAGCTTTCTTTTATTATTAAATAAAAATTTATTACTGATTACTTTTCGAATATTCCGTCGATGATTACGCTGAATGATGGAGCGCTTCTGAATTCTGATTCATGGAAGTAGCCATTGTAGATAGCGTTCTTGTCTTCTGCATCATCTGTATCAAAGTCGCCTGTTAAGTCGATCTTTAATTCTGATAAGTGTTCGCCGTTTACTGTCCATGTGCTTGTATCGAATACATGTAATGTGCCAGCCTTGATTTCAGCGATTGCCTTGTCAACAGCTTCCTGTGTGCCAGGAGCACAGTTAGGACCTAACTTTGTGATGGCAACTGCGTCAGATTCATAACCCTGAGCCCAGTTTGTATCGATCTTCTTGCCTTCTACAACCTGCTTGAATGCATATGTGTAGTAAACACCCCAGTTATTTGTAGCTGAAGTTAAGGCAGCGTTTGGTGCTACTTCTAACATATCAACATTATAACCAACTGAATAAGCAACTGTTCCATTCTTCTGTGCTACTTCGATTGCAGCTGGAGCACCTGTTGAGTCAGCGTGCTGGCCAATGATAACACAGTGGTCAGCCATCATGGTATTAGCTGTTTCACCCTCGGCTACGATATCAAACCATGAGTTGGTGTAGATGACTTCCATTGTAACGTTTTCGAATACTGACTTAACGCCTAAGAAGAATGCTGTGAAGCCTGAAACAACTTCTGCATAAGGATAGGCACCAATATAACCAATAAGAACCTTGCCATCCTTGTAGCTTTCTGCAGGAATCTGTCCGGCAGCTTCAAGTTCAGCCAGCTTCATACCGGCAACGATGCCTGATACGTAACGTGATTCATAAACTTTTGTGAATGCGTTTGAGAAATTGCTCAGTCCGCTGAGAGCAGCTGTATCACCAGTTGCGGCTACGAACTGTACATCTGGATACTCTGAAGCAGCCTGCTGCATGAACTGCTGATGGCCGTAAGAGTTAGAGAATACGGCTGTACAACCCTGTTCAACAAGGTCTACTGCCTGGTCGTAACAGTCCTGAGTTTCACCAACTGAATATTTCCAAATTACCTGGCTATCTTCTAAACTTGCAGCCTTCATGGCTTCCTTAATTCCAACCATATGGGCATATGTGTAACCCTCATTTTCATCACCAACTAAAATAATACCAATCTTCTTAGGCTGGTTCTCAGGTTCAGGAGTTTTTTCTCCACTACATCCAGTAAATGAGGTAACCAATAAAAGGGCTACCAAAAGTTTAGAAATAATTTTCTTCATGTTTACCTCTTTTCTTAAAAATACTATACATCTTTAAGTAATAAATTTATAATTAACCCAGATATCATTGATAAAGCAATAGTACCTAGAGTAAATTGTCCTATATTAAACGCTACACCTGAAACACCAATGGTAAGCATAGCAGCTGTAATTATGACATTCTTTTGGTGATTATAATTAACTGTATTTAAGATTTTAATTCCGCTAGCAGCAATCATTCCATAAGCTACTAAAGCTATCCCACCGAATACACAATTAGGAATACTTAAAATAAATACCTGTAATGGACCAAAGAATCCTAATAAGATAGTCATTAAAGCTGCTACTAAAATAACTTTAGTGGATGCTACTTTAGATACAGCAATAGTAGATAAAGATTCTGAATATGTAGTAGTCGGCTGACCACCAATAAGGGTACCGACTAAATCAGCCACACCATCACCGAAGAAAGTTTTATGTAACCCTACGGATTTAGTTAAATCTTCATCTACAATACTACTAACGGCTAATATATCAGAAATATGTTCACCTAGGTTAGCTAGGTTAACTGCTCCAAAGGTTATTATAATAGTAGGTAAAGTTAACCAGTCAAACTCCTTAAAATCTACATGCAGAAAAGCAAAATCAGGCAAGGTAATTAATTTTAAATTATTAAAGACTGAAAAATCTACTAACCCAAAAATTAATGATAACAAATAACCGCCTAGAGCTCCAATTAAAAATGGTAGAGTTTTTAGCATACCCTTGGAATAATGCATAGTTAAAACAGTAATTAACATAGTACAGAAGGCAATAAAGACTCTGATTAATTCTCCTTCATTACCCATCCCAACATAAGTAGCACAAAATCCAGCTAGATTTAAACCAATAATGGTTACAATATTTCCCGATACTACAGGAGGTAATAATTTATTTACCCAATCAGACCCGACTCTTTTAGTAATTAAAGCAGCTACAGTATTCATTAAACATACTGTAATACCGCCTAGAATAACCCCTGTATAGTCATGTCCAATTGCCAAGGCAGTAATAACGGCTGCACAAGTAGATCCACTATTACTAAAGAATAACGGGGCTTTGAATCCCGTTAGAATTAAGAAAGTAATAGTAGCTACGCCGGCACCAACAAAACCAGCTGAAACATTAGTGCCACAAATAGTAGAAATTAAAATTGTAGCAGTAAGAATTGATAAACATTGCTGAGCACCATATAATAAATATTCTTTAATACTTTTTGGTGAGTCCTCAATTCTATATATTAATTTATCCATAAATTAGATCTCTCCTTTATGACTGTTTGAGTATTCTTTAACCAATTCATCTTCTTCCCAGAAAGAAGAATCCTCGCTCAAGTATCTTAAGATTTCCTTATTATTCCAGACATCATCAACAAATTCCTGAGAATATTCTGGGGCTATTTTTTTCATAAATTTAATGGCATCTTCAATATTATTTACTAAGATTCCACTTTCTTTAATTAAACCAACTACATATAAATTTTGATATGAGTATTGCTGTTCACAAATTTCTGACGCCGCACCATTATCTTTTTCTAAGCTATGAGTTCTAGAACATTCCCTATTATCCGTACAAATACCAATAATATACTTATGGTCTCCACGTCTAATCTTTTCTCTCATAACCCCAATTTCAGCACTAGTACCTGCTGGAATAACATCTCCATCAATACATGCTACTAATACATCAGTATGGTCTAATCTTTGATTATCACCATCAGCGATTAATCTAGATCCAGCGAATTTAAGTTTACCCTCGACTCCATTAATATCAGTATTTTCTATTGGTGAATAAAGATCAATCCCAGGAAATTGGTCTCTAATTCTTTTAGCCCATTCTTTATTACGAAGTTCATCTCCAAAATAAAAAATAGACCCAGCTAAATAAACCTTCATTTAATCTTTTCCTTTCTTTGTAAATAATATACAAATTATAAATAGTCTTCAATATTCTTATGGATGTGGCTACAATTTCTAGCTTCACATCGATGTAATTTCATCATATTAAAAGTTAAAAATCCTTTATAGTGAGAACAATAACAGGCTGGATATCTAGTTAGATCTCCAGTAATTAATTCAACAGATTCTCCTATATAAAGAGAAGATTTATAATTTTTCCTTCTTCGCCTAGCTTGTTCTTTTTTCTTAGCCTTTATTTTTTCTTTGCTTTTTATCATATTTCATCCTCATCCAGATAATTCACTCCATAACGGCTAATAAATAAACCAATCTTTTCATCTTTAGAAAGATTTTCATCACAATAAGTTTTTATCCAAATTTTTTCAGCCTGCTTCTTTACCTTATTATCTAAAACTTTATTATAATGAATTCCTTGTGAAGATAGGTTATGATGAATTCCACATAATGGAATTAGCATTTTATCTTCCTTGGATTTTTTACGGTTCGAACTGCCAAAAAATACCTCATGTAGATGTATATCCTTATCAGTTCCACACACGAAGCATCTATTTAAATTAGGTACAATAATAGACTCTCTTTCAGAATCTTTTACCTTATCTCTTTTTCCTGACATTATTTATCCTTTCCGCAGCAGCTTTTCTTTGATCATCGGTTAAATTTCTTTTCTTATGATATGGGTTAGTACCAAATCTAAAAGGCCACAAAGAACATCCAGTACATGAACATAACTTAACTTCAACTTCATCATATACTGAACAATCTAAACATTTTTCTTTTATGGCTTCTAATGGCTTTTCTATAATTTTTCCAGTATAGTTTTCAAGGTTAGCTTTCATTATTTTCCTCCCAATAAATTTTATCAATATATCTTACTTTAAAATAATCTTCAAAGGCTTCAACCATACCACACATAGGACATATTTTTGTTTTATTATCTCTTCTAGAAATTGATGGAAAATCATCATATTCTTCTTCACATCTAGGACATATTCTTTTAACTTTTTCCATGTTTTACTCCTTAGAAATTATAGTCATAATATTTATACCATTCTGGTTCACAGAATTCATTTGAAGTATTCTTAAAACGGCCATATCTCTTAGACCATCTAAAGGTTTCAGTTCTACCATTTAAATCTTCTTTAATAATCCACTTCTGGTCAGAGTCATTTGTACAGATTGCACTAAATCCACCAGGAATAAATTCAGGCTTCCAATTAGGATCTAAGTCGGCATCATCATATCTAACAGTAACAGAAGACTTCGTTCTCTTAATGACAGTAGCTGGTTCAATATCAGAGTAACAACAGATGTGAACTCTGTCACCTACTTCTAATGACTGACGCCATTCAGTATAAAGGTCATGGATTTTATCCTCATAATACCAGTCAGGTCTTTTACCACTTTCTGGCCCACCTAATGCATTCCATTCATCAAACCATTTATCTTCTATCTTTCTTGATTCTTCTCTGATCTGAGCATGGGTTTTATTCATAATTTCCTCCTCTATATTTCTTTTTACGATCTATGACTTTCTTTTTATTCTTCTGGTAACCAGAACCATTATATCTCCAAGTTTCTGGTATCCAAATATCTCTAACAGAAGATTTTTTCTTTTTCATAGTATCACCTTTTTATTTACATTATTATTATATTACTAGATAGAATAATAATAAACTAAAAAAAAAGAGCTACCTAGCAGTAGCTCATTAACAAGTAAACATATAGAAATGAGGAGAACTTGTTTACTTAGAAGTTATTAGTAAATACTGTGTGATTTAATATATACAGAAATAAACTTCTAATTAAAGTTACAGGTATTTTTTTTTTAGAACCAGAATCTATCAAAAAGATCAAATAGTGAACTAGTTGGAAGATCCTTGTCAGTTAAGGTCAGGTGATAGCTCCCATACCGCTTAATGAAGTCAGACCTTAAATTGATATACTTTTTATAGGCTTCTTCAATTTCCTTTGCTGCAGCAGTCTTTTCTTCTTTAGCCAATAACTCAGCCTTATGCTTTTCGTTATATTCCTTTTCAGCTTCAAGACATTCTTCTTCGGTATTATAATACTTCTTTAAAATTTCACTATAAAATAATTTCTTCATTTTTTAAACCCTCCTAATGATTTAAATTTTTAGTTAGTCCTCTCTAACTCTATATTTATATACCTGTAATATAATATACAATTAATTTAGCAAAAAGCTTATAATTCTTCAGCTATTTCAGAAATTTTTATATAACCATATTTATAATAATTTGATTGTCTTTTTGGAATTTTTTGATTTAATTGAGAAACCTTCTTTTTAATTAAATCTTCAGTAGAATAAAAATAACCTATGATTTTTAAAGTATTGGATCCCCAATTATTAGATAAAATCCTATGAATAATATAATAATCTTTTTTCATTAATAAACTAAATAAAATCCACTGGTACCAATGGTACTATTTTCATATATCCAATCAAAAAATTCTAAATTACTGCCACCAAATTTATTTTGATATTCTTCAAATAAAGAAGTAATTCCTCTAAAACAAGTTCTATTATACCAAGCGTATTCACCTGAAGTATTACCGTTTATAAAATTATCACTAGGTTTTGATAATTCACCTAGGTTTCTAAGTTTGCTATATAATTCATTCTCAGAAGTTATAGGAGTTTTATACCATTCATTATTAGACAATCCTAGTTCTTTCTTCAATCTGGTAATACCCTTACCTCCACGAGAATCTTTATTCAATGACACTTCAACACTAAGATTATCTTCAGTATCTGTTTGTCTTCTAAATTGTATTCTTCTACCCAGATTATCTATTAACCAACAACTACAATTATTAGTTTCAGGCTCTAATGGTTTTATTGGGAATACTACTTTTATATCTTTAGCATGTAAGACTTCACCAGCATCAAATCCTTCTGGGACAACAGTTAAGTTTGTTCTATTTGAAACACCCTTTAATGACACTGGGATTAATAAAGGTGAATCCCCTGAAGCTAGTTGATTTATCCTTTCATTATAATCAGAGCTATTTTTAATATTTTCAAAGTACTTTAATATAGGAGCACCTTTTTTAACTAATAAAATATCAGCTTTATTCCAGGTATCTTTTCCACCTACATATAAATCATCTAGTTCATTTTTTAATCCTAAAACAGAGGCAGCTTCTTTTTTAGATTTAAATAATTTACCAATATTCTTATATTCTCCAATAGGTTCTAAATCATTACCATTAACATGGATAGCAAAATAATTTTCATGTGGCCAAATATTTTCTAAAAAATTAGCAATATTTTTAGAAGAGGTAATCCATTTATCAGAGATCTCTACTCCATCTGGGAGATCCTTTCCCGGATTATTATATAAATAAGATACTACTGCCTCGGCTGCTTCACCTGATGATTGTCCATTTGTATGACCAGAATATTTACCCTTATAAATTTTAGTCCATTCAACACCAGTTATATCCTTAAACTTTTTATTAAATTCTTGGTTATTTTTACCAACTAATTCTTTAATAGAAATTAATTCGTTTTTAACTTCTTCTGCATCTTGAGTAGGTTTTATCTTATATATATTATTATCAGCACCAACAACACCATCACTTAAAAAATCATCGACTACATCAAGATAATAGCTATGGTTTGTTTTAAGGATATCTGGGTAACTAAAATTGGCTTCGGTTAATATTTCATCACTAAGACCCAATCCAGATCTAACCTTTTTATAAAGTTCTTTGGCATCAGCATCACTGAATGGGACTATTTCACTAAAGTGTTTAAAGTCACCCTCCTGGGCATACTTTCTTGCTAAGCTTGCTGAAGCTCTTTCTACAAAGTCATCTGAGTCATCTGATCTAGATCCAGCGTTCTTAAATTGAATTGAATCAAAATCGTATAGAATGTTACCTTGCTTATCTGGTTGGCCATTATATCTTAGGATCAAGTCAGAGACATCTTCTTTTCCACCAATACGATCTTCTCCACCAACATAGATGATGTTCTTTACCCCTTCTTTATAAAGATCGGTTAAGACTTCAATGATTGTCCTTGCATCTGACTTAACGACATCTATCTGAGGTTCAAAAGCTTCTTTGGCAAAATGAATTTTATCTTCATAGCTTAAAGGGTTCTTTTTCTTATCCTGTGTATGACTTAAGAATAACTTTGCCTTTTCACTCTGAGCTAGTGATGCCATCTTATCTACTAATTTACGATGACCCCAGGTAGGGGGATTAAGTCTCCCGAAAGCTAATACAACAGTTCTTTGGTCATCTTCTAATAATCTACCAAATCTTTCCCAAAGTTGTTTAGTCTCACATTCACTTAATTCTTTATTATATTTTTCAATAAAACAAGATTGTTCTTCGGTAAGATTTTCAGGGTGATCGAACCCCGCTAGGATATCGGGATCACGATTATAAGAACTAAAAGTACTACGGTCTACGATCTTAACAATATTACCGTCTTGGTCACTCATGGCTACACCTTCCATTTCACCTGGAATATAACCTTTAGTTCTAGAACGATAGAAAGTATTATAGTCAAATTGTGTTTGTTTAAATCCTTGCCATAATAACATTTTAATTGTAGCAGCACAATTAAGAGTCTGTACTAGTGTAGTAAGTAAATCTTTATTGTGATCAATTAATTCTCGTAAGTCTTCTAAATCTTGTTCATACTTAGTTTTAGCTTTTTCTTTCCCAGCATCAGTCTTTAATTTACCAACCTGGGTTTCAAATTCTTTTGTTCTCTTATCTTTGATGTATTCTTTTAAATCATTAATAAAAGTATTTTCATTAATAGTAACAGATTTTTTATCAGCTAAATTAGCATTTTCAAAAGTATTCCAGTATTTCATGAATACCTGATTATTAACTAAATCTTCGTATTCAAAACTGGATAATAATTTTTGTTCTAAATTCTGAAGTTTATCAAATTGAGATTTAACCCCATCCAAATTAAATACCTTTACATCTTTTGGTCTATTTAAGGTTGGAGACATAATATAAATATTATCTGGAACATTTAATTTTGAAGGATCTACTTTAAAAGATTGATGCTTATCTTCACCTGTATAAATAGTATGGAAAGCAATTCCAAAATCTGCATTCTTTACTTTTTCATACCCAGGATTATCTTCAGAAAAAGCATAGATAATCTTATTAGGCTGGAATGTAATGTAATCTTTACCATTAATTTCTTCTTCCCTCTTGGTATCTTTTACAAACAAGCAATCACCCTGCCAAGCTTCACCAGAAGGAATCTCTTTGGCTATTTGTAATCCATACTTCAACATCTGAGACATTCCTGGTCTATCACCATACTTAGCATCTACTTGTTCTGGAGTAGAAATAGCATTTTGTGGTCCAGAAAGAAAACCCTTTAGAGCTACTGAATCATTTGGGTAGCCTGGATATTCATGCCATACTATTAAAGCTGGGGAATTATGTACTAAAATGTATTTGTCACCAACTTTTACATAAAAGTTTTCTGTATCAGTTGTGAGATCACACTGGGGAAATTTTGTCTTTAATTTAGTCACCTTCACTACTTGCATAGTATTTTTTAATAACCTCCTTAAATCGTTCGATCAGACCTGACAGCCTAATTTCATCTTCACATTTGGAACCCTTGAAACTATTAAAATACTTTGAGCATCAACATAAATTATCTACACTAGAAATAATTTCAGGAGAAATACCTCTTAAAAAACCAGCTATAACAGAAATTTTATGATCTATTGTAGCCATATTCCAATCATTTCTATTAATTGTTTTATTACCATCATATTTAAAAATAGGTAATTCTGTATAATAGCATATACCTGTAAAAGGTAAATTTTGTTTATTTATATCTGTGAGCTTATCAACCTTTTTTCTATATTCATCATATGCTATTTTATCTTCTGGCAATACCGTTTTACCACGAATATATGAATTATATTTAAAAGAGTCAGATGAAAAGGGATTTTTACAATTACTTCCCTTTTTCATAAGTTCACGGTGTTCAGGTGATTGGCCAGGATTTCTATACCCATACCTAGTTTCCATAGTGTTACCTATATTTGTTACTCTCCGTTTAATAAAAACTTCTGTATTGAAGTAATCTTTAGGTGACCCATATTTTTCAGTTAAATATTCATTACAAACTTCTCTACACATAAATTTTCAATATCTATTTGGAATATCAGCCCCTCAAGTTAATTTACTGGCTTCATCACTATATTTTTTTAGTTCTGTTATAGGCCAACCATCATCAAATACCTCTGATATTGTTGTATAACCCATTAACTTAGCTATATTATTTAGATAGTCGATACTATGTAATTTTCTAAATTCAACAATTTTATCATATTCTAATTTACGGGTGGTTAAAGATTTATTATTATTAGCCATATTTGCCTCCTTAATTTTATAATTAATTTAGCAACAATAAAACTAAAAATGATCGATACCCTCTATTTTTGTAGTCACTTCCAGCTTACCGGCTTCAACATAATCATCATCAACTTTTATTGGGTGGTCTACTGTAGCAGTTAAATAACCACCATTATTAAATTCTATTGTGCACCAATTTTTATTACCGTTTTTAACTCTTGGCATTTTAAGTTCAACTGGTATAATTTCTCCAGTTGAATCATTAACTCCATAACCATAATATACCTTACCTTTATTATAGTCAGATATTATCTTACTAAAAGCAGTATCACCCTCTGTTGTAGCTACTAGTGTTTCAGGAGCTAAACAACCATCAATCTTAGTAGTAAGATTAATCCTTTCTGAATTATTTTCTAAAGTTTCGATAGTACCCTCTATTTTATCATTTAATTCTTCTAACCCTTCTGGCCCTAATAGAACTAGGTCTTCAAAATGTAGTTGGTGTTTGTTTAATCTTTTAATAAATGGCATAATTCTAATTAATCCTCTAATAAATCTTTGTCAGTATTAACATACTTGGCATTAAATTCAGCTAGAGCCTTATTGTATTCTTCTCTAGTTGTTTTCATTTATATCACCTATATCCTTTATTCTATTATTTATTGTTTTCTTTTTCTCTCATATATTCCATTGGAGTAAAATCTGAAGAAGAAATGTACTGGCCATTATTTTCTTTACCAAGATTATCCTTATACTTTAGGTAATCATAATAGTCTGTCTTTTTAATTTTAAAATCACCTAATGGTTCTTCGTAATCTTCAATATTTTTCTTTAAAGATTTGGTAATTTTTGAAACACCCTCAGCTGTTAAAGGAGCTTCAACTCTAATGGTAAAATAACTTCTATCAGGTTTATCAATGTCCAATGAGTCAGCATCAGTTGAAATTAATGGTTGCCAGTCATCAGTCATAGCAAATGGCTTAACCCCTAAAATATCAGCTATTTCTTTTATGTAAACTAAACTCCTATAATTTAGTTTATCACCTGAACTAATTCTTTCAAAATTATCACCAATTTCAAAATAATCTTCATTTCCATAGTCTAAGATATCTTTATCAATATCTTTCCTGGCCGTATAAATATAGAAACCAGGATGCTTTTTTGATTTAATAGGTCCTAAAACATTAGTAAATCCATTATTATCAAAATAGGAAATAAGTCTGTTTGAAGTAGCTTCTTCTTCTGGAGTTAATGTAAATTTAGCAGTAGCTGGATTAATTTGATTATTTTCTAATTTTTCAATAGCGTCTCTAATTAAACTTAAAAAATACTTATCAAATTCAGGATAATCTCCAGGTGAGATGAATAAATGACTATTTACTCCTCCAGGATATCCACCAAAACTATTTAATGCATTATGGTAGAATTTCCCTGCTGGAGTACTACCTGGAGAATTAGAATCTAATGGAGAATTAATTATTCTACGAAATTCAGCAATCTTTTCTTCAGTTGTTTTTTCTGGGTCTCTGGAAAACTCTCTAATTTTATTTTTAAATCTAGTTACTAGTTTATTAATATCACCAGAATTTAAAGGACCTAAAGTATATTTATGCCCATTTGAAAGGACTCTAGCTCTTTTTTCATAAGGTGAACTAATAACATTAGGTAAAATAATTTCCTCAGTTAGCTTATTTTTAAGGTCTTCTAATAAAGACAACTTCTTTAATTCAGAATAAACTTTATAATAATTATTCATTTTTTCTTCTAACCTTTCTCTATATTTAATTTAGCAAAGAAGTTTCCATGAGAGTATAGGATTTTAATTTTATACTTCTAACTCCTGAAGCCTTTCTAGATTTAGTATTAAAATCACTAACTTTAATTTGATACTCTTTTGGCTTTGAAGTTATTAAATTAATAACTGAATTATCGTTAACTAAGAATACTTCTAATAATGATTCTTCCTTTAATTTGAAAACTGGAGTACCAGATTTTTTACTAATACCAAAAATCTCTTCTGAATTAACTTTCTTTACATTAGCCTTATCTGTTATAAAGAATAAATATGGGTCTTCTTCTTTCCCAGAAAAGATATCAATAATGAATTCATTTGGCTCTAACGTAATTAATTCACTAACTAATTTTCCTGAAGATTTCATGCTACCTTTTGGAATTTTATTAACTTCTATTTTATACATCTTCCCTAGATTAGAAATTAAAATAATTTTATCTTTGAGGCCAACCTTTATAGATTTTACAATATTAGAATTTTTTAATTCTCGATAATCAGTTAAAGAAACTTTCTTTAATTCAGAATCGCTGTTCAATAAAACCATTACTTGTTCAGTGTTTTTAATGGTAGTTTTTACCTTCTTGGTTTCAGTCTTAAAATCAATATCAGTAACTTCTGTTCTTCTTTCCCAGCCATACCTAGAAGTAAAGTCTTCTAATCGTTTTAAGAATTCTTTTTCCTGGGTTTTACTTGAATTGATGACCTTTGTAAGATCGGATACTTTCTTAATAAGTTCTTTTTGTTCTTTATTAAGTTCGTCCTGTTCTAAGTTAGCTAACTTTCCAAGCCGCATATCAACAATTGCCTGGGCTTGATTAGAAGTAAAACCTTGAGAGACTAATGATTTCTTAGCCTCTTCAGAACTCTTAGACTTCTTTATAGTACTAATAATTGAGTCAATCATTCCTAAAGCTTTAACCAGACCATCAACTATTTCTTTTCTACTGTTGGCTTTATCTAAATCAAATTGATACTCTCTTTTAATACATTCTATATTATGTTCTATATAGATTCTAATGTAATCTTCCAAAGTGAGAAGTTCTGGTTTCCCATTAACTAATGCCATCTGGTTAGCACTAAACGTATATTGTAAATCGGTTAACTTAAACAGTGAATTAAGAACTAAGTTAGGATCTTCACTACATTCAATTTCAATTAACATTCCATTGTCGTCAGACTTATTATAGATGTCTTCAATGCCTGTAAGCTTGCCTTCATTAACTAAGTCCTTAATACTCGCTATGAAAGGTTCTACATATACTTGATAAGGTAATGAAGTAATCTTAATAAGATTTCCATCTATTTCAGATTTACCTCGTAGAACGACAGAACCTTTACCAGTCTCATAAATTGTATGGATGTCTTTCTTATTTATAATGATTCCAGCAGTAGGGTAATCTGGATAGATGTCATCACAAGTTATTTTCTTTTTCTTTAAATACTGTTTAACTTTTTCAGTGAATTCTTTTAAATTTCCAAGTTCCCACTCCTGAGCAATTGTATAGCCAATTCCTTGTGAACCGTTTACGAATAATCTTGGAAAAATGGCTGGGAATACTATTGGCCACTCATCATCCTCTGAAAAGTTAGGTATCATGTCAATAGTATTTTTCTTAATATTAGTAAAGAACCCATCCTCACTCGCCGTAGATAATCTACATTCTGTGTATCTTGCTGCTGCTGGCTCTGGGCCACCCAGTTGAGACCCATTTGCTCCGTGCCAGTCTACTTCTGGAATATTATTTATCCAAGGCTGAGACATCCTTACAAAAGTAGAATATTCGCTTCCGTGTGGATGCCAATTAGCTATAACACCACCATCTACTTTAGCTGATTTAACGTGTGGTTTATTTGAGGTATAGCCACGAATAAACATTTCCCATAAACAAGCTCTAGCTGATGGCTTCAGTCCATCTCTAGCATCAGGGAAAGCCCTGTTTTCATTTACTTCTTTAGCATAGGTTATAAAATCTTCGTGTAATTCTTTTAAAATGTCAACCATATAAGATTATCTCCTACTTATATTATATAATTAAACTTACAAAAAATAAACTACTCAGTAGTTTATTTTATCTTTTTTCTTCTTTTTTGAGCATTTCTTTTATTAGAAGCCAATAATTTATCAGTAACTATTCTTCCAGGAATAAAACCAGGTGGGCATTCTTTAGCGAAAACACTTTTATTACCATCATTATACCAATGACATTTTAAACTGTTATTTCTGAATTTTTCTTTTTGTTTCTCAGAAAAGGGTAATCGACCAGGTATTCATTCGTCACCAATAGGTTTATATATAGTAAAAGTTTCTTTTATCCCATTATTATATCAATTTGAATTAGAGCTTATTTTAGATAATTTTTTCTTTTGCTCGTCTGATACAAAATGATTACATTTTAAAATATCTTTAACTTCAGGAAAATCTTTCACGAATTCTTCTAAAGTTTTATAAATATTAAAACTATTTAAAACTCCATATACTCCATCTATACTAGCTGAAATTAGATATTTATCTTTATAGGACAAGGCTAACAAACAATGAGCTAATACATGGTCACAATAAATTAGATTAACTAAATTACTATTACTATTATCAACTTCTAACTTTTTATATTTAAAATAAACCTTAGGGATAATATGATGGCATTCAGTAATTCCACTTTGATACTCAGTGTTGATATTAGAATTAACTAAATCTACATATTGTTGTAAATATTCGTTGTCATAAAAACAATCAAGTTTTAATAATTCATTTTTGGTCATAAATAAAACATCTCCTAGTAAACCTTGTCAGCACCAACTAAATTGACAGGCCTGTCAGTGCCAATAAAGTCAACTAGAAGACGCTTAATATAATATACACTATTATATTTAATTTAGCAATAGTTAATCATTATAATGCTCTAATAAATATTCTCTTCTAGGTTTTACTTCATTTCCAAATAAACATTCAAGGAAATCATCTACTGGTTTATACCCAGGTGAAGTAAGTTGTAATATATTTCTTGAATTAGGTGATAATATGCATGAGGCCAATTCATCTGGAGATTGTTCACCTAAACCTTTATTCCTGTTTATTTTATAATTTCCCTTATGTTTCTTTTTATAGTCATCTAAAGAACTTTGGTCCCTTATAAATATATAACTATTATCTTTTAAAGTTATTCTATAAAGTGGGGGAACAGCAACCCACACATGGCCATTCTCAATTAATTCAGGGCATAACCACCACAAGGCATTAATTAATAACGATTTAATATTAGCACCATCTTCATCACCATCTGCTGCTAAGATTATTTTTCCATACCTAAGTTTCTTGACATTATAAACTAACTTACCAGTCTCTTTTTCAATATCTAGGCCTAACGCCTTTACAATATTTGAAATCTCTTGATTAGCATAAATCTTATCCATTGAAGCTTTTCTGCAAGAAAGAATTTTACCTCTAATAGGGAAAATAGCCTGTGTTTTACCGCTACGTTTAGCTATTAACCCATTAGCCGCACTATCTCCCTCAGTGATAAATAGTTCACATTCAGTTCTATCTTTAGAATAAGCATCTACTAATTTAGTAGGAAGTGAAATAAACTTCTTCCCTTTATTTGTAGCATTTCTAATTCTTTCTTTAGCATTCTGAGCAGCTTCTTTTGCTTTTCTAGCCTTTGAGGCTCTATCAATAATTAACTTTGCATCTCTTTCATTGTTTAATAACCAGGCTGGAAATTCTTTTTTAATGGATGAAATCATTAGTGATTTATCCAAGTCTACTACTCTAGATTTAGTTTGGCTATCATAACTTACTCCAGTACATTTTACATTGAATATAATATTTAAGCCTTCAGATAATTCTGATGAAGAAAATTCATCTGTTTCTTTTTTAATAATTCCAATATCAGTAGCATATTTATTAATCATTTTAGTTAAGGCTGATTTTAAACTACTAATATGAACTCCTGATTCAGTCAGGCCATAATTAACATAGGCAGTAATATTTTCAGAATAGTCTGAAGTATAAGTTAAAACCATATCAAATAATTTATTTTTATCTTCTTTATGTAGTCTAAACCTATTTTGAGTTATTTCTTTATTCTTGACCTTAGAAGTCAACAAATCATCTAAGCCATTTGAGTAATGGAATTGTTCTATTTGTCCATCTATAATTAATTTAATAGTTAAAGATGGACAAAGACCAGCTATATCTTCAAATAACTTTTTCAACTCGTTAATATTAGATTTAGGGTCTTGGAAGAATTGTGGGTCAGGTTGCCAACATACGGTAGTGCCATTTGGGTGGCTTGATTTACCTTGTTGCCTCCACTTGAATATTCCATCTTCAAACCTAATATGTTCAAATTCACCATTATTCCAGGAAACTACTTCTAAATAATTAGATAAGAAATTAGTTAATTTTGAACCGATTCCGTTTAACCCCAAGGAGGTACCAGAATAAACTCCATCATCGTCATATTTTCCCGAGGTATTAATAGTATCAAAAGCTCGTTGTAAAATAGTTTTATTTTCTTTAAATACATTAATTGGAAATCCCTGGCCATTATCATCAACTCTATATTCGTTGGTTGCTGTATTAATAATAACAGTAATTAAATTCCCGTGATTAATTAAATGCTCATCCAATGAATTATAAAAGATTTCTTTGACCAATTGAGTAGAATATTCATTAGAACCAAGATATAAACCTGCCCTAAGTCTTACATGTTCTCGTGGCTTAAGAGTTTTAATAGAATTTTCAGTATATAAAGTTTTATCCTTTTTTGCCATACATACCTCCTGAGACATATATATTGTATAATAATTTCGCTATAAATTAAACTAAATAAAAAATAGGAGTATTCCTATTTTTTAAGATATATACCTAATATGGACTTAAGATCCATTTATTTTATTCAATACTATAACCTAAAAATATTAAATAATTAATAAAATCTATACCAGTAAATTCATCTTTAAATGGGAGAACTTCATCGTATCCCCAACTTAAATACATTCCATAGGCTTCATCTTCTGTAATCTTCTTCATAATTAACCCTCATCTAATGTTTTAACTAATAAGTATGCTACTCCTAATGGTCCTATGATTAAACCTAATAAGAGTCATAATAAGAATGTTGATGTATGCTTCATAGCTTATGCGTTTGTAATACTCGTATAGAATGATCCAACATTGAAATCATCTGACTCATCTAAGAAATAATCAAGTTCTACTGAGAAAACTCCTTCAGCTTTAGTGAAACAAGTTATACTTACGGTGATAAGAGGCTTGTCAGTCTCATCCTCACAGGTCGTAAAGTCTAATGAAATATTATTAATCTCATAACTATTTTCAGGGTCTCTTCGATAGATCTTGTAGAAAGACTTTTCCACTAATTGATTAACCTTGTCATATAAGTCTTTTCCTAAGTAATTAACTTCTAACATTTATATAATCCTCCTTTAATTTATTTGTAATCCTTTACTAGTAATTAATTCTAAAACTTTATTATAAACCTTTTCTTCTACAACAGATAATTCTTCTGATGCATCTATTTTTATTATATAGTTATTAGTCTGAATAATTTTATTATAACCTTCTCTAACTAAATAATGAAAACCTAATTTTTCTTTATCTAAGCGGTTTAATTTTTCTCCACGAGATTTAACTCGATCTAGTCCTTTTATTGGGTCTATATCTAAAAATATACTTAAATCAGGGAAATATTTATTTGATGATTTTGGGTCCTGTATAGCAAAAGAATTTAGTTTCATAATATTATTAATACCTAAGCCACGAGCATAACCTTGATAGGCTAATGAAGAGTCAATGAAACGGTCACAAATGACAATGCCATTAGATTCTAATTCTGGAATAACCTTTTCAATTAAATGTTGCCTCCTTGAAGCAGCATATAATAAAGCCTCAGTCATTGGATCCATTTCTTTGTTATTATTATCTAAAATAATATTACGAATTTGTTCTGAAATTTTTACTCCACCTGGTTCTCTAGTTAATAATACTCTATAACCATTAGAAGATAATCTTTTAAAGAGATAATCAGCTATGGTTGATTTACCACAGCCCTCTCCACCTTCCAAAACAATAAATAATCCCGCCATTATTTGTTTTCTCCTACCAATTTATCATATACTGTATCAATATTTTCTGAAGAAAAATTATTGTATACGAATTCTTCTAGATCATTTAAATATATATTATCTAACTCCTGTTCCATAGCTTTACATAATAAAGTCATATACTGATCTCTAAACCAACCAACCGAATCATTCTCCCATATATTTATTTGAAGCTCGGCCAGTTTATCCAAATAATTCTCAAAATCTTCATATGCCTCTACACTTCTCTTAAATTCTTCTCTAGTTAACATTAAGTAACCTCCAAAATAATTATTCATTAATCATTTTTGAATATTGATTATCCGATGCTAGGTCTATACCTAAAATTTCATCATAATGACTTTTCTGTCCTGGAATATACCTACCAAACTTTATGATAATATTTTTTAAATTCATTGATTTTATTAATTGTATTAAGCTATCACATTCTTCTTCAGTATATCCAGTCCAAATTATAATTGGGTCATCACATTTAACTCTGAAACGATAAATAAAACATAAAAGCTGAAATAAGTTATCTAAAGGTTCTAGGCCTTGAAAAGAAATTGATTTAGAAATATTTTGATTAAGATATTTATTAATCAACCCTTCAATTGAAGTTTTTATTCTTTTATTATTTCTTATACCCCAGTTCTGACAGATCTGAGTCCCATTTTCTTTATCACATTTAAAAGTACAAGATATTCCTGAATAAATCATAAAGGTAGATTCTTTATAATTAATAAAATCAGTTTCATTAACATCAAATACTTCAATAACATCTGGTATATTAGGTTTATCAATCTTTTCCCAGTCTATTACCTGTTTAAGTATACGTTCTTTATAATCCATTAATCATCAATTCTATTTACTGATAAAATAGCTAATAACATAATCCCAGTGCAACATCCAGCAAAAAATATTCCAAAATAAATTAAAAAATCACGAAAGGTCATCTTATTCCTCCTTATCAAATATTTCCCTGAGTAATTCATGGAATAGATCTACCCAGAAAATACTAAGAATCATAGCTAATAAAAAACTGATTAATATAATTAGAAAAATTAAACTGATAATTATTTTAAATATTTCCCACAACATATTTTATTAACCTTTTATTTTATAATTTAATTATAAATAGATCTATACCATTTATAAACTAAATTTCTATGACCTTACAATTAACTTTTTTTGAATAGGCAGTACAAGCATCCATAGCTACAATCCCTTCATCTATGAAAGGGGAGAAATGTGCCTCTTCACCTTTTTCGTGCGGAAACTCAACTCCATAGTTATGTAAATTAGCATGGCCATAAGAAGTATGCCAATGTCCACACCAGATTGTCTTTCCAGGTTCTCTTATTTTTGCAGCCCAGGCTAACATACCATTGATCCAGGTTGAGTCAATCCATTCTACTAAAGGAGCATCTCTCCAATCTTTCTTATAAGCTACAGGAGTAATACTGTACTTTCCAGCATAGATGCAAGGAATTCAACCATGAACAAAGATATGGTCTCCAACCTCATGATAAAACTTGCATTCTTTACGGTATGTCTGATAAAGTTCATTATCTTTCATATTTGAGCAGATCTCATCTGGCTTAGTATTGGTTAGGATCCTGGCCGTATTGAGAGTACCATTTTTAAAATCATAATCTCTGGGGTAACCTCTTTCGGCCATTTCATCCATTAAGAGTTCATGATTCCCTACGATTAAGATCTTTCTTTCAAGACTGTTAACAAACTTTAAGCATTCCTTGGGTTGTTCACCTCTATCTAATAAGTCACCTAAGGAGACAAAAGTATGATTAGGGTTAGTCTTATCAAAGCCCTCTTTTTCAAGGGCTTCAATCATTTCATTATAGAAACCATGAACATCAGCTACAATAAAATACTTCACTAATAGCTCACGCTCGCTCTAACTTCCCACTCTGGGTCTTCAAAAACTTTCTGAACACGGTCATTGGCATTCCAGAAATCCATAATATAACCCACAGAGAAGAAATATCCTAAAGTTGGGGCTACATCGAAAGTCTTATCATACCAGTATTCATACTCAGCAATAAGCTTCTTTTCTTCGTCACCAAAGATAAATTCAGGATAATCATCCGGGGCCTTTTCTTCTTTATTAAAAGCATCCCAGATCTTATCAAGCTTAGGGCCAATTTCCGAGATTTTATTCATTAAAGAATCCCATCTTTCTTTAGAAATGATTGGGTCATCAGAATCAAAATAGTCTCCATAATCTGGTACTAATTCATAGACTAATTCCCAGCTTTTACGACCATAGGCTAACTCTCTTTCAGAGGTAGTAGTATAACCTGATTCACGCCATTCACTAACTATAGCATTCCAAGCCTGTTCACAAGTTTCATTTACTTTCTTCTTATAAATTGTAAAGTCTAATCCCATATTAATCCTCCTTAAGCTCTTTTTCTATTTCTTCTTTGTCTTTAATCAGTTCTTCAACTCTTTCTTCTAATGATTCCGGCTTATTAGTGTCCCAGAATGGTCTTAGGGACTTTCTTAAACGATTATATCTATTCCACTTCTTTGACTTACAAGGGTTATTAGTATAATCCTTTTCATAAGTATCGGCTAATACGAAACATAACTTATTTCCATTAAAGACATAATGGAAAGTGTAGTAAAAGTCAATACCTTCTTTTAAAGGCGACATTTCTAAGCTATAGTCTTTAGAATTAAAAATCTTCATAATATTCTTCATAATATTCTCCTTTTAGAACATTCCAGAGTAGCTCGGCTTCTTCTTCTACTTTATCTATATCTTCAACAGACAACCAAACAATATTCTTCGTGCCGACCCTATTATTGAATTGAGTTTCACATTCAAAGCTTTCAAATGATTTTCCATTAATGTTAAAGATACTATACGTTACGGTAATAAAATACTTCTTACCTTTTTGATCATCAATACGCTTCTGGAACATACTAGTACGTACATTACCTGTATCTTTACCACCAAATTCAGTATAGCCTCTTTTTAAGAGTTCTTCTCTATTCATGATGCCAATATCCCCATTCATCTTTGGTCCAGCCCGGATTCTCTTCTAGCCACTCATTTAAGGCTTCTCCAGGATCTTCGACATAACCGAAGGTATCATCTGGATATTTCAATTCAGTACATACAGTTTGATTCTCATCTACATACCTAAAGCTGCCACCATAAGTATGATCCCAGGGTACTTGAGCCCATTCTACAACAAAAGCTCCTAAATCAGCTGGGAAAATATGAACATCATTATAATACTCAGACTTATATGACTGTTCATTTAAGAAACGAATCAATTCATACATAGCTTCTAATTCTTTTTTACCAAAGTACATACTGTTCATAATTATTACCTCTTTTATTATATTTATATTATATAATTCTTTATATAGGTTTATAAACTATTCATTTCTCCATTCTTCAATTAGACTCTTAATAAAAGTCATTTCAGCACCGGTGATTTCTCTATCAATCAATTTTTCCTGAGCCTTATCTATAAGCCAAGAAACAGGAATAGCATCATCAATTTCAAAGGCATCTAATAAACCTAGGGTAAACTCGACACCAGTTCTAAATGAATCCGTAATCTTTTCATCATGAATTGATTTCAAGGCATAACTCTTTAACTTATCTGCATTTACTACTTTCATTCTTTATTCCCCTTTATTGTATCTAAACAATCTTTCCAACCAAAACAATATTCAATAGGTATATTACCCTTAATGCGCTCTTCTTCAGAAATGTAGTCTGGAAGCTGTGGCATAATTTCAATTTCACTATCAGGGTCAACTAAAAATACGTCTACATCTTTTGAGACAATGATACAATCAAGATCTTGAGAATCTTCCCAAGCTGCTTTTAACCTAGTAGCCCTTTCTAGATAATCTCTAAAATTGTCAGCATTTATTCTAAAAATGACCTTCATTTAATATCTCTCTTAACTTCTTTAAGTCCCATAATGCTGGTTCTCTATAGAATAAATCAGCGATTTGAATGAATTGACAATAGAACAAATGGTCATTAAGGCCAAAGGGACAAGTATCACATTTCCAATTTGTTGCCTTGCCGTGTAAGTTACACTTATCTTTTATCTTCTGTAATACATCAAATAGTTCATCTAATTTATCCATTCTTTTTCTCCCATTCATTTATCATACAGTTTATAAAAGTCCAAGTATCACCATATTTAATAAGTCTATTATCTATATACTTCTTTATCCACTCAACAGGAACAGCACTTTCCATAGACATATTATCAACCATTTTATTGATGTGATAAATATACCAACTAACTGTATCTTTTTCTTCTTTAGATAATTCACCTATTGGGTGAGAATTATATAACTCATAGTTAAGATAATTTAATTTTTCTTTAAACTTATTGGAGTTAATCAGTTTCATTTTCTTTCTCCCAGTCTTCTATCATATCTAAAATGCACTTTTTTCTATCTTCATTTTTATGCGGAAACTTAGGGTGATTAAGAATCCATTCAATAGGAATCGCCTTGATAGTCGGTTGTGCATTTATGTCATATTCATCAACCCAATGGCATATTTTCTCATCACTGAAGCCAAATAATCTCCAACCTTTTCTACAGATTTTTACAAGTTCATCTGCATCGATCAGTCTCATTATCTAATTACCTCATAACATTTTTTATTAATTCGTCCATAACCTTTTCATAATAGGTTTTCATATAATTCATCCCATCTTCAAAGCCTTCTGTATAGTCAGTGGTTGGTACAACTCCCTTATACTTATATATCTCTACAATTCTCATTACATCTTCTATCGGTAACCCAAATAATTTCATAGGCTTATCACCAAGAATAATATGTAAATACTCTTTATCAACCAATGCGTAATTACGGTTTTTACAGTACTCCATTACCTGCTCGTGGGTAATCATTTCATTATCCATTTTCTTTCTCCATCTTTTCTTCTAATTTTAAAGCATAATCATCTGCTATTGAGTAAGCAAAATTCCATCTATATATTCTATACATTATTTCATCACCGACAAACTCATAATCAAATTTTGTTGGTGCAATCAATTTATATACTTTATCTAACTCAATACCAGTATCACTATCAATTACTTTAACACTCAGCATTGGTCTCATTTTCTTTCTCCCAATCGTTATATAACTCAATAACTTCTTTTATCATTTGAGCAAATCTCTCTGATTCTTGTTTATTGTCAAGATATTTCTCATTCTTGAAGTCATCATGCATCTTGACTATTTTTTCTTTAAGAAAGTCACGCTCCCAATCATCTGCAACTGTTGAACCCAATTTATACCTTTTCTCATACCACCTAATTATATACCAAACAGGAATGGCTTCGACTGTTGGGTAATTTTCATAAGGCTCATCTTCTTCGATAACCTCATAATTATATTGTCTCAGGAGATTATTATTTAAGTCCAATGCTAATTTTTCTGCATCTTCCTTTATACAAAATTCATTAACTATATAGCCTTCATAATAAGAGGCATAAGGTGCAGCATACACCTTATATATTTTATTAGGCTTTCTATCTGCATCTATTAGTCTCATTTTCTTTTTCCCACCTTTCATAATAGTCAAACATTCTCAATGTCTTTCCGTTACTTTGGCACATAATAAAGATTTTCCAAACATAATCTTCTACTTCATCAATAGACCAACCAGAGAAGAAGTTTAAGTTTAATGGTTTATGGTCATTAGAAGAATATAATTGTACTCTAAACTCAGGTTCACTGATAAATTCTTCATGAGTATATGGGTGTGTCCAAGGCTTAAAAGTATATACTGTAATAAAGTACTGTTTACCATATTCATCATCAAATCTCTTCTGGAACATTCTATGTACACTGGGATCAAACTCAGCATCAACAGAATACTCTTTATAACCTTTTTCTAATAATTCATTAATTTCCATTTTTCTTTATCTCCCATATCTACATTTATTTCCTCTAAATGTTGCACCTTCCCACACCCATTCGTGATATATACAATCTGGGCATCTATACCCATTTAACCTGCAGAATCTTTTGTGCTTGATTTTCTTAATCAGTCTGAGAAGTATTCTCTTTATACTCATTTTCATCATACCTCCACCATGTCACTAATTCTTTTAAAAATCCTTCAGGATATACTAAGTCACCGGTGCCATAATACCGTTTAATATAATTTTCTATCCACTTAACAGGGATTGCTGGAACTGTGGGAGTGCCATGGACTTCTCATGCCATAATATACCCAAACCCAGTTTTATCAGTTCGATATTTTAATTCATCAGCATCAATTAGTCTCATTTTCTTTCTCCCATTCGTTTATAGCATCTTGTAAACGTACTTCTTGTCCTTTGATAATTTCATACCTTTTCAGCCATTCAACTGGAATTGCTTTTACTGTTGGTTGGTTCTGAATATCCTTGATAAATTCTCTTAATCTTGCCTTTTCTGCTCTATGAGAAACCCAAGTTATTAGATTTTCATACTCTGTTTTGAATACATCAGCATCAATTAGTCTCATTTTCTTTCTCCCATAAATACTTAGAAATAATACGTTTCTCTCTCCTATCAAACCCATAATCGTTCATTATATGCTTTTGATATCCTTTGTTCTTATTGGGATCAATTCCATATCCGAATATAATAGTATACCCATTTATTCTAGTAATAAATCTGCTGAGATTCTTACGAGATAAAGTTCGAACTTTTATTTTACCCACTACTGTATTTAAATAATAAGAGTATTTATCACTAAAGAAATAGTTTTCTACAAGTTCATTATTTTTATAAATAGTTAATGAATGCTTATAAAAGTCAATTGTATATTTATCAATAGTAAATACCGGAAATAGATCAGTATTTATTACCTTGCCATCTTTAATTATTAGGACTCCATAATCTATTGCAGCCATTCATTACTCTCCCAATTCTTTTACAAACTTTTCACAGAACTTTTCATAGATCTCAGGATCATCATAACTTTCAACCATTCGGTTATAACTCTCTTCTTGTAATCTATCAAAGAGATCTTCTTCACCTCTAAAGATATGAGCAGTAGTAGAGCTATCACAAAGCATCTCATAGAAGTCATTAGCATAGCAACCAGTAGAACCATCATTACAAGGGCAACACCATTCATTACAAAACTGCTTACATCTTTCAGTTGTTAACTTATTCCACTGTCTACTTCTCATTTTCTTCCTCCCAAGCTTCTAACACTAATTGATAGCAATCTTTCACAGACCAATCATCAATACCCATTCCCATATTGTCTGCTTCATTACACTTGTTTATTAACCACTCAATAGGAATTGCTTTTACTGTTGGTTGGCTTTCGATAGCATATCGACTGAACATATCCATTTTCACTGGCTTATCAAACATATCTGTAAAGCTTGGTTTTAGTAATCTATCTGCGTCAATTAGCCTCATTTTCTTTCTCCCAGTCATATAACAGTTTGCAAAGAATTTCAGTTTCTTCATTTCCATCTGGGTAGCTACCAAGTATTACATCTATCTTTGATTTAATCCACTCAATAGGAACGAAATCTTTGTATGGTTTCAATGGACATTCAATTCCATTACCTTCATCTAGTAAACAAACACTTTTACCAAAAGCCATAGTACCAAAAGGACAATCACAACAATCTCTAGGTGTATCAATTATCATTACAGATTTACTCATTTTCTTTCTCCTAATAACCAAACCTTATAAATACAAATATATGAAGAGTAAAATTAAACCAATAATTATACACCACTTACTCACTTCTTCAATTTTCTTTATAAAAGAAGCATTATACACATCATCACAAATAGTCTCTATTGTATCTAATTCATCCCACTGTCTATTTTTCATTTTCTCTTACCTCTTTATTTACATTATTATTATAATCTATAAATAACAGTAAATAAACTAAAAGAAGGAGAAATTATTTCCCCTTCCTTTTCTTCTTAGAAGTAACTTCTTCTAAAGCCTTTTTAACCAAACATCTTTTATCCACTCGATAGGGATTGCCTTTATTACTGGTGCAGTATTTAATTGTTCTAATGAAATATGCGGTAGACAGACAATATTACCGCTGTGAACTACTTCAACTATTAGTTTATCAGAATCGATTAGCCTCATTTATATTACCCCACTATCACTAATATTTTTTAATAAAGGACAATTTTTAGGCAGAGCTTCTTTATTAGTATCTATATTATAAATATATAAAGTCTTTTTTCCATTTGAATAAACACAATTTGTATATACTATGCCAATTTTATTAATTTTAGTTTTTAAATATGGACATTCAATGCATTTAACCATGAATACTATCCCAGTCTTTAATCATTCGATTTAAAATATATTTAGTTATTGGCCCTGAAGTATTTTTATAATTATTTATCCAATTAAGAGATATAGCCTTAATAGTTGGTTCTGAATCTATCTTACTGTAACAGATTTCTAGGCCATCATCAATACCATTTTCATATTCAACATCAGAATACCTCATGGCTCCAATTTCTATCATATTTTCATATTTACTAGATTCCTGCCCTCTTTCGAAGATTATCCCCAGAATTTCATCCTTTAAATTATCTCCATCAATTAGTCTCACTTATTTATCTCCTTCTTAATAGCATCAATGTAGTAGTTCATTGCATTTCTAACTCTCTTAACCTTTTCTTCATCAATGCGGTCATCATCATCATTGTTTAAAAGAATTTCTTCCATATCCCACTTTAAAGGTTCCCATTTTTCTTTTAAGTATCTTTTGCTGTAGTAACTCATTTCTTTTTCCTCTTCTTTCTAGTAATTTCTTCTAATGCTTCTTCTATTTCATCCTTTATTGGCTCCGGGTGGAATAAAGTTATTATTACCCCTATAGAGATAAAACATAAAATAATACTAATCAAAATTATTAAACACCATTTTAATGAATTAGTTAAAAATATTTTAATCACCTAGCCTTATTTAAAATAAAGCTTACCATTTATTACATAGATAATAGTTTCTATGCCATCATAATCCATAATATAATAATCGGTAGCTTCGTCTGGTATTTCTACTATTCTTAAAGTAGCAAAAGTACCATCACATCTATCAGGAAAATCTTCGATTAATTTTATTAATCTTGGATCTTTACGGTCAACAGAATAATTATCTTCAAGATCTAAAGCATCTCTCACATAATCTGAAACAGAAAATCCACCATAATCTTTATTTAATACTATCTTCATTGCCTTTTACCGCTGGTAATCCATATATTACTTTTTCTCCCTTAGGAGTTAATTCTTCATCTATTATACACTCAATATACCAAGAAGATAATAAATCATTAATGGAATTATACCTTGAATTGTCTTCAATAATATAATCACCCTCTTTGATATATTTTGATAATAATTCTTTTATCTTGTAAATATTAGTACTTAAGCTTTTTTTCCTCATATACTTAACCCTTATTGATTTTTTACATTATTATTATATCTCAAAATAAAAAAGACAGTAAACTAATTACTGTCTTCATTTTCTTCGGTTTCTTCTTTTTTATTCCTAGTTATGTAAGATAAAATTAAAAAGTCACTAAAAATAGCTCAATTACCTCTTGTTGTAGTAATTTTATACTTTAGCTTATACTAAAAAAGGCAGATATACCTGCCTTTATAATTATAGTATACATTGTTAACTTATAACAATTACTTTAGCTGAACATTGATTCTTTTTCTAAAACATTATACCATTTCCTGGCAGTAGCTTCTCTTTTCCTTATCGCCTGATATGATGATAGTGGTGTATAGAACCCCACTACTCTGGTATATTTATCAACAATTGGTTTACCACAATGTGGACATACAGTAGTACCAATAGAAGCATGCTTATCTTCACAGACATTAATCTTGGTATTAAAGGCAAAATAAATTACACCCTGACTAGCTACATAATTTAACATATCCCAAGCCATTTCTTCATTAGGGAATCTTCCTTCGATATTAATATGAGCGATGCATCCACCGCCACACTTTTTATCAAATAAATTACCTAATCTACACTTTTCTTGGATAGTACACTTTTCCATTAATGGGATCCATTGATTAGACTCTATATAATACTCATGCTTATCTTCTCTGACACATAAACTATTTATTTCACTAAATCTCATATTCTATTCTCCTTTATTGCGAGTATAAAATTATCAAAGTTATTTGGATACACTAAGATATAATTCAATTTATTATCTTTAGCTTGATTGAATTTCTCGACATCACGTCTACATCAAACATCTAAAATCATGTTCGATCATTTATCACCTTTAGATTTTAATTCTTCTACTAAACTTAAATCATCCGCATTATTCTCATCAAACGGGTGATTATTATGAGATGGATGAATATTTAATTCAATAAATATATCTAATGATTTGATATAGAAATCGCATTTTGTTGAGTATCTATCATCTACATAATCATCATAGATGATATCATCATCACCATAAATTGTTCTTAATAAATCATATGTAATATTTTCATAGGATGATGTGTTCATAGTACCGTTTCTCTTCTTCGTTTCAGTAGCTAAAACACTTCTTCTATGATACTCTTCTTGGGATGTATTTGCCCTATCCCTTTTGGCTGATTCAGACATCCTATTATGATATAATTCACGCTCTTCAGGTGTTCAATTATCTCTCGATTCTTGCTTCTTTTCCTCACGATTTTTTATATACTCTTTATCTGCAACATCTGATCAAAATTTAAGTAAACCTTTAGACACATTTTTACTTTTATTTTCTTGGAATTTTACATAATCTTCATAATTATTTTCTTTCAAATCACTTAATTTTTCAGCGGCTTTCTTACTCATTTTAACCATGTGATCATGAATATTTGGTCAACCAAGTTCTCATCCATCATTAAGAAATAAACAAAGGTCAACTGTTTTACATTTACTATTCTGTTGACCTTTATGAATATAAGTATAAATTTTACCCATAAAAAGTCTCCTCCTAGTCTGATACCCAGCGGGCCGGCCAGCACCAGACTAGGTATTGACATTTTATATATTAAATTTAGCAACAAAACTTATCTAAATATTCTTCAACTAAATCGTAGTCATTGTCAAATGCTTCTTTTGCACTAACTTCTTTTATCTTACCTGATATATTTACTTTTACAGTATCTCTTGATTTTATTAAATAATTCTTACCATTAATACTAAACCTGTAATCATATGTTGTGTAATCACAACTTCCGTCTCTAAATAAGAGATTATCAGCTTGACATAAAATTCCTGCTGCATTTTCTGCTGGGATAAATTCAATGTTAAATGAGAACTGGTCTTTCTTTTCGATATTATTTCTTTCAAAGAATGTATCCTTAACCTCATTCATTAAATCCAAAATTTCTGTAGCAAATTCAACAGCTTCATCAGAATAAGATTTATTACCAAATTCATCAGTATTGATCAACCCAAACATATCCATTACTTCATACATTCCAATACCACCAATAGTACAGAACTGCTTATCTAATTCTAATGCACCATCTTGGTAATTAGGTAACAATCCCTTTTCAATATTTCTCTTAAGGATATGTCTCATTGATAATAAGGCCTTACAATCTAATTCTACTCGGTCACGAAGAATTTTAAGATACTTAGATCTAGCCCTCTTTAATGGAACTTCATTTGGTTTATTATACTCAAATGCTTCATAAGCTATTCTAACCAAGTTAATTGTGCTTACTCTACATGATCCTACTGAAAGAGCTGTACCACCAATAGAATTAATAAATGCGTCCAATTTTGATGTATCACTTAATAATCTACAGCAATTACTTAATACCCCCACATTATCTGAGCAGAAGAAATTGCTATCACTCCATTGCATATTATGAGCACATGCCCATCTTGCGAATTCTTGGTCTTTAAATTCTCCATCCTTGTACAAAATGGAAAATGTTATAATAGGAAAGGTAAACATATTTTCTTTACGGATATCTGCTACAACTTCCATAAAGACCTTTTGTGCTTTAACTAATTCTTCAATCTGGTCAATGGCAAAGCTACCGTCTGGGAATTCTACTCCGCCGAATAATTCTTCTAAGTAAGGTCTATCGAAAATAGATACGTTTGTAAAAGCACACTGATCTATTCTCATAAATGGTTGATTTAATCTATAAATAAATTTTTGGAAATTCTGTCTTAAATATGTATCTGGATCCTTTAAGAAATATCCATTTTCACAGTCATGCTTCCAAAAATAATAAGCCCAAATTATAACATTAGGGAGACCTACAGCTCCTGATTGTCTATTACTGAGGAATGAAGTAAATTCAATTACATCATCAAAATATGTAGTTAAATGCTTAGGTGGCTGATGATTATAATTAGATAAGAAGAATAGTCCTTCTGTAGCTAATCTAGTTAAATCATTAGCCCAGCAGTAAGGGATATAGCTAGCAGAGGTAGAATCATTCAAATAGAATCCTTTTGAATACTCTTGTTCAAGCCATTGACGTGCAGTCTTTAAACCCCACCTCTTTTTAATCTCTAAAAAGATTTTATTTAATCCAAATAACTTATCTGATGCTTTACCTTTTTCAGTCATATATGATCTAATATCTTTATGAGAAGCATTAGCGTTAGGGTCTACGGTTGTATCGGCCAATGTATCATTCTTTACGAAATTTGATAAAAATTCTGAATAATCTAACTGAGTTGGATGTATACCACTGAAGTATTCAAAATCTTCACCATACTTATCTCTAAGCATTTCAAGCGTTCTTTCGAAATCTTTATTCAAACAAAGTGTTATTTCCATAATTAAATTTCTCCTGAAGATAATGCTTTGATAGCAGCAGAAAAATTATATAAGTGATCTCCATTTACTACAAAGGGAGCTTCCTTAATATCATATTTTTCTGAAGCCTCATAGACCGCATCTGGGTCATTTATTAATTCATATTCTTTGTCCATTGAATTTAATTTTTTCTCTAAAATTTTACATTTAGGACAATTAGTACTATATACTTTTAACATAAAAACTCCTTCGTTTATTTATCTGCCAGTCGAACTAAACATTGAGTCCCGTCTCCATAGCAAAATATTTTACCCTGTTTATCAAAAGTTATGTTGGAACTTTTTACATATTTTCCAACATAACCCTTGTTTATATGACTAGCTTGTACGGAATCTGAGTAATCGGTGGTCCACCCGATTAACATATTTTTGCTATTCCTGACTTCCGTTCTCATTTTCTAATTCTTCATTTAATACTTGCTTAGGAGTTTCAGGCTTAGGCTGTTCTAAAACTGGGTTAAGCTTAACCACATAGATAATATTATTTGAACGGTCTAATTCAGCCCAGCTAAGAAATCTATAACCGCTTCTGGCTAAGATTCCTGCCAAATCACCAAAATCTTCTTTAGAATAAGCTCTTAATTCATCCATAAATTATTCTTCCACCTTATCTTTCTTCTTTGATCTACGCTTTTTAGGTTTTTCTTCAGATGGAGTTTCAATTGGCTGGAGATTTTCATCCACCTTAATTGGCTCTTCACCTGGATTGATAACAAAAATTTCAGGTTCTGTATCATCTGATGTTTTTTCTTCAACTGATGGGATATCAACTGTTTCTGGTTTAACTTCTTCTGCCCCTAAATCCTTAACTACTACTACAAATGCAGCATGAAATCTATTATCTCCAGTTAATGTAGGTATTCTATCATCTTCAACCTTAAACTCTTCGCCTTCTTTAGCAAGTCTTCCTAATTCTTTAATCTTAACTCTTTTTCTTAAGCTCTCGTTGGTAGCTCTAACTAATTTCATTATCTTTTTCTCCTTCTAAATTTTTTAGCCAATTTTTCAAAAAATCTTCTTTGTTTTCTATTTATTATTGGAGATTTATTTTCTGGCTTATATAATTCTACCTTTCCATCCGAAACGGCTTTCATAAATTTAAAGCCATCCCATTCTTTTTTAGTTTCCTCATCAGAATTACTTAAATCAGAATCCAAATCTTCTTTAAATTTATTTAAAGATTTTAAATATTCATTCAATACCTGGGCCTGTTCTTCTGGCGAAGCGGTATCAAATTCCTCAACGACTTCTAATCCATAATCAGAAGTTTGTAACCCTTCCAAAACATCCATTGCATGAGACACTATAGCTGATGCTGAATCATTAAATTTTACAGCTTCAACTTTACCCATGGAATTTTGATAGCATATAGTCACATCGGTATATCTAGGAATAATATATTGTTTTTTATCTATAGGATTATATTCTCTAACTAATTTTAGATTATCCTTTACCTGGAAGATTGGGTTCATGAAAGCTTTTCAATCATCACTAAACTTTAAAATAAAAGCTCTCTCAGTATATCCGATTTCATTAGCACATAAATATAATCTATCTGGGTTAGCTTCTAGAGTATCAACCAAGTCTCTAAGGATAGTATTAGTTAATTCTGAATCCTTCTTAACATCCCACTCCATAGCCCTTTCATTTAAAAGGTCTGAAACCAATATGTCTTTTACCATATTTATCTATCTCCCACAGTAAGTTTATAAATATCTCTATTAAAATCGGCAGTTAATCTAATCTCAAATTCATCTTTAAAGAATGTAAATAGTGAATTGTTAGTAGTAGTAATAGAATTATCTTCCATTGATATTTCTGGATTGTTTGATATAATATTATATACTGTTGAAAAGTCATCACTGTTTGTTAGATTAATTACGAAGTCATTCCCTTTCCATTCACCTTTAAATGGTATATCTAATGAATTAATAAATTCTTCTTTATCCATTAATTTCCTCCTTAACTTTATCTAAGCATTCCTGGTTTTCTTTCTTAACTGATTCTTCATCGGCCTTATTATCTACATATTTCTTTAACTCTTTTTCAATCTTTTTCTTTTGAAGCTTCTGAATAAATTTAGGCGGAAGATTATACAAATATCTACAATATAATATTCTTTGATAGTTAACCTCTAATTGATTAAAATAAGATTGTATTGAGTTAGCTTGTTCAGATGAAATATTCCCTTTAATTAGTAATTCATTAGCTTCATTAACTGCCTTTAACATTTCATCTCTTTGTTTTTGTACTGAAATTAAATATTTTTCTAAATCTCTTTTTGACATCTAATTATTCTTCCTCATCTAAGTCTATATCTATAACTTCCTTGTTATCTTTACTAAGGATGGACATAATAGTATCTATGACCTTTTTTCTAGATTCTTGGTTTAGTCCATCTTCACCAAGATGTATTTCATTTGTCTGGTTATTTATTTGAATTAATGGTTTATGATTTAAATTATCTTCAAGGGAGTTAATTGTTTGTTGAGTAGTACTCATATACTTAATTAACTGATCGTTGTTAAATCCTTCTGGAGTATCAATTAACCTGGATTCTACCTCAGTATCAACGATATTTAATAACTGAGATAATTTATTAATTCTAGCTATGTCTTTTTTACGTTGATTTAAATTAAATAGATTTGTTAATTCTTCTAATTTATCTGGGTTTGATTCATTTATTATCTTCTCAACTAGATCATTTGATTCAGTAAATAAATTATTATTCTTAGAAACTATACCGGCCGTATCTTCTGGAGATTGTATTAATTCTTCTTTATTTTCCATTAGAACATGTCCTTATATATGTTTGTAATTTTTGATGAAAGATTTTTTTCTAAGTTTAAAGTTAGACTATTTCTTCCATCTACTATGGTATTAATTACCGATTCATCTAACTCTTTACTAGGTTTAAAACTATATTTAACTGAATCTTCTCCAATACAAATAAACAACTTCCCAAACCCAAAATCTACTTCTACTAGATTATCTCCTTTTAAAGAGGCTTCTTCCACATAGTCAGAAATACATCAATTTATTTTTTCAAAAAGTCTCCCAATATAAAGAGTATCAATGGTAGTTAATTTACTTAAATCTTCTTTAATATTTCCTATCACTACTTTATCAACTCCTTCATAATATCCTTAGTGTTTTTATTTAACATTTGATTATATTGTATTTCTAACTGACTTATATATCATTTAAGTATTTTATCTAAACGTTCAGAAACATTCGAATAATACTCCTTTTTCTCTGGTACAGAATTGAGATCTTCTCTTATCTTAATTAAATTTTTTATTGTATCCATTTGCTATATCAACTACTTTTTTATATACTTCGATAATATCTTTTCTTAGGTTAGGATCTATTTCTAATTTTTTAAATGATTCATTAAATGACTTATTTTCAGTAATTGAATAATAATAAATTAGTAATGCATTAGTAAAAACCTTTAATTCTAAAATAGTAGGTATTTTAATAGTACAGCCACCCAAAGAAGAACATAAATTTAATAACCCATCTTTACCTAGAATGTATATTAATTCAGAAATAACAGAATACTCAGGATCTTCTCTGATCTTAAAAATAGAATACAATATTAAATTATATAAATCTTCTTCTTTTAATATATTAGGACTCTTCATTTCAATTCTCATAAGCCGATTTAAACATTAGATCTAAATCATATTCAGTAACCTTTATTTCATCAGATAATCCTCGAATTAATTCAATTAAGTCTTGGTTCGTTTTATTTATAACCAGCCTGACTACTGATTCCATTGAATCTGGTAAATGTCATAAAATTATATCCTTGGTTAAATGTTTTTTATAGAAAGAAGCTTCATCAAAAGTTGATTTTTCTTCTAACTTTTTCTGTAATTTTATTTGAAATTCTTGTGGTAATGTATAGCTGCTTAATAGTGATAATAGGGTAGATTTATAAATATTATTTTTAATTAAATTATCACTAAAATATATCTTTGGTATATTTTTAAAAATTATTTTTGGTATATCACTAAAAATGTCTTGAATACTTAATTGAATTAAATTTGTTCTATTCTGAGATTCTAAGGAATTAATTCTACTATTTTTATATTTATTTTCATCCCAATTAGTATTATATTCTGGGTTTATTACTTCACAGAATGTTTCCCGGTCATAAGTTAACTTTCTGAAATACATAATTGATTTCATATAATTTAATACCGATTTTACCGGCTTCTTACTTTGATCCTTATACCTACTATAAGTTGAGTAGGCCAAGAAATAGGCAAAGCCATCATAGTCAGCAATAGTATTAAAATACTTAGCTTTACTAGCTAACATATAGGCCAATAAATACATGTAAGTAAATGCCTTATCCATATCACAATCTTCTTTATAAATATTGTTATCAATTCATATAGCCATATCTACAAATCGGACGTCTTTAGGCTTTTTAAATAATGGGTTCATAATATACTATACAAACTTTAAATGGCTAATTCCATTTTCAGACTTTTCTACTACCAATGAATTATCCCTAGTAAGCTCTAAATCCTGGGTATGATGTGAAATAATAAATATACTATCAATATCAGATAAACTTGAAATAAGATCAATAATTTTATTACATCCTATCAAATCCATATTATCAAAGATTTCATCACAAACTAATAAATTACTTCTAATATCCAGTTGTTTACTTAAAACATCTCTTAAGGCTAATTGGATTATTATATCAATTTTTTGTTTTTCTCCACCAGATAGATTTTCGTAAGGTTTATTACAGTAAGTAATATCTACGGCATTTTCATTTAAAGTAAAATTTAATTCTTCAGTATTAAAAACTTGTAAAGAATATTTTTTAATTAATTTATTTAGATATTCAATTACATTTAATAATAATATTCCTCTAAACTCTCTTTTAGCTAAAGTTATCATTTGTTGAACAATATTTAAATGGGCATTTATATCAAATATTTCACCTGAAATATTTACAGATTCTTCATTTAATTTCTTAATAACATCTTCAACTCCAGAAATATCAGTAAGTAATTTATTATATCGATTTTTTAAGTCTTCTAATTTCTGGATTTTAGATTCAGTAGATGATATCTTACTTGAGAGAGAAATTTTATCCTTAGATAATTCTTTTAATCTTAGCGTATATGAATCTATTTTAGATTTTAATTCTTCTAAATTTACCTCGATTAAATGGTTGTGGTCAGCTATAATTTTTTCTTTTTCATCTTTTATTCGGTTATATTCTTGATCATAGAGATCTAAATCACCCTTTAATTTATTTAAATTATTTTTTAACTCAGTTGTATCAGGCTTATTAATGTTAGGTATTTTTTGGCCACAAGTCGGACATACATCCTTGATACTATCTAGTTTTTTAATTTCTTTTTCTAGAATCTTTATTTCTGTTTTTAAGTTATTTATTTCTTGAGTTTTCTTCTCTTCGATATTTTCTATTGGGCCTAGTTTAATATCTAACTGACCATTGCTTTCTAATAAAATACTTCTATACTTTGAATTTAATTCTTCCAGTTGTTCAGATAAATCTTTATATTCTAGGTCGTTATCTGAAATACTTTTATTGTAATATTCTATCTCTTTTTCTAATAACTTAACCTGATACTGGATTCCACCCTCTGAACTATCAAAACAATCATATTCTTCTAATTCATCACGATATTTAGTTAATTGGTTTTTATATACTTCTTTTTGAGAATTAATCATTAAAGATCTATCTTCTCTTGACCTTAGGCTTGATTTTAATTCTTCCTGTCTTTTCTCTAATTTATCCTTAATTGATTGAATCATAAAGTCAGACTTAGTTAAATTCTCTAAAATCTCTTTTCGATGTGAAGGTTTGTTGTTTGTAAATCTACTAGGTAATCCCTGCCCTAAAATTATGATGCTATTAACTAGAGTAGAATTTAAATCAGGTAAATAAGTTGAAAGTAAATTAGATGATTCTCTAATCCCCTTCCCAGATTTATCCTCACCATTAATAGTAATTTTTAAATCAGGTTTTGGGGTCTTATATCTTTTTAAAATGTATTCATTATCATCTACCATAAAGGTCAGTTCTACCCAGCAATCATCTGGGTCTGTAAAAATATTCTCTACTCCTGATGATATTCCCTGAGAAGTCTCACCTGTTAGAGCAAAACATATAGCGTTAAATAGACTAGATTTCCCAGACCCATTTGAGTAGGCGTTATCTAATTTACAATAATTTCTACCTTCTACTAAAGTAAATCCCATATCATTTAAATTTAATTCTACATCTGAGAAAGAAAAGAAATTATGTAATTTTACTTTTGAAAAAATTAAATTAATAAGTATCACCTACCTTACATACTGCTAAGTTTGGCTAATTCTTCTGATAAAATATCTGAAGGAGAAATCTTTGTTTGAACATAATCAATAAATTGTTGTAAATGGTCGCTTACTTTAAAATCTACCAATTCTTCTTTTTCTGGATTTAAAGTACTGTAGATTGTAACTAACCTATATTCTACTACCTTTGGATTGTTATTTAACAATTTGTTGACATCGGTAACTAATCTATTATTACATGAGATTGATAATACTGAATTATTTTTTAGATTATTCAAGATGTTTAAATCTTCTTTTTTATTTATATAAATTTTATAAAAATTAAAAGCATGTGGATTTATATATGGGTCTAAAGTAATAGATCCATCATCACCAATGGTCATAACATAAGCATAATGATCATACCTAGTAGCGTCTTCATTAAAATTCTGCCCGGTTAAATTACCCACCAAAATGATTTTATTTTCAATGATACCCCCGTTATGTAAATGACCATTCAAAAATAATGTACAATTATCTAATATGTCATTAATATTAAATCCTGATTGAGAAATAAATTTTCCATACCTGATACCAGATATTTCATTATGAGTTAATATTACTTTCTTTTTGTTTCCTGAAGCTAAATCATTTAATGATATCTTTTTATCCTCAGTTAAATATGGAATAAAATAAAAGTCTACTTTATCATTAATAGGTTTTTTAGTTATATCAGTAATAATTTCAGCCCTCATGGATTTAAATATCTGAACAGATGAAAATTCTAAATTAGATATATTTGCATCATGGTTTCCGGTTAGAATAATATGCGGTTTATCACTGAAATAAACATCTTGTAAAGCTGTAATTTCCATTGAGTTCAATTCCGGCCTATCAAAAAAATCACCCAGGTTAATTACTCCATCACAATTTAATTCATCAGCTAGATGTTCAGCCCAAGAGATAGAATTTATTAAGTTGTGTAGCCTTTTAGAATATTTATTACCCATAGACCTTACAATACTAGAATATTGTGAAAAATGACAATCAGAATATATAAGAAACTTTTTCATAGCCTATTCACCAAAGATTTTACAAATCATATAATCTACTAATTGGTTAGTAGATAGTCCACCAAATTTATATAAAAATTCACAATTGGTTAACATCTCATATATTGATATTAACCTATCATTAGAATATACACCAACATTATTTTTCTTTACAGCATAGTACTGTTTATCTGAAAGCCCTAGATCATCAGCATTGAATCCTGGATTAAATTGAATATCAATCACTTTTTTAAAATTATTTAGTAATATACTCAATAACCATACGTCGGGCTTTGAATCAATATAGGGGAATACTTTTAAAACTTCTAAAGCTACCTTAGGGTCTCTTTTCATAATAGAATTTGATAAATCAAAGATTGTTAAATTTGATACATCATCGTATTCTCCAGAAAGATATAATTCATTAAATATTTTTTCTTGCTGATCTTCAGGGAAAATTGAAATTTTTTTAATGTCATTTAAAAATCTAAAATATCTTACCGTAGTAACTCTATCATAGGTATATTCGTACTGAGTTAATAACCATTCTAGATCATTATAGTTAACTCCAGGTACTAAAGTCTTTATATAATCTATAAACTGCCACCCCTCTAGATGTGGGATCTTAATAGATTCTTTATAATTACTTTTCTCGCAAACAATAATTAAATTATTTTTTGATTCATAAGTTTTTAATTCTTCAATTTTATAAATATATAAATGATTATCAGGTAATAAACTATCTTCAGGGATTTCTTCCAATGAAGAAACATATCTTATTAATAAGTTTTTATTCTTTGATATCTCATTAATATACTGCTTAGCTATAAACCAACTAGAATAATCTTCTAACAGCCATACCATCGTTGGATTTAAATTAATAGAATTATTGGATATAATTTCTTTCAATTCTCTAATTTCCACTATACTATCTAACCTCCAACCACATTCTAGTTAGTAAATTTTCAAAATATCTTTTTTTGTCATTCATGAAAATATAATTTTTTCTAAAATCACTGATTAACCAATAGAGGTTCGGGTTAATTTCGTTATTGATTAAAATGTATCTAAGAATAACATTACTTAATTCTTTAACAAAGGCCCACAGAGGGAATTTATCATATTCATCCTTAAAGTTAATCTTATTTGTTATAGTAAGAGTATTTTGATAGTTAGCTACCGATAATTTATTAACTATGTTTTCACATAGAGTATTTAAAGCCTTTAAATCTAAATGGTTTAATTCCTCTACCATCCCTGGAGTACTAGCTAGCTCTAGTTCTAAATCGATTAATTCATTTTTACATAAAGGAATTAATTCTTCTTTAGAATATTTATCTAACTTCATCTCATAACTTCGAGTGATAATAGTATCTAATAAATTAGCTTTACTTTCAGCCGATAAAATAATATAAATATATTGATTAGGCTCTTCAAAAAATTTTAATAAAATATTCTGCTCTCTCTCAGATATCTCATTAGAGTTTATTATATAAATCCCATAATTTAACATTGAGTATATATCATGAATATATTCCTCTGAGATTAGATTAGTAATATCATAAGTAGGTATATCTAACTTCAATGAGATATATTCACAGATTTCTTCTTTTTCAGAGCCATATTCGCCTAATAATAAAACTGAGTGAGGAAAATTGTTAATAGTAAAAGTATCAATCTTATTCTTCAACTTCTTTTGTCCTATCATTATTTAATACCTCTAATTCATCATCTCTACACATTCTAGTACTACCATCTTCTAAATAAACATTATTTAAACTTTTATAACCATATTGATTAATAATCTTAGATTTAATTCTTATAATTCCATATTTTCCTTTAAATTTAACTATTGATCCATCCATCATAAATATTATACCTTAAAATAAAAATAGAGTAAACTATTACCCTATTTATAAAAAACAGTCTCGGATTAATCTGTTATATCAAGTTGGATCTAATTCTTTCAGATCATTAAGTTTTAATTTGTTTTCTGGGCAAGATATTTCACCTGACCAATCATAGTATTTTGAATTATATTCATAAACAAAGTGACCATCTACTGGGAGGTAATATATATTCCCACCTGGAAAACGAAGACTTAAAATTAATGAAAACCATAAGCAATTACCGTTTAACCAATTACTATCGTTGTTGAACCTTCTTAAAATAAATTCTTTAATATCATTTTCCATTATGAAACTAAGTTACTATCGGATTTAATCTTTTCATTTAATTCATTAATTTCTTCTTCATCATAATAATCTTCGAGTTCTCGGTTTAAAAGTCTATTTTCAACAGTAAGAATCGTAGCTGAACTAGATACTTCTACCAACATCATATATAAAGTAGAAACTAATTCAACGGCTTCGTCATCATCTGAATCATCTATAAACTCCGTAACCTTATTAATTAAATCTATCCCTAATTTTTCCATATTTAATTCCTATATACTATTCTACCTTTAGACAAGTCATAAATAGACAATTCTATGTCTACAGAATCTCCTTCAACAATTTTAATCCTATTCTTTCTTATCTTACCAGACAAATACCCAATGACTTCACTCTCATTAGATAAAAGAATCTTGAACTTATCTCCTGGCAAGACATCTATGATTGTGCCAGATACTCTAATCTTGTCTTTAATAGTGAATCTCCTTTTCTAGTGGGGCCGGATAACGGTACTGCCCCGCTTTATCCTGTTTACAAGACAGGTGTAATACTTTTATACTAATCCGGCGCTTCTCCGAGTTGAGTTGAACAACTATTGTCTCAGTCAAAGTGAGATGTCCTGCCATTAGACGACGGAGAAATGTTAAAGTACAGCTTTGCTAACCAACACTGGTCAGGCAGCACCATTACTACCTGTTGACCAACTGTACTGTACGTGAGGCCATTTGCTACTGCAAGGAACGCCTAAACGCTCCTGATACTCTTTCTACGCGCGTAGACGAGCAACAATTTCATCACCATTTTTACAACGATTTACCTTTAGTCTCTTTACTTTGCCCTATTGTGGCATTTCTTTACTGCTCTAGGTTGTGAAGTAAGGTACCATCGTGAACCCTTTGTGTGCAGTTATTCTCGAACACTGCCAAACGAAATAGTGTTGGGTGTGCAGTTTCAATCACACGCATCTGCTGTGGTATGGGTGTCTTACCCACCAATTTAACCATGTACGCAGCTCCTATTGTCTTAGTGACTTTTAATGCTTGTCTACCAACACTTTGTCAGGATTTTTCTTAAACTACACTCGTTCAGGCTCTAACCAGTCTGAGTGGTTGGACTTAAATCAACATCTCCTGACGTATGATATAGCTTACGGTGGGGTCGAACCACTTGTAGTCGATATTCACCGACCTAGCTCGCCACGGCTAGTTTGTTTATTTGTTACTCGTAAGCTATCTTAACAGATAAGGATTTGCACCTTATAATTTCCTTCGACAAGTCGACCATTGCCCAGTGTCTACCTATTCCACCACTGTTAAGTTACTTAGTCTTTCTTCATCCACGCCTACGTTCAGCGTTCTAAGCAAGGAAGTCGGCCTATGTTTTACCACCCGCCCTATTGGTGGTCGCTTGCACAATGCAAGCCCCAGAAGGCACGTTTCGCATTACTTACTCAAGGCTGCACCACCAGTTTTATCTTGAGATTTCAGACCTCTAACATTTCTTAAGGTCTTGGCAACTAATTGAATGTTGGCTCGATGCCTATACCTTCATTTTTACCTAGCGTTTCAGGCTCTTTTTATCCTTTTCAGGCTTTCACGCATAGTCCATTAGAGCCATGGGCTATAGGATTCGACGATAGTGGCTGATTCTTTGTTATGAGTCTGCACCCTACCAGAAGATGTTTGACACTTACTATACCGCTACACACTTCCTGCGGTTTATTCTAAATCTGCTTAGACTCTATACTTGCAAACCATTTACTATTCCTATTTTGGTGGTATTTGTCTCTGACGTTCTGTCGTCAGACTGGTTTTCTGTCCAGTGAGTCTCTCTATGACTTTTAAGTGGTACCTGTCATAGTCCATATTGCAGATTTATTGTCAAAGAAAACACCGTTTTTAGCTTTCGCTAGGATTTACCCGTTAGGAACGGTGTAGAACCTTTATTACGCATACGTTCAGTGTATGGTGAGAGTAAACTGGCAGACCCTGTAGGACTTGAACCCACACCTAACAGTTTTGGAGACTGCTGTGCTACCATTACACCAAAGATCTAAATGGCACCTCGGGAAGGTGTCGAGCCCTCATAAACACGGTTGGACCCGTGTCCTACGATTTTGAAGACCGTTCCTGTCACCGGACAGTAAGACCGAGGTATGTTGATCTTTTATTCAGAGATCTAACTGATCGTGTGGCCACACTAGCTTTAGAGTTTCCATATTGCAACTCAGGGTAGCATTTCCTTTAAGGTCACGGCCTAATGTTTAGACAAGGAAGACTCGTACCTGTAAATGTAATCATATTACAAACTGTTATCCCCAGATTTTGACACACCTCTAAAACCTTTGTTTTCTGCATTACCTTACAGTTATGTGATATATGATTACCTCATAAATGACTCCGAAGAGTTTGACCCATCTTTTTTTTGATTACATTATTATTATACATTATGGAATGTAAAATATAAACTAAATATAGAATAATATTTGATCCACAATTACCCATGAATCATAATTTAATATAGCTTTTGTAAATTTTAATTCTTTTATTTCTTCTGGGGCTTTAGAATAAGCTCCAATATATAAATGATCTTCTTTATCAGTGATAACGTTTATGTAATTAGGTAGACCATCTACCAACTCGAATAAATCTTTAATTTTCATAGTATAATCTCCTTATTTTAAATTTAGCAACAACTGGAGATTAACGAAAATACCTATTATTTTGGTTGAGGAATTTTAGGTACCAGCCTAATTATTTCATCGAAATCTGGATCCCATCCTTCAATTAAAGAGTTAAATGAAATATAACTGTTAAAATTTATTCCTTCGTGATAAGAACTATTTCTAACTATTAAATCTTTTAATTTCTGGAAAGATTCCATTATTTCACCAAGCCTCTGATTAAGTTCTCTAATAACTTCTTCCTGGTGGGCTACTTCATTCTGAGATTCATTTAATAAATTTAATACATATTCTTCACAATTACGAAATTCAGCCATTTAAATCAACTCCTTTAAATTCTTGATAATAGAAATACTTCAATTGAAGTTTTATCCAGGGTATCATTTTTAATTAATTGTTTTAATTCTAGAATTTTATCAATCAAATGATTATAATATTTTCCTGGATTTTCTACGTTGATTGTATATTCTATTTCTTTCTTATACGTTTGAGGTATTTTAATAATATCATATGATTTAAAAATAATAAACTTAGTTAAATCTAATGTAAAATCTAATAATAAATCTATAAATAATTTTAAATCATCACCATTATTATATAAAGTTTCAATTACTGTAATAATCTCATTCTTATTCTTATCAATAATAGCATTTATTAATCTAAAATAAATATCGTAACTGAAATTACCTAAGACCTGCAAAGTATTTTCAAGGTCTACTTTATCAGAATAATCCTTGCACTTATCTAAATAAGAAATAGCTTGCCTCATACTTCCCAGAGATAATTTAGATATCTGGTCTAGTCCTTCATCTGAATAATTTATTTTCTCTATTTTACAAATATGTTCTAGTCTATCTTTTATCAGATTAAGAGGTATTCTCTTTAGCTTAAACTGCTGGCATCTATTTTTTATAGTTTCAGGTACCTTTTGGATTTCAGTAGTACAGAACATAAAAATAGTATACTTTGGAGGCTCTTCAATTAACTTTAATAAAGCACTCCAGGCCTGAGTAGTAAGCATATGACATTCATCGATAATGTAGATTTTATATTCAGAATCAAGAGATCTTTGATCGGCTTGTTCTATAATCAATCTTACATTATCAACACCATTATTACTAGCAGCGTCGATTTCAATTGGACTCCCTAGTCCTTTATTTATTTTATTTGCCATAATTCTAGCCATAGTAGTCTTCCCACAACCAGATGGTCCCACAAACATATAACAATTTACAAAGGAATTTGTTTGTATCTGTTGATTTAAAATTTTAATCACAGGCTCTTGGAAAACAACTTGATCAAAATCAGTTGGCCTATATTTAATTGATAAAGAAATGCTCATTAATTCTCCTCACATTTAAGTACTGCTATAATGGAATTTATCCAACCATCGTAATTAACAATTCCATATTCTAAATAATAAATCTTTGGATTTTTTTCTAATTCTAAAGCTTTTCTCTCAGATTCAAAAACAGAATTAAAAAATAACATTTTGTTTTTATTAAATAAAACATAGAATCTCATTTATTTACCTCACTTAATTATAATAGGATAACTTTTAATAAATTTAAACTATTCTTTAGATAAAGTTTCAAATCCATCCATAGGTAACCACCCTATAAATAAACTGGTCTCATCATCAACTGCTACGCCCTTAACTTTAATCATATTGGCCATCCCATCTAGAATTTCTACTAAATATTCAGAATACTTAGGAATGATACCATTATTCCAATTAGAAGCTAAGGTAGAACCTGATGATGGATTTAGAATAAAACTTTTTAATTTTATCCTATATACTTCGCCTTTTTTCAAAGAAGTATTTAAGATCTTTATACTTCTTGGTATAAAGATCTTAGTATCTCCTGGTTTAAAATCTATTTTAGTAGCCGTAACTTTATTTAATTCATTATATAAAATTTTATTCATGATAGGTTTTATTCTCAGTAAAGTATACACTACACATGTCAGCCAAATGAAGAAGTGTAACTATAGGATATCTATCACATACTTCATTCATATCTTTAAAGCAGAACCCATTGTCCATGCCTAGATGATGATTAACTATAGCTGATATTTCTTCATTGTTTAATTCAATAAAATCCTTAATAATCATATAAGAATTAAATCCATGCTCACCAGATACAAAACGTAATTCAGGTTCTTTAATTCTATAGGATTCTACACTAACCCAATCGTATCTACCGCCATCGTCATATTTACTTCCTGATGGTGAATATAACTTCTTATTCTGAAAATATTTTTCATAAAAATTTACCTTTGAAATATCATGCAGAAGAGACACTAATACTAAAGAGTCATTATTAATATTTAAATTAAATTCATTATTTAATTTTAAAATGTTTCGGTATACATTCAAAGAATGTTCACATAAACCTCCGTAAAAATTACAATGATATTTTGTACTAGCTGGAGCGATGTAAAAGTCAGTTGATTCAAGGTAGTCTAATAATTCAGGTATACCACTACGATTGACCTTTGATAAAGCTTCAATAAATAATTTCTTATTTTCATTGGCCTTAAGAGTTAATTCTTTTTCATCCATTACATTACTCCTCAAAATTTAATAACATTTCTTTTTTAAATCTTGGTCCTACATAATATACATGTTCACCAATTTTTATATTCTCTTTACCATATCTTCTAAGATAAGATCTTACCTTATCTATAACTTCTTGGTCAGTTCTTAAAAGTACATTTTCAACTGTGGTATAATTTCTAGTCTCAGTTACTAATACCTTCCAAGGGTGGCTTGCTATTTCGTTTGGAAATATTTCTAACCAATATTCATGATTTACCATATTTTCTTTACCTCTCTTTTATTTATTTACATTATTATTATAAAATAAATAAAAGCTGAAATAAACTATTTCAGCTCGCTTTTATCTAAACCATTTGATTTGCAAAACTTTTTAAAAGGGCACCAATTGCATTTAGAAGAATATCTTTTATTAAAGGTTTTAGATTTCTCAAGTATTGATTTTCTAGCAAAGAAATAATTTACCTGTTGTTTATCAAAAGGTATTTTTTCAAAATGAATTTCTTTCTTTTTTAAATCTTCTAATATCTTTTCTTTATTAGATAGACTCTCATTTAATTTTTCATCAGCTTTAGGAATAAATACATAATATAAGTCTCTAACTTTATTATTAGTTAATCTTTCAAAATAATATTTATAAATATGAACTTGGCCACTATTTTTATAACTTGAGACGTTATTACTAGTTTTAAAATCTAATAAGTCATAAGTATTATCATCAACTTTAACTAATCCATCTATATACCCTACAAATTCATCTGGAGCTTCTAGTTTATATTCATATAATTCACACTCGGGGATTTCAGAAATAGCCTTGGGTAATACTATTTTTAATTTTTCTATTTCAAATTCATTTTCAGAATTTAATTCAGGGTAATGTGATTTATAACTTTCCAAGGCTTGATTAATATCTCTACTTTCAATGCCTTCATGGCAAGCAGTGCCAACAAATAAGGGATTATCTGGCCTTAAATCATCTTTTGGTTGTAATTTATCAATGTATTTTAATTTATATTGAAATGGACAGGCATTAAAGGCGTTTAGTAGACTATAAGATACTTTCATTACATACCTGCCTTATTTGATACATAATTCATTGCCTGCATTGAAGTGATTTCAGCTGACAATGATTTACTACATGATTTAAGTAGCTCATTTGCAGCATCTATCTTAGCTTTTAAAATAGATGCACAATGATCATAAATAAAATGTACTAACTCTTCTTCAACAGCTTCTTGGTCGGCTAAGGCTCTTAATTGATCTGAGGTATATTTTCTATCTTCTTGCCTACTAGCACCCTGTCTAGAAGTATATGCCTCGTTGTATTTATCCTTATAAGATAGCTTGGCCATATCAGCCAGAATTTCAACCTGTTCCAATCTGGAAGAAGTATAATAAATGGTAGAAGATAGGTCAATGACTATTCTTTGTAAAGATACTACATCAAATTCTAAATTATATTGTCTACATTGGTTTAAGTAATTATTTATACCATCTACTTTTTCATCTAAATCTTTAGAGTACTCTTCTACTAAAGGAGCTCCATATTCATCGTAATATTTAAGATAAGATTTAATCTTATCATATTCGACTTTTAATTTTGACCTATCTATATTTATCATTTACTTCTCCTTATAATAATCTATTAAAACTGAATAATCACCATCCAAGAAAGTCCTTAATTTCTTTGTTGGAATTATAACATTTTCATAATCTGGGTTACCTAAATATTTTATATTAAAAGATTTTTTATCTTCTGATTTTAATTTCATAAAAGTTTTTATTGGTATTCAAAGGATAACATCATGGTCATATAGCCATAATATTACTCCAGGATGAACTCCTTCTAAGTCAGATCAGTGAGAAAGATCCTCATATTGCCTAAAAGCTGAGAAGGGGAATGTATTCCCGGCGTGGGCCTTACACTCAATTAAAAATAACTCAGGCTTTTTATAACAAATAAAATCACTAATATTGCTTGAACCCATATAACCAGACATCTGGTCATTTAATCTATAAATAAATGATTCTGGTACAGTATCTATCCAATTTTTTTTAAAAAAAGCTTCGAATTTTTTTCCAAGATCCATCTTTTAACCTCTGACCACAATTCTTACAATAATTATCATTCCCTACCATCTGATTACAAACCTGACACCTGAACCATCCATTTTTATCAGGCTTAGATGGTATCACTTTTTCTTTATCATTCTTTTCCATTAATTAACTACCCTAGGCTCAGGAATAATATCTACTACACCATTCTTTTTAAAAGCTATAGCCTTATTATCACCAAAACACATTGTAATATATTGTTCTACATATCCATCAAGAATTAATTTTAAATTCTTTAAAATTAAATAGAATGAGTATGGTTCCTCAACCGATGTTCCACTTGAAGTTTTAAGAGTTTCAGTAAATTCACCATTTAACCCCGAAATAGTCAAAGTATCATTAGAAATACTAACCTGGACTAATAACCTAGAGTCAGTATTAAAGATATTTAGTCTATTTAAAATCTCTAACAAACTATCCTTACTTAATACTACTTCATAAGGGTAATTCTTATTAGCCATCTCTCTAATAGTTAAGGCTGGGACAGAAGATATCATAGATGAATCTGGCATTAAAGTAATTAATTCTATCATTGAATTACTAAACTTCAAGACAGTCTGGGTAAGAGTATCATTTAAAGCTACCTGACTCATTTCAAAATCTACTGTAGTATTATTTTTAAATAACCTAAATAATCTAACAGATTTTTCATCTAATAAAATTTTTAAACTAGAAGGTAAGGTGAATGAATTTACACAGGCTCCAGTAGTATAAGTAATAGCCCCTAATTCATCTACATAATAATAGGACTGTACCTGTTTACTGTTACTACTTTTTAATACCTCAGCCCCACGAATTAATTCTTTACTATTATTATTAAGTATACTTAAAAGGATATTACTATTAATTGAAAAAGAATTAGTTACTACTCCAGTGTTAATCTTAGGTAATTCTAACATAGTGGAATTATTAAATACTAATGGGAAAGTATATTCTCCATTAGCCTTAACCTTTAAGACTCTATCATCTACTAATAATTCAATATACTCAGTAGTAATTTTACTTACCAATGATAAGAAAGTTTTAGCCTTAACTACTGCTTTGAAATTAACTGGAGAAGTGAGATTAAATTTTACTGTTACATAATATTGCCTATTAGTAACATTTAAATTTAAGGTACTACCACTAGAGATTAATTCTAAGGCCTCATTATATAAAGACACTTCTTTTGTATCTAATGCCAATAAAATTGTCTGACACGCTTCTTTAAATTCTTCAGTTTTTACAATCATATATTAATTCTCCAATTTTTTATAACTTACACCACATTGATCAAATAAGAACTTAGACATCTTGTCACTCTCAGAATCTCCACCATAATCTTCTAGATAATAAACCTCTTTAATTCCAGCCTGAATAATTTGTAAAGCACAATTATGACAAGGGAATACGGTAACATACAAAGATGAACCCACCAGATCATTCAATTGACCCGCATAGTTTAAGATTGAATTGACCTCTGAGTGAAGAATATATGGATATTTTTGTTCTTTTAATGGTTTAGTCTTATCTCTGCAATCAAATGGTACTAGAGAGTCATTTAATTTCCTAGGAGGCCCATTCCAGCCTAGAGATAAAATCTTTCCATCCTTGGTTATACAAGAACCAACCTTAGTACGTGGATCCTTACTTTGTTTAGAAGCTATCTTAGCTAATTCGATATAATAAGATTGCTTCTTATCCATTACTTATCACCGGTGCTCCCGAACCCTAACGACCCTCTAAGAGTATCTTTTCTAATTTCTTTAACCTCTTCAATCTCACCCATCCAAACTTCTCTCATTACTAATTGAGCTAGTTTATCACCTTTATTAAAGTGAATTTCATTATCAGAATGATTAAATAGGTGGATATGGCAATTACCAGTATAATCACTATCGATAAGTTCAGCACCCTTATCCAAATGTTTTTTTGTTGATATACCTGATTTGTTCATTACTGATAAATCCCATCCGAAGGGAATATCAAAGGCTAAATCTAAAGCTACTAAATAATCACCTCTTGGTGGAATACTAAAATCAATAGGTGAATATACATCAAGACCTGATGAACCTGGAGTTCCACGAGTCGGTAATTTTGCATTATTAGATAATAATTTAACTTTTAAGGTTGGGTATTCTTTATTCATTTTCTTTCTCCTTATACACAATATTATAAATTATTTTAACTCTATTGTAAACTTTACCACAAGGTATCTTCTAAATATTTATCATCAAAGATCTTTAGACTTTCTATTGGGATAGGATCTCTGACAATGTTTTCTTTCTTCATTTTTTGTTTTCTAGCTATAGCATGATAATTTGATTCTACGGCATTTTCGCCATAATATTTATCATAAAATTTATTAATCTTATAACAAATAAAATTATCAGGTTGATCAAATTCCTTAATATCAAATAATTTATCCATTAGTTCAGATAAAATAAAAGTACTATAAAATGGTTGCGGGATATAAAATAAATATTCTTTTATTTCTAGATTTGGTAAGTCATTGAACATTCTATTGAATAGAATTAAATCTATAGCAAATTTTTTAAAAATTTCTGTTACTCGGTAATAAATACTAACATTAGTCCAAGGCCCAGAATTACCATGTCTACTAAAAACTAAAGCTACTAAGCATGAGTCTCGGTTTTTAGTTTTATCTTTATCGGTAGATCTTCCGATATGAATATTAAAGTTGAAGGTTAATGTTTTAGCCGTAGAAGTTACTAGTCTATCTTTTAAATCAAAATAACTTTCTTTGTTAATATATTTATTTACTAATGTAGTCCACTTTACTTTAGTATAATTAAAGTCTGCCATGTCAAGATGGCAATCACATGAAGGTGTACTAATTACTACATTGTTCAAATAAACTGTAGCCCCAATGATAAAGGAATCATCTTTATATTTTTCTAAATCATTAATTAACAATCTAGAAAAATCATGGTATAAATTATCAAAATCTTTATACTCTAAATAAATCATCTAAAACAAAACCCAACGGTTGATATCCCAAGCAAATGAATGAAGACTTCCACATAAATAAGTTAATGAACCAACCTTTAAATCTGGATATGTATCCTTTAATTCATTTACTACATATTCCATTAATCCTGAAGCACAATACAAATCTATGGCATGATGTCCAAAGAAATCATTTGATCTAAGTGAATAAATACAATGTAATCTATCATTTCTTATTAAGAATTGATAATTAAGACTACATGGAATTCTATTTCCACCACCTAATTTCTTTAAATCCATATCTTTTTCGGGATCCCAAATTGATAATACTGCCTGTCTTGTACCAGCATCATTTCTTAAACATTCAATGACATTTCTAAACTGATTATTTGTCCATAGCCTTTCAGCGTACTGATAACTAAACTTTCCTGTACCTTCAATAAACTTTGACCAAAGGTCAGCTCTAATTTTATAAGAATTTCCTGGATTTAATGGCTCTCCTGAACATCTATCCTTAATTTCCTGTTCACAATACCTAATAATCTTTTTAGATTCTTCAGGGTCTTTAAACATATATTCAATGGCTTTTTCTCTATCCAAGGTAGGTTTGTTAATTACAAAATTTACACCAATTAATTCTTTTACAAATCTATCCTTACCTTCAAGCTTTTTATCCTGATAGCTTTGACATTCAGTAGTAATACTTCTAACCTTCAAGTCTCTAGCTGTTTCATCTAACGCATCATAAATTGTTTTAAATATTCTAGCCATTTTAATACCCCGTTTCTATTCTATGAATGTTTACTTGATATTTTTTCCAAAACATTTCAAATACTTCCTCTGGACTAACTCTCATATAATTAAATAATTCCCAGAAATCAACCCATAATTTTTCAAGTCTTTGATTAAAATCAGTCATCGATACTAAAAAATTACTTTGTGACCAAGGCCTATTTTTTAATAAATTACATAAGCTTCCCACATCTTCAATAATAGGATACACCTTCAGAGAATATTCGTCACGATGAATAATTCTTATTTTATGTATAGCATATTCATGTCTAGTAAGAATCTTTTGTGGATCAGGTAATTTTTTAAAATCTACACCTAACATAACATAGGCTGATAAGAAGAAATTTAAAGCATCGCCTATTTCTTCCCAGAAATGTTCTGGTGGATCTTCTAAGGCCATAGACGCTTCAGTTAATTCTTCAATGAATCTAATCTGGATCATATCTTTAAACTTCATCTGGTCTGCTGAACAGTCAATTGAGAAATCATATTTTTCCCAGTCATCTATTCCTTCTAATTTTTCATATAATAAAAATTGTTCTCTAGCAGCTTTAAAGAGTTCGTCAAATGATTTAATTTCACCATTAAACTTAATATCCGAAGTATTCATTTTAATATTCACCCTTTTCCTGGATTAACTTTCTATACTTTTCTAAAACTTCTTCAGTTGATTTTAAAAGATCTAATATTTCTGTATATTCTAAAGCATCATTCCCAGTAACTAATAAATTCTTTAAATAATCTCTATATCTATTTAAAGAGTAATAAATAATAGAATTTTCATTTGATATTTTTTTAATCATTTAATAACTCCTTATAATTATCACATCTATAATTATATTCTTTAACATTATATCCATTAGATTTTAATTTTACAGCCAGTCTATTATATGAATCAATAATTTCAAAAACATTATCCTTAACCCCAGGCATCTGTTCTCTATCACCCCAATTAAGGATAGTAAATAAACCTGGATAGCAATAAACAAATAAATCTACTCTATCTAAAAGATTCTTTACTATTACTCCAGCAAATTTATTTTCACCTCTTAGTAAGGGACCATAAATACTTTCTTCTATAACTGGGAACCTATCAAAAATTTTTGTATGAGTTGAATTTACTGGAGTAAGATTACCTTCCATGAATTCAACCATTTCCTTAACAGATTTATTAGGGCCTAAGCTATGAACTACTTCTGCAGTAAAATCTACATCTTCATTTAATAAGTTAGCTAACTGATTACATAACGTGGTTTTGCTAACCACAGTTATCACATCCAAATACTACGATGTTCATAACTGTAAAAACTCACCTCCTTGGACACTTAAATATTTTTATAATTATATATTAATAGAATTAAATCACTCTGTAAACTAAAGGTTTAATTCTGAGATATACCCTTCTATTTCTTCGATGGTACACTCAGAATTTACTTCCTGAACCATTTTAATTGCCTCTTCCTTGCTGAAGCCATTTTTTATATGTTCTTCAAACTCTTCCTTTACATGGGCCTTAAAGACATCCTCATACCAACGATAGAATGAATCTCCATCACATTTCATCTGTACTTCGCATTCAGGCTCACCTGCGTGAATCATAATGTAAGCCATCCTATCAACTGCTTTATCAATATTCCATAATGGAGCTTCAGCAATAATTTCATCATGAACTGGAATTAATAAATGAAAATCTAAATCTTTTAATTCTTGGTCATAATACATATTCCTCATAGCCAATTTTGTCATTGTGGCAGATCCACCCTGAATTGGAGCATTGATGGCCTGCCTTTCAGCCTGAGCTATATAACCTGAATTGCTTTTAATTGAAAGATTATCCTTTTTAGCTGATTTAATGACAGATTCTCTTTCAGATAAACTTTTAGTTTTATCCAACAATTCGGTATATCTATTAATTAATTTTTTATCAACTTCTAATTTTCTGACTGGAGTATTTAATAATGGATTAAATAACTCTTTTTCATTTAATAGAGAAAATTCATATTTTGGTAATGAAGCATCAGGTAATCTTCTACGTCTGCCCCATAAATCCTCTACATACCCAACCTCACGAGCCTTCTTCTTATTATTATCCATCCATTCCTTGGCCTTTGGGTAGTGAGTAAAGAAGTCATCAGATAATTTCTTTGCTTCAGCAATATCTTCTTTATTAACTGGTCCATCATGAGCTTTAATTTGTTCAGCGATTGATTTAATACCACGTCCATATTGAAGACCAAGAATTAAACTTTTACACTTCGTTCTTCTTTGTTTACCTTCAAGATTAAATTCACCCTTATCATTAAATTCAGTACATTCATAATAAGGAAGATGGTAAACCATTGAAGCTACCTCAGAATATAAGTCTCTACCTTCTTTAAAAACATTAATCATTGAAGGATCTTGTGTGTTCTGAGCAAACATTCTAACTTCCTGAGCTGAGTAGTCATTACCACACAGTTTATAACGTCTACGAGTTTTAAGTACCTCGCTATTACCAGTATAATAAATTTCTACTAATTTTTCTTTAACATTAATTCTAGACACCTTATTACCATTTTCTAAAATATCTCCTGGTTCTAGGTATGAAGACCATTTATATTCATTGCTTTTTAATAGGACTTCATTTTCTATTGGTACTTCATAATGGTCATTAATTGGTTTAATTTCGGGATACTCAGTTGTAGCTACAAACATCATTCTAACCGTTACAATATCACCTCTAGCAGGGATAACCTGTAATGATGGATCAGAGCTTGACATTCTACCTGTTACTACGTTTCTATCTTCTCTACCTAATTGATTAAAGTGAGCATGTACTCGGCCATCTCTAGGGTTACAATATGTAGGCAACACATCAATATAAGTTCCTAAATATTTTTCGTATTCCCTCTTTTTTAAGATTAGAGAAGCTAATGGCAAAGTATCTTTTATAGATAATAATGTAGCTTCATCGGTAGTTTTCTTGCCATCGCTTCCAACTTTTAATACTCTTAAAACATCATATAATAGAATACCTAATTGAGTGGCCGATGTAAGTTCTACCGGGTCTGATAATTTTTCACTTAAAGATTTTTGAGTTTTACCATTTTTAACTTCATGCCTATTGGCTTCGACTGACAATCTCCATTCATTAATAGTATCTTGATATTTTTCCATTTCTTTACTAATAACCTCATTTAAATTATCTAGTTTTTTATGGAATTTTGTACTAAGTCTTTTAGCAAATTCTTTATCTACGGCGATTCCTCTAGATTCCATTTCTGCAGTAACCGTTACTACAGGCATCTCAATATTAAGAAATAGATTATATAGTCTTTCATTGCCATTCTTTTCAAATTCTTTCTTTTGATATTCATATAATTTATAAGTCATATAGGCATCAGTGGCTGCATATAATGCAAATAATTCTGGATCAAAAATTGCATATTCCATACCCTGGAATAGGTGTTCGATTGAATATTTATCTTGATCCGGGTTAATTTTATTCTTATATTGATATTTCAATCCGGCTGGTTCATTTTCATTTAAGATCTGTGAGCCTATCATCGTATCCCAATCAATTGGTAGTTTAACCCCACAAGTATAATAAATTACCATGTAATCAAATTTACCATTATGAAATATACATTTTGTTTTATTTTCTAATAATCTAGTTAACTGGTGATTGATTTCTTCTTCAGTTACCTGATTTGGTAATTTCTCTTTAGTATTTAAATTAATATGATTAACTGGTACATAAGCGTTCTTTTCACCTGGAGTATATATACATAAACCCATAATCTTACATGTTAAAGGGTCTAAAGAATTATTTGTTTCTGTATCGACTGAAATAACTCCATTAGAAATAGCCTTATCGATATAATTTTTTAATTCATCTTCAGACTTAATTACTATAGTATCATTTTTATAATTACCCAAGATACGGTTGACGTCTTCAGTAACTCTTTTTATCTTCTCCCCAATAGAAATATTTTTAGACTTCAAGAATTTATCTGTACTAACTTCAGATAGATCTTTTGGTTTCTTTAATTTTTTTATTATCTTATCAGTTTTATCATTATTTAAAATAATGTCAAAATTTGCACCAAAAAGACTTTGTTGAATAATTTTTTCCATTTAAATACCCTCTTTTAGTATATTAATACTAACATATTTATACAGTTTATGTAAACTAAAAAAAAAAGACCGTTAGGTCTTTTTTAATAAGTTACTCTTCTTGGTGTAGCAGTAATTACTTCAGCTGGTTCTTCTTTAGAATCCTTAGTGTTTCCTAATAATTCTAACATGCCATCAGCATCTTTTTCTGTTAAAGCATTACCTACTACAGAATATTCTTTAAATGCAGAGAAATCTACTGGGTATAAACTTTCATTATAGATCTTCTGATTTGCTGGTAAAATTGAATATGTAGTCTGTAAAGATCCCTTCTCACCTGATCTCTTAACCTTGAATACCATTTCAGAGATATCTCCATATTCATCAAAGAAATCATTTAAGGTTGATACATAACTAGTTGGTCTTTCCCAAACCTTAGGTGTTAATTCAATATCTCCAGCATCATTCATAGTATATTCTACTAATCTAATATAAAATCTTTCACTTACTGGAATTCCTGCAGCACACATTGGGCAGTCCTTAATTGGAGAGTTATAACTTTCTCTTAAGCATTTTACTCTTCTGAACTTTCCATCAATGGTAGTCTGATGTGTTGGGAAAATATCATTATAAAGTTCTTCAGGTGAAGTGTAAGCAAATCTTACAACGGCTTCATCTCCATCATTTTTTAATGAAAAATAACTAACTCTTGGGCCTGAATTCTGAAAATTATTAGATCTTTCCTGTCTTTCCTTCTGTCTTTTTAAAAATTCTTCTCTACTAATATACGGCATTATAATACCTTCCTTTCAATGTGAGCCTAACTTTTCAGGCGGCTCTAACCTTTTTCTATATTAATACTATATCACCTATAAAGGTAATTCGTAAACTAAATTATCAAATTCTTCTTTGGTTAAATCATTTATATCCTTCCCTTCAGGAAGTTTTATTTCATCAACGAATACATCTTTTCTAATTAATTTTTTAAATCTATAGGCCCCTTTTCTTCCAGCGTAATCACCATCGTAACAAAGAATATATCTTTTTATATTGGTATTATTTAATGATTTAATTTGGTCTTCAGTTGTACCGGCTCCTAACAAAGCTATAGCTGGGTAACCATAAGACCAACAAGTCAAGGCATTGATTTGACTCTCACAAACAATAACTTCTGAAATATTTTCTTTAATAATATTATACAGAAGATATATTACAGATTTATCTGCACCCTTGCCAATGATGAATTTTTTTCCTTCGGTAGACCTTCGGGTTAAAAATGAAATTTTACCATTAAGATCTCTAACTGGGAATACTAAACATTTACTTAAAGGGTCATATTTAATATCGAACTTTTTTATAACTTCGTCAGATAGTTTTCGTTTACTCATATAAGGATGGTAATCTGAAAATCCATCTAAGATAGATTCATCTAAATACTTTTTTTCTTTGGTTTGTTGAGTTAAATCTATTGGCGGTAGATCTAAACTCTTTTTAAGTAAATTATAAGAATAATTTTCTAATAACCACTGTTCTCCAAAGTATTTATCTTTATCAAAGCATGCTCCAATAAATTTATCTAACCCACCTGACTCTGAGCAAGTAAAGCAATGAAATGTACCAGGTGGTATTTCAGAACTATCTCCACAATTAATAGTGCATGAGTTGTGTCTTTCAAGTCCATCTTTATGAAATGGACATGGGACAGAAATACTATCACCGATTAATCTAATATTATTTAATTTACCATTATATATTTGGGATTTAACTTTTTGTAAAGCTTCAAATATATCAACTTCTAAAACTTTATCTCTTATTATAATTTCTGACATTAGAATACTCTTTCACCTAAATTTTTATTATTATCTTGTTTATTTGATTCAGCTTCACTTTCTTCTTCATCTTCCTCTGGAGCATATTCAAATGTACCGGTATCAAAATTTACTACATAGGATAAAAGATTCTTTGTATAACCATCTCTAGCTTTAGCAATGTTAATTTTCATTAGATTATCATTTTTGGATAGGAAAATAACTTCAGTAGCATCCTGCCCAATTCTATCTGATAAACTTAAGTTCTGAGTCCCAGCTAACTCGTTATTTTCTAAGGACGATCTATTCTGTTGTGAGGCTACTACGATTGGGATTCTTTTTTGAACCTGTAAATTTTTCAAAGCTTTACTAATTTCAGCCATTTGTTCAAATGATTGTCTATAATGGCTATCAGTATCTAATAAACTTAACTGGTCAACAAATAACATATCTAAATCATACTTCTCAACAAAGCTTCTTAAGGTATTTACTGTTACTTTATTATCTGGAACCATATCTCTGGTTAAAATATAAAATTTACCCTTTTGTCCAGAACTAGAAAGATTATCTAAATATGATTTATACATATTAGAAATTCCAATATTACCATGAGTGATTGCTGAATTAGAGATATGAGATACTAAGGTATCATATCTACCGGCTATCTTATCAACAGTCATTTCACCTTCATACATTCCAACCTTTAATCCAGCCTTAACTGCTGCTGCAGCAAATTTAACCATGATTAAAGTCTTACCAATTCCTGCTCTAGCTGAAATTACAAAGTATGAATTCTGCCTATCAATGCCTCCGCCTAGAGCCATATCTAATTCTCTAAACCCGGTAGTAACATAATACTTATTAAAGTCATGACATTTTTCAATATATGAATCGTATCTTGAAACATCAGACAAAATGTCAATAGCATCCATCTTTTTATTACTAATAGCATTATCAGCTGATGAAGATAATAAATTCATAGCTTCATCAGTTTTACCATCCATTAATAATCCTCTAATTTTATTAAAGGTGGATACCAAAAACTTTTCGTTATGTTCTCTATAAATTTCATTTAATAAATATTCTTCAGATTCATTGACCTGGATAATTTCGAATTCAGGGAAATTTTTTAAAAAAGTAGCCTGATCCGGTACCTGATTATATGTGAAATAATGTTTATTAATAAAATTAAATTCTTTTCTTAAATCTGGGAAGTAATCTGAACTCAAATTATTATCTAAGATGAAAGAATAATCCCCAGTAGATAAAATTAAATTAATTATCTGTATCTGAGTTAACATTACATACCACCTCTACTATCTCCATCATAAAATATTTTCACATCACTATATCCTACTACTCTAGAATATAACTTACCTCCCAAAGTTTTTTCTAAACCTTGAGGTAATTGATTAGAGGTATATATACATGATTTTAAATTAGAAGTGCGATAATCAACCCAATAATATAAAGTATTAAGGTCATAATCAGATAAATATTTATCTGCTATATCATCAAACACTACTAAATTAGCCGATAAAATATTCTTTTCTATATTTCTAACCTTTTCAGCCAAGGTAGAATCATTAATTGATAATTTCTTTTCATTTAAAAAATTACTAACATTAATAAATAAACCAGGCGTATCTCCAGGGTAAGAATACTTCTGAACTTCTTCTATATAGGCTTTTAATAACTTAGTACTCCAAGTAGTTTTCCCATTTCCACAATGATTTGAACAAATTAATAAATTATTACCTGATTTAACGAAAGCTTTAATATTCTCCTTAATTTCTTTTAACTCTCTAAATGTTGGCTTATCTTCAGCACAAGCTTTTAACTCAATTTCAGGTAAATATCTTTTAGGAATATTTGAATTTTTTAAATATAATTCCTTAAACATAATTTATACCTCTCATATTATACATTTATTATATGAAATCAATTAAATTAATCTAAACTAAAATATTTCATCATCTATTTTTTCTTTTGATTTTACTGATACTGCTTCTGATACAAATTTATTTTTCTTAAAATTTTGGTTCTTATCCTTAGATAAATTTTTCAGGTATTCATTAAAATAGCTTTCAAAATTATCTCCTAATATCTTTGTCGGGGTTAAAGAACCATCACTCATCATCCCGTTTTGGAAAACATAAGGATGAGCACCCCACTGTTCGAATTTAAAATCAATTACATGTTTAATATCATCAAGGTTAAACCCAAGTGAAAATATTTTTTGAATTTTCTTTTTAATAGTTTGATTTAAATGAAATGTGGTACCACATACTTTATTAAAATATTTAATAATTGAAATTTCTATGTCTGATTTTTTTAAAGCTTTTTCGAAATCATTATCTTCTTCTTTAATATTTTCTATATTATTATCTTTATTATTATCTTGGATTTTGGTGGTACCCATCGTGGAATTTCCAGGATCTAGATCATTCAAATTCCTTGATCCCTCAGAATCCATGTCCTTATCAGTATTAAATTCATTAGAATCATTCATAGAAGCTTCTACTGCTTTATCAGCTAATTCAATATTAGCTCTATAAACATTAGTGCCCTTATCTGATTTCGTTTTCTCTTTTAGAATTAATTTTCTATCTACTAAATATTCTAAGCTTCTCCTAACCGTCGACCTATTTGAATTGATTAATTTACAAATATAATCTATACTCCCCCAAAAGGTATTAACTCCATCTTGAGTCATACTAAAGATTATAGCGTATACCATTAAATCATTACCACTAAGATCTAAATATTTACCCATTCAGCTTTGAATACTGAAATAAGTATTTTTAGCACTTTTATATTCCAAAATATCTTAACCTCCTCAACTTTAAGATAATTCATCTTTTAATAAATATAATAATTTTTTAACCTCAAAGGTTAATTTAGATTCACGTAATTCTCTTATTTTTGTGATAGTTTTATCATAATTTTCAGATGAAATATTATAACTTGACTTATAATATTCACGTGAACTTTCATCTAATTTTTTAATTAATTTAACAACATTTTTAATTGACTTCCATTCATTAAAACATATTTTATCTAGGATGATTATATCTAAGGGGTCATCTTGGCTTTGAATTAAATCTATTAATCCACCTTCATATTCACTGGTAGAATATATATTAAATAACCCTTCAGCTGCATCTGAATATTCATCATGAATTTCATCAATACTTAAAGTGTTAAAATTAGTTTTTCTTTTATATGCAGTAAGATTTGATAAAAGTACTGATCGTTGTCTTTTTAAAACCATATGAAAAGCTTTATCTGGAGCTTTTGAGTCCTGGTATAAACTACTAGATGGGTTTTCCCAGACTCTTTTCTCTAATACATAATTAATAGTATCAATAAGTATATCATAACATTGTTCAAATGGTACATGCTTATTACATTGTAAATAAATTTTCCCAGTATATCCCCAGTATCTACATACTATTCCAGAATAGAAACAATCTCTAAGGTGAGGATCATTTTCGTTTTTGATATATTCAAAAAATAATTCATTTTGGTTGTAATTTTTCCAGTTAACTTCATCGGCTAGGTATCGATAACTACGGTATACTTCCTCTAACAATAAAATCACCTACTTTATATATTTTAATTATAGGTTCAAAACAAAAGTGGTGTAAACTAATTTATACCACTTTCTAATCCCAGAAGATATTTTAATTCTTCTGTCTCGTTATACTTATTATCAATGATATAATCAGATATATCTTTTTTAGTATTTATTAATTGAAATACTCTTTCATCAATGGTATCCTTGGCGATTAAATCATAAATGATAACATTTTTTGTAGTACCAATTCTATAAGCTCTATCAACTGCTTGTTCAAATTCAGCATAAGTCCAAGGGGTATCTAAGAAAATTTCATAGCTAGCTGCAGTTAAAGTTATACCAGTCCCCATTTTAGAAGTAGTACATAATATTACTTTATACCTTTCATCGTTTTGGAATTTATAAATGTTGTCAGCTATTTCAGTATCAGATTGATCCCCGGTACAAAGTAAAGAGTCTTTAATTAATTTTTTTAACTGATATAAAGGTTCTTTAAAAACTGAAAAGATAATTACCTTATTACCATTTGTAGTAATTTCTTCAACTAAATCTAAAGCTCTATCTACTTTTATATTTACTAATTCTTTAGAAGATAATAGTGATGGGCAAGTAGTTGCCTGTCTTAGTCTAGTAATCATTCCCAGTAAAGAAGTATTTTTAATATTGACTCTATCGGCTTCTTCAACCAAACCATTCTGAAGATCAGTATAAAATTTTTGTTGACTTTCAGGTAATTCTAAATATTCAGGAATAATAAACTTTGGTGGTAAATTTAATAACTCTTTAGATCTTCTAAGTGAACATTCAGCAATTTCATTTTTTAAATTATCAATATTTTTAAAACCAGCTATACTTTGATGGCCAAACTTTTGTTCTATTACACAATAAAAATTTTTAAAATTTGTATATGTAGATTTTTCATACCCAATAAATTTTAAAGGAATAAAACAATCAAGAGGATTATTTACTAATAAAGTACCGGTTAGTCCAAAATGGTATTTACCTACCTTTGATAATTTTAATAAATTTTTAGACTGTATAGAAGTAGTCGCACCTTTCAATTTATGTATTTCGTCTACGACGACCATATCAAAATTATTTTTACTACATCTAATTCCTTCTACAACGGTAGAATCTCTCAGGCTTTCAACATTAATAATTACAAAAAATTCATCAATTTTATTATATAATTGTTCAGCTCTTTCTCTAACTGAAGTATAAGTAATATTACCCTTTTTATTAACTTTCTCCCCGATGACAACACAACTCAAATTAGAGAATTTTTGTATTTCTTTTTTCCAGTTTTGTTTTAAAGTATTTATTCCACAAATAATAAGGCAGTGTTCAATATTATACTTTTCTTTTAACTCTTCTGCGGCATAAATTACATCTAAAGTTTTACCTAAGCCAGGGACATCTAAAAGGAGACCATTTTTTATATTAATCATCCATTTTATAGCTTCTAGCTGATGATCAAATGGTCTTACTTTATAATCCAAGGCTGGTTCTATTATTTCTGATAAATTTTCGTCAGGTAAAAAATCTAAATTAATATCATCGAGAAGGGTTAGGTTATCTATTAAATAAGATAACCTATTTAAAGGTACTTCCCAAAACTTAAAATCTTTATGATAAATTGATCCTTCAGTATTTTTAATTATCTCTAATACGTTAGGGTTATAATCAAAAGAAATAAATAAGGAAGTCTTTCCTACTACTTTCTTACTATTATTTTCAAAAACATTAATCAAACAATGAGCTCTCCTCTAATTTTAATTTCTTAGGTCTTTTAAATGTAGTGACATATTCTTCTTCAAATTCATTTGGAACTAGATCTACTTTATAAGAAATATTTGCATTAATCTTCAATCTTGACCCACAATTATCGCAAACATAATCTTCTGTTAAATTAGGTTCGTCTCCTAAGAAAAACTCAACTCTCCCAGAATCATCCTTTACTATTTCAGTAGGTTTCCCTAAAAGATCATCCGGGAAAAATATCTCTGAAGGCAAATATTGCTGTCCACAAACCGGACAGGTAATTAAAATTAAATCTTTATTCATTTTATAATTCTAATCTCCTACTATGGTTATATAAAAATCTGATATTAAATAAAAGTAACATTAAATTAATTAGAATAATTGGTAATGATTTTAAAGAAAAATCATCTAAGTTTAATAATAATAAAGCCTGGATAACTAAGATTATTAATAAAACTTTTTCAATTGATGGTTTTAAATATTTCTTATTCATATAATATACAGATCCTCTCTTTTATTTACATTATTATTATAGAAGTTTTTTAATTTTTGGTAAACTAAAAAAGTGAACACCTTATTAGATGTTCACCCATATATATTAAATAAATACTCACACAGTATTTATAGACTAATTTTAACTACCTCTATCAGTAGTAGCTACCCAGTTACTTCCATTATGTACATATACTTCTTTTGCTTCTACTCAGCCACTGCCATTATGTACATAAGGTTTTCCAGAAACCCATCCACTTCCATTATGTACTTCAACCCTAGGGTTACGGAGAATAGTAGTTAAAGTCAATGTTCCACTCGGACTCATAGTCGAAACATAATCACTATTATCCATATTAACTGAAGCACTAACCGAGATGCTCTTAGTACCATCAGCATTATGAGGTATAGATTGTGTAGTATTGCTCTTTAGAGTCAGGGATGAATAATTTCTAAAATCGTAACTAAACTTACCACTATAAGAAGTACCATTGATATTAATACTTCACGGACATGTAGAATCATAATGCCATAAACCATATCCTTTATTTTTAGTTAATACTAAACTAAAAGTAACTATAGAGTTATTGTCGCTAGCACTACCAACACTAGTTTCAGTTACATATAAAGTTGTAGTATAACTTCCACTGCTTGATGAATATTCTGCCATTAATTAATCTCCTACTCTTTAAATCTTAATCCAAATATCTCCTGTAGATCCACTTGGCTGGGAAGATTGAATAATAATATTTCTTACTACCTTACTAGTCAAAGCCACATTACTTGTAGCTCCACCTATTGAGATTTTATTTTCATTTAATCATTTTCCCTGCGGTGCTGCCAAACTATAGTTACCATCAGTAGTAGTTAGATTATTAGCTACCGGTCTCCAGGTATTAGTATCAGTATTAGGATTACCAGGCATGGTAACAGTAATATCTGTTCCGCCAACAGTCGCAATTGTAGATTTAGTACCCCAAGATAAAGTAACATTCTTATTAGAAAAACTATAAGTAGTATTAGTATCAGTTCAAGGTACATTAACATATGCCTGTCCACTACTATTTAAAGCTACTGGATAATTTTTTCCACTTTGAGTATAACCAGTTTTAATTCCACCAATTTCACTTGTTGAAGCCTGCTTCAGTGAGAAAGTAGTACCACTTAAATTTAAACCTGTACTAGCAGAATAGGTAGTATTATTATCTGGAACAGTTACATTTCCTAAGCTTGCACCATTTTTATTTAATAAAGTAATTGTATGGTCGCTAATTGAAATAGAAGATGCATATGAAGCTTTAATATTATTTCCTGATTCATCTTGAGTAGCCTTAGTAGCAGTTGCAGAATTAAGGCCAATGCTTGTGCATGAAACAGGAACTCCATTAGAAAAATATACAGGCTGAGAAGCTGAACCGGCATCTGAATTTAATTTTGAAGCTACAGAAGCAGTACCAGTTAAATTAGCAGTAATTGTTCCAGCTGAAAAATTACCGTTTGAATCTCTTAATACTAAAGTATTACCAGTATTTGTAGTAGCAGTATTTCCAGCTACTGCTGAAATTTTACCATTCGATTGAGAAATAGTAGTAATATATTTCCCTGTACCACCAATATCACTAACATCTAAGCCATCAATAGTATTATTAATATTTGAGATACTATTTTCTAAATCAGTTTTTAGGCTATTGACCGCATCACTTGAAATAGGTAAATTTGATCCACTTTCAATAGTATCTGTAGTGGTAACTGACTTACTATCTAACTTTAAGAATGACTCCTTAACAGGATTACCTGAAGAATCAGTTAATTGTAATGAATAATAACCAGGTCCAGTAGTAGGAGAAGAACCTAGATATAATCCATTAAACCCTGAATTATCATCTAAGGTTGTAGATCCATTTGAATAAGATACTAATCTATATGAACTGTCTAATCTAATTGAAGCTACACAATTATTTCCTAATTCAGATAAAGACTTTTGTGATAAATTAAAATAATATCCATGTACTACAAATTCTATTCCTTGAGTGTTATCTAGTTTAATTATATAGCTATCATTATCGGTGACAGCTCTAATTATTCCAGTAATATTTCTCTCTGAAGTAAATTTACTATCATTAGTTTTCCTTAATGCTGAAGGAAACATTTCTACGCTTTGAATTCCCATAAATTAAATCTCCCTATTATTATTATTACTTAATTCTATTCTTCAAGTTAAGTAAAGATTTGTATTTGCAGATAAAGTTACAGGTGAATCGAAATCTACCTGTGCATAATATGTTTGATTAAATGATTTTGATGATAAGGGTGATATACGAATTCCATTTATTGAAGTACTCTCAGAAGGTAAGACAGTTTCAGGGACAAAGAAGGTAAAGTCTATTGAAGCTCTTGGCTCTTCACTAGTACCCAAATCATTTACACTAGTAGCAGCTTCATATAGAATCCCATATGGAATTATGGTCGATTCATTACCGGTTGGTCCTGTGAGTAAATAGAGATAGGCTGGTCTGTCTTCAGGGTTATAACCGCCTACAGCTACTTCTAAAATATATTTAAAAAATTCAAAGGTTCCGTGGTTATGTTTTTTAATTACCTCATAGGTTCTTTTTCCATGTCTCAATTCTAGAGTAACGTTACCATCATAAAGGGATGAACCCTCTCTTATTGATAAATTTTTATCCATTAATTTCCTCCCCATTAGAATTAACATTAACTACATCATTTTTATACCATGTAGCTCCTTCATTTGTAGAATCATCACCTGATGCCATGTAAATACCCATATTTTCCTCTTTGATAGTTCTTGATTCGGCAGAATCTCCAATATCCATAGAAGTTAAGTTATCTGGGATAGTAGTTTCTACATATTCTACTATTCTATAAGTTGTACCTGAAGGTAATAAATATTCAAACAAATCTTCTATAACACCAGCACTTGCTAATTGCTGCGGTATTCTTACGGTAACTAAATTACCATCCACTATTAAGGTATTTAATGATTCATCAATAACTCCGGATAATTTCCTAGACCTCATTAAAATAGTTAAACAGAATTTTAATGCCTGAAGAGTACCTTTCCTCATCATGATGTACTTAAAACAAGAAACAGCTGAATCTAAATCATCCAAACTCCATGAATGTTTAGGGTCAAAATTTAATGTTTTAGATCTTAAAGTTGACAACTTATTATCAATATCAGGGCCCCAAACATCCATATTATCTATATACATTTTACATAAATTATATAAAATTGTATATATTCTAGCCAATTTTTGATAATCTCTAGATTGTTTACTGTATTCATATGGAGTTTGTTTTATAACATCTATCATATTAAGCCTCTCTAGAATTTCTTCTTAAAGTAAGATCCATTGATTTTAAGATTTCAAAGTTAGAATTTTCTAAATCAATTTGAGGGATGGTAATAATATTTGCAACATTGTTTTTATCCCAGAAAATATTAGGATTTGTAATATCCTCATCCTGGATAGCCATATCACTATCAGGCTTATGTATATAATAAGGCTTTATATCTGGTTTATTAGAGTTAGAAACAATCTCGTTAATTCTATTTAAAACAGAATTTAAAGTTACAAAAGATAAATTAGAATTTATTCCATCAATAACCATTGGATTATAAATTACTATTGCCTCAGTATTAGTTGGTCTACTACTCCAAGTAATTTTTAAGGTTAAATTAGTATTAATTGTTTGAGAGCCTGAAGTTTGTTCTACATTACCCGGATTACTATTAGGTACTAGTACTGGTGATAATAAATACATATTAGTATCAGTAAGAGCCATAGAAGTAGCTGGGCTTGTTGAATTATAATCAATAAAATTAATTGGAGTATCTCCATTATAAATTTGTACAGTTATCTGTCCAGCTGTAGACTGTGGGTCTTCAGGGTCTTTATCTCTTAGTAAGAATACAGGTAAAATATATTGCTTATATGTTTCACTTAGATCATTAAAAGTAACATTATATCCGAAAGGAAAATCTAGCTCACCATCATCACCTGAAATATTAACTCTATAACTTCCATTAACATCTTCTAGTTCCTGGGTTTCAGAACCAATAGTAATGGTTGGTGATGTTTCAGTATATGACATTAAACCAACTGGAATATTATTATTTGAATATAAGGATAAATCGATAGAATTATCACCGATTAATTCTAAGTTGGTTGATGACTGAATAGTAACATTGTTACCTGAAGAATTTTGAATCGTTGTAGTTTGTTTTTCTCCCGAAGCATTTAAATATTCAATGGTAACTGATTGATTATTACCTAGAGTCTGTGCCTGTAAATCATTTAATGAAATATCAAGTCTGCTTCTAATTTCATAATTGAAAGTGCCATTATATTTTAAAGTAGTAGATGAATCTCCAATAATATAAGTTATAACTAAATCATCACCACCGGCTGGAGTCTTTGGTAAAGTTTGCCATTCATTAGTAATATCATCTACATCACCTGAAATAATTAATTTATCATCAGGACCTAAAGTAACAATATTCATTTCCTGAATTTTAAAGGCATTACCCTCACCAGAGAAATCTTTATTAACCCAAGTAATTCCAGCTGAATAACCTTCTTCATTTATTGAAGTTATAGTTACATTAGTATTACCTAAAGCCCACTGGGTATTATCATTGCTAGATCTTGTTAATTTAGTTCCAGCTCCTAAGATTACCATTGAATCATATGAGAGGTTACTATAGATGAAATATTCACCTGAATCTAAAATAACTGATCTTTGGTTCTCTTCAAATAAAATATTTCCAGGATTATTTGTTATCCAGAAACAAGGAGTACTAATATTATTTAAAGTGGTTTCTAATAATTCTCTTATTTCTATTTGCTGGCTAGCAGATAAAGCCAGGAACTGACCTGAAATCTGGGCTCCAACTTCATTTGTATAAGTTTTTTCTACCTTAGTTCCTGTAGAAGAATCAGTATACTTCATATCAAATGATGTTCTGATTGTATCACCTGGGCCATATTTATCAACTTGGATTTGATCATCCTTAGTATATAACATTATTAAATATTCACCAGATTTTAACCTATAGTCAGTGTTGGCCTTTACTACATGATTATTTAAATCAGTATCACTTTGAGCTCCGCCTAAATAATATCTATAATAACAGTATACTGGGTATATTTTAGTAGAGTAATAATTAGGGTAAGCTATCTGTACATATTCATTCTGTTGAACAACATGGTTAATACTTCCACCATCAATTTGATTGACTACTTCAGAAACATCAATAGACAGAGCTCCACTTGGTACTACCCTTGGATTAGAAGTACTAAAGGTTCAGTTACCAGTATTACCTGAAACATTATTATTATAAATTCTTACATAGTCATTATTTATGTTATTAGTAAAATATAATTGCTCACTATCAATAGGAGTATAGTTAGTTAAATCATTATTAAAGTATCTAACAGGTGTAACCTGTAAGGTCATTCCCACTGGTAATTTTTTACTACTACCATTAGATACAGTGAAAGTATTACTAGAAGTAGCTTCAGGGATTCTTAGTTCAACTCCCCATTTTCCTTCAGAAGTTTCTTCGCCTGAGAATTCTACACCAGTAGTCTTAGTTTCAGTTGTAGCACCACCACTGCCACTGCTAGAAGGAATTACTGACTGAGTCTCAATATTAATAATATCTGGGAATGTTTGTAAATCCTGTTGACCATATTTATAATCATAATTTTCATCGATATTAAATAAACATAATCTTCCAGCTAAAACGTTTTTAGCTACTAAATCAACTAAAATTTCTGAATTGGTAGTACTATAAACATCATATTCAGTAATTTCATCACCAGTAATTACATTCGGATTATATTTTACAGCTACTGGTCTATATTCAAAATCTTCTAATCTAATACTCTTAATACGGTCGTCAGCATTATTTAATACATCTAAGACTTCATCATAATTTAATTCTTCACCAAATTCTACCATTCTAGCGTTAAAATTTGAAGAAATGGCTTTATATAAATTTTGGAAAATTTCATTTTTCTCTTTTTCAGTTACCTTTGAATATGGGGTTACTGTAACATATAAAGGTACGTAATTTTTAAAGTAATAAACATCGTCAGACTCAATATCTTTAAAAGTATGATTAATACATTTTAATTCACCTAAAGAAGTCTTTATTTCCTTCATTGTTGGAATATCAGCAGGTTCAAAAGATTTCTTAATTGCATAGCTTGGATCTGAAGCCAAATAATCACTCATGCTAAATGCTTTCAATGCATGAATGCATAAATCATAAGGAGTCATAGCCTCACTGGCAGTTGAAAAATCCTTATATGATAATGAAGTTAATGGAGTCTCTACACCATTCTTTATTACTGAATACCCAGTACCGTTGAACCAGATATCTCCTTCATTTGAAGCTTCGCTCTCATTTAATACAAAATGGTAAGTTAAGGAATTAAGACTTACATTTTCAAAATATTCACCATACTGGTCAAATGTAATAACATTAGCTGAATAGTTATAATCATTTCTAATATCAGTAACTACATCATTAGAAATGATTGGATTATTATATTCATCCTCAAAATTAAAAATGGCATTAGTATAGTCCTTTGTAGTTACTAAGGTATCAAAAGTACCAACTACCTTTTTAAATGATCTATACATTTCATTTATAGTTTCAGGGTTTTTACCATTAAAGATAGAAGATTGATTGGATATCTCAAAATCTTCACTAACTTTTATATTATACCCTTCTGTAGTAACATATTCTTTTGGAGTTTGAATCTTTATTAATTCATTACTCTTAATATTACCATTTACACCTGTAGTAGAAATATATCTAATAGATAAACCATTTTCGATGATATTTACAATATCTGTAGGAAATTCAATGTATGGTAAATTTACACTTGAATCAAAGTCAAATTTATAAATCTTTGAACCTAGTGGTTGTGTTAATAAATAATTATTTCTAACCCATAGGTCACTGTCGTTACTACCATAGTTTTTAACAAAAATACCATTCTGTGGAATATAAATATTAGGTAAATATAATCTATTATTTTCATCAATATTTTCAAGTAAGATCTGGTCAGTACCATTGATTTTTAAAGTATTAAGAGTACCCTCCATAAATCTACATGAAGAAGGAACTCCTGGTCTATTTATAGTTAAGTTACTAATTTGAGTATAAGCTACGTCTTCATTTTTATTCGTAGCTACTAAGGTGAAGGCCGGGATGATGAAACCATTAACATTAGTTTCATCTTCTGGTTTATAAGTAATTGTTACATCTCCAACCGCAGACACATAGTATCTTGGAGTGTAACCATTCATTTCAGTAATATTTCGTACTGATCTATCCTGTGTAGCAGAAGGTAAAAAAGCTTCCAAAATATTTTTATCAATATTATAATTATTGTGGTCAGCAATAAATGCACCCTCTTTTAATAAAACTACTCCTGGATCTGATTCATTAGTTGATTGACTAGGATCCCATTCATTAGTAAGCTGTCTAGCCAAATCTAATAAATCTGGGTAAAGGGAAGCAAAGTCTTTATCTGTAAATGACATTTTAGATAATTGGATATCGTTATCATTAATCATTTTTTATTTACCCTCCATAATAAATAATATACATTAAACAATAGTATCTAATAAAACCAAGCTATATAAATCAGTTTGATAATTAGCTCTATTTAAAGCTACTATATTTATAATAACTTTGTTATCTTCACTTTTTATTGTAATGTTATTTCTTTCAATATAAATTTGTGGCATGAAAGTAGTAATAGCCGTGTATATATCATCAATTAAAATATCTCTTAATATAACATCATTTTGATCATATAAATATTTTTTTAAATTAGACCCAAAATAAGGATCTCCAAATAATTCACCCTTATTTGAATATAATAACATCTTTAAATTTTGTAATGTAGCATAGTAGTCTTTTGATATGTTAGTTGTAGTTCTATTAAAAATATCTGGAAATTTTATTGATCTCATTATAATCTACCACCTTAAGACCAAGTGCCAACAAGTTCATAATTATATGGAATATCTTCACGATTATTAGCCATATAAGAAGCTTGTTGTAACTGGAAAATATCATTTATAGAATACCCACCTATAGTGGTATTATCTGGTAAATTTACAGTACCATTAACATCTAGGTTATTAACAATATGATGTGATTTAGAATATTTACTATCTTCAATATATAATTTACCCATTATTACAGGAGTGTTTAATTTATCGTTTTCAAAAATTACAAAGACACAGTCTCCCACTTCATAGCCTTGATATTCACCTGGTTGATTACATAGTAAAGCATCGAAGACCATTTCTCTACTTGTATTATCTTCCAGAAATGGTATTCTAACTCTAAATATATTAGTACCATTTTTAGGTAGTGATTTTATATACCCTTTTAATATCATTATAACATCTCCTCATCAGGTGCTACTCTGGTTAATTCAAGAGTTGTTCTATAACCACCATAGTCTATTCGGTCAGTTTGACCAGTTATAATATAATAACCAGATGAATTATGCTTATGACCATAGAACCACACATTTAATTTTACATAATTCATTAAGATAGCAGGTTTTAATAATCCTTTAATATTTATAGTAGCCTGTACTGGAAATTCTGTTACTTTAGTTCACCAAGATTTATCTGATTCATTTAAATCAAACCTAGTGCCAGTAATAAGAGGTGAGAATTCATAATCCAATTCTCCATTAGAATTAATTCTTTTAATATAATCAGAATTACCTAAGGAATTATTATAATTATAATAAATTGACCAGTTACTACTATTTTTTAAACTAAAGCTAGTTACGATATTGGCCGTTTGATATCCAATATCTATTTCATAAGTACATAACTTATTTAAAGTATTAGTAGAACTTTGGATTTTTTGTACCATAAAATATGGTCCACCATAAACACCTGAAGTATCTTCCATAGTAGTTAAAGAATATACATTACTTTTTATAGCACTTGTACCAGGACTTCCTGCTGGAGTCATATATGAAACTAATAAAGCAATATAATCTAAAACAGAAATATTAGTACATGTAGGGATATGAACTATTTTATCATCAGAAGCAATTAATCCAGATTGTTCTACCAGGCTACGATCTTTCATTCCAACAAAAACATCTACTAGATGATATTCTGGATCATATAAAATTCTTTTTATTTCATCACTTGGTTTTGTTGTTACATTTCCTAAAGTATAACAACCACTTAAGGTTAAACTGGCAGTACTGGTAGCTTTAATAGTATAATTAATCACAGTGTTTTGCATATTGAAAGAAGTAGACACGTCAGTTATAATAGCTTCTTCTTCTTTATAAATATATTCAGGTAAAGAAAAATCACCATAATCAATACTGATTAATCTAGTTTGTGAAATTGAACTAAAAAGCTTTTCAAAGAAATTAGGGTCATCATTATATGCTACTGGATAAGATATTCCCAAGGTATATTGATTGACTGTTCCATTAATCTTTTTTATTTCAAGCGATTGAACAAAATTCGGGTACTTAGCTGAAACATTTTTATACATCCCATTATTTCCAATAGTAGTTTCTCTTTCTTCATAAACACCAAAGGTATAGCCACCTATTTTAACTCTTATAAATGGAGCTTCTACTCTGGAGGTATTAGAAATTAGAGAACCAATCCTATTTCTATTACTAGTTTTAGATCTAGATACATCAGGTACTTCTTGTATAATTTGAGCCATATTAAATATATCTTACCCCTGAAAGCGATGGGATGTATATAAAATTAAATTTATCAGATAATTTTATGTATGGGTCTTGAATACGATTGAAGTCAGCAATAACCCAGAATAAATCAGGCCTACCATAATAGTAATAAGCTAAATAATCAAGGGTATCGGTGTCCTTGACCATATGAATAGTATATTCTGTATTTAAACTTAATTGGCTGGTCAATCCATAAACATATTTATTATCTTCGTTATTAAAATAGAATGGGAAAGGAGCATACCTGGAGGTATAGTCATAGGTTTTTATTGATTTATCAGTTAAAACTTCCATAACTACCTCCTCCTTTTAACTCCGCCAAATACAAAATCTAGATCTGGTTCTTTAAGGTAAGTTAATAAATTACCATTTTCATTTAAATTAGTTCTTTCATTATTTGATTTACTTAGTGAGTCTCTACTGCCAGAACCTGATACACCACGATGATTTCCATTTTCTGAAGTAGATCCTCCGAGGGTACTAGATTCACTCTTATAAATTCCATTTTTAAATGTACTTGAAACTCCTCTAAATGATCCAGTTTGAACCACGCTGACTGCATCATATGGGTCAGTTTCAGTAACGTTAAAACTAATGTTGGCAATAGCATATTTATTGCCTACTAATATTGGCTTTTCATAGGTAACAGTTATACCACCATTGACTACACCTTTAATGAAAATATCATTTCCAAATCTTAGGGCTATCATTGGAGGAATTACTGCTTTAGATCCTGAGTTATAAATTTGATATTTTGGTAATGCTACACTTTGTAAATATTTAATCAAAATATCAATATAATCTTCATCACGATTGTCATAGTATTCATTCCTGAATTCTACTACTCTAGAATCTAAATTACTAACATTGGTATTTACATCATTCATCATATCTCGATGTAACTTTAAAGATATCTGAACTGATCTTGGACCAGAATTAGAATAAGTATATACTGGAGCTGATCTAGACAATGCATTAGTAGGCACGAAGGTACTATTTAAAGTATCAGAAATTGATTCTGGGTATAATGGTAATACACAGAATTTTTCTAGGTGATAAAAATATATATAATTATCTATTAATTTAGCACGTTCTACCATCTCAATACCCCTAAGAATGTTTCAGCGTCTTTATCCCCATAAGATAATAGATCATTCTTTAAATCTAAATACTTTATTTTAGAGTTATTAGCAATGTATGTTTCATCTGATGTTACTGATTTAATTTCATAACTTACTCGCTTATCACTTGGATTATTTAATTGATAAAAAATTTCTTTTTTAAGTGATGGTCCTCATAGGTCATATATTCCCTTAAAATAGGTATTTCGATATACAGCCTGTTGAAGTCTACCAATATTATCTGTTATTTGATCCTGTGGTATAATAGCATTATTAGTTAAATATTCTATTAACCTATCCGCAAATGGGTATGATACTTTATCATTAACTTCTAATAAAGATAATCTAGTAGGATAAACTCCTACAGAATTTTTATCATCAATGGCCATTTCGCCTATGATAGAATTCTGACATTTTACACCAGCTGTATAATTACCCTCAAGTACTGTTATTGTAGTATCACCAATAATCTTTGGGAGTTTAATTAATAACCTTAAGTTATTTTCAAAAGGCCAATATTTACTGGCATCAAAATCAGTGGAATATAAATATGGTGAACTAAACTGTGACCCTGGAATTTTAGTATAGGTATTAGCCATTAATTCTTTAGATAAGTCAGTTATTTCTGAAGTTGAATGTATTAAACAACAGATTTCATAATTAGTAGGAGAATCTATTGCAATTGTATATTGTTCATTAAATTTAATCGGGACTAAATAATAATTATATGAACTATTATTAGTATTTACTTCAAAAGTATTCCCAAGTTTAGTAGTGATATAAAAATTAACTCCATTTAAAGTCTCAGTGTTAAAACAATTATATAAAGGCATTAAATTAATTTTATTATAATCTCTTAAAAATCTTAAATAATTACCTAAATAAGTATGGGTATATGAATCATATATAGATGATTTAATAACTAAATTTTTAGTAATATTAATTTGTTTTCTATTATAAATATATTTATTTACTTCTATTAAGGAAGGAGATTCGGTAGAATTATCTCCTACATAGATATTATTTTTATTTATATAAAATCTCCCTGGATATATTATTTCATCTGGATTATTTACATCACCGGTATATACTTTATATATTGGTAAATTAAATTCCTTTAATAGTTCCTTAATATATCCAGTAGCTATGTTGGTTTCATTAAATTTATAATACATCTAATTTAACCTCCTTATAAGCCTTGTGATTGTGTTGAAGGAACTAAGCCTATTTCCGAAGTATTAGGATTGAACCCTCAGCCTAAAGCAGCTCTATTGGTATCATTAGATCCAAAGCCTTCAGTACTTAATTCTTTATAGGCACCAGCACCTTCGATGAATGTTGAGAATAATAAATTATAAATATTTTGAATATTCATAGCAGACAAAGTCATTACATCAGAAACATAAGACAAATCATTTCCGATTGTAACCGTATTAGCTGAGGCTACAATCTTTGAATAGGTTGAATATTCATATTGAGGTAATGATAAAATACTATCATTAATAGTATTTAACATTTCATGGATTGATCCATTTAAAGTAGAATTAATTGAAGTTAATTCCCCATGTAAGTTAGACTCACCACTGCTATAAATATTAGTTAATAACTTATGAGTATCAGATGCATATAGCCATTCTTGACCATCTGGGCTTGAAGATAATAACTTATATAAATCAGTTGTATCATAGTATTCTTCTGGTTGATCAATTAAATTTTCAGTAGCAAAATCTGTAGCACTAGTTTTAGCACTTCTAGCTATATCTGAAACATTGGTATTTCCAATAATCATAGCCCCAGAATTTTCTATACCTGAAGTTCTAGTAAACCCACCAAGTAATCCAGTACTTCTAATATATTGAGATCTATCTTGCCCGTTACCTAATAAATTGAAAATTCTATTAGCTCCAGTAACTCTTCTAGCACCAACCGTGTTGGTACCATCAGAAAAAATTCCCTGAGTATTTTCATTAACTAATTTTGATATACCCTTACCAATGAAAGTATCACCAAAGGCATTATCTAAAGTTTCTCCAATATTAGGACCAAGATTGTTAATAGAATCCATTAAACTTGGTAATGTAGCTATTAATGGGGCTGCACTTAAAATTGGGCCAAGCTCAGTAGTAATTTGATTACCTAAGAAATTAACTCCTAGGGTCATACCGCCTACGAACTGGGAAGCAACACTGCCTAGCATATCGGTCATTCGGTACATAGTATAAGTATCTCTGTTAGAAGCTACACCTGTAGCCCAGTCATACATGAAATTTTCAATGGTATTATTAATTTGTTGAGTAGAATAAACATAATCATTCATTCTACCTAATAATCTACTAATATCATCGGTTATAACTCCATTCTCAGTTACATTTCCAACCTGTGAAGCAGCTACAATATCTGAAACATTTAATCCAAAAATTCTTCCATATTCAGATCTAACAACGTTACTTGTACTTTCACCAATTTCTTGGATATAGCCAACAATACCACGCATTAATTCATTTACTGATTCTCCAGTTAAACCTTCAGTTAGCATCTGAGCATAAGATTGTCCTGACCTGGCAGCACCCATGACTAATAAGTTTTGCATGTTACTTCCTGATAAGGCTGAAATATTTCCAGAACCTAATTGGCCAATTGCAGTAGCTAAAGCATCAATGGTTGATTGACTCATACCAACGCTAGATAACGAACCCATCCACTGTTGTACTACAGCTTCAAGATTAATTCCACTCTGGACGTTCATTATAGACTGAGCTTCTAATAAGGCGTTAGAAACATTAGCAAATCCGTCTTTGATATATTGACTAGTTTCAAAGTTTTGATTTAAGAATTCTTTTAAGGAAGCTTCAATAGCCATCCTATTAGAAGATAAATCAACTCGTTGTAAGTTAATTAATCTAGTTAAAGATCCATTACTAGCATCAAAAACCATATTCAGGTCATCTGATATGGTTTGTAAGAAAGCTCTCTGCTCTACGTTATATAAAATACCTTCATTAACTAGGTTTTGTAAATTTTTATATACTTCCTGCTGTTTTACTAACCCAGTACCACCTAATGCTTTACCAAGATTATCAGTAATACCCTCTAATGATCTACTCGTACCATTTAAATTATAAGCCATAGCTGACTGGGTTTCCAGGAAGCTATTCATGGTATTTTCAAGAGTACTTTTTAAATCTTTAAATCCATTTAATAAGCCGTCAAATCTTTCTTAGCAGTTTTACCCTTAGTTGTATCGTCTAAATAAAGAATTTGTTGGCCGCCTATTTTTAATTTATGAGTAGCAGCATTAAAATCATCTAACCACTTATCTCTTTCGGCAGAGATTTGATCCTGTATTGATTTCTCAATATCAGCTACTTCTCTAGCTTCTTTAATCCTAGCATCGTATAGTTCTTTATTTAACTTTTTTTGCTCTTCCCTAATTCTTTTTAGGGCTTGATCAACAACTTTTAATTCTTCTTTATTTTGGGCTTTACGTTGTTTTTCTCGATAATCTTCTAGAGATTTTATTTTTTCTTTTGACTTTTTAAGGTCATCACTAATAATACCTTTATCTCTTTGATCAAGATTAAATTCACTTGATTTATTACTTGGCATGATGACCTCCTTTACTTAAATAAGTCTAATCTATTATTATTATTGTTTTTCTTCATAAGTTCCTCAGTTTTTTGAAACTCTTCTGTAATGAATTCCAACAAATAATTTTTTTCTATTGGAGTAATACTCATAAGATCAGTGTATGAGGTATTACAGTTCTTTGAAATTAAATAGCACTCTCTGACTATTTCTTTATATCTAAATGGGCCGTACGGCTTTCCATCATTAGTCAATTTCGGGTCTAAAAAATTCACTTGTGAAGCGAAATATTGTGTTAACATCATGACCACATTCAGTACAAGTAGCCACAATATTAACGTCAACACCAACCTTACTATTTAATTTTTCAGCTCTTTGTAAAATTAAGGTAGAATCTTTTAATGGCATCTTCTTAATAGTATTTCTTATGGTAGCAGGATTAACTGGTTGACCATCTATGGTTTTAATAATACTTTCTAGATTTAAAAGAATCGTAGGGTCTTCCTTCATATCTGGGAATTGTCTTTTCATTTCCTTCTTCTTTTTTTCAATATTATCTAAATCTCTTGGAGTCTGGAAACCAATTTCTACAGTTTTTCCCGTTGAAGGAAGGTTTATGGTTAAATCCTTTAATAAATCTTCTGAAAAGTAACTAACCTTTAAATCATCTAAATTTATTGTTTGGTCGAAAATACTACCACAGAAAGGGCATGCTACAGAAACTCTATATTCTGGGCCATAAGTAACTACTCTTAATTTATGTAATAAATATTGGTAATCTCCAATACATAAGTCGTATACCGAAACTGGAAGCTTAGTAATTAAACAATCTTCAATAATTTCGGCCATAGTCTTATATGGATTTTCAGTAGCTGTTAATCTTTTCATCTCTTCAGCTACAGTCATACTTCTTAATTTTACCGTTGGATCAAAAGGCTTACCATAGAGCAAGCCTTTTGATGGTAAACTATATTCTTCTTGAATAGTAATATTATTCATAATGCAAAGCCTCCTCGAATAATATATAATACAATATTATATATTAATCTGGTAAATGAGGGATTGCTCTATCAAATCTAATTGTAGCAGTTACAGTCTTCTTTCCTGAACTTTCATTATTCCATTCAACTTCAGAAATTCCTTTTACCCAGCAACCCTTTAAATCCCAGTAACGGACTAAAGTATTATCAGGTAAATATTCTAATACGGTAGCATCTACCTTGTATTTATCTGAACTAGGAATAGTATCATCAATTACATTATAAGATAATGACTGCCAAGCTAATAAGACAGATTTTCCATCAGCTCCAACGAAGTCATTAATAACTAACTGATTATCTGAGAAAGTTGGAGTACTAGCATAGTATACGGTACTATTTCCACGCTTAACTTCAATTTCTCCCTGAGAGAAGTGTGGTGGGTTAAAAGATACTACTGAGAAATCTAATACTTCCTGAGCATTAGTAATATATGAAGTAGTACTTTCTGGATCTTCACCGACTCTTAATAAATTATCCAAGCCTGAAACAATAAATCTAAAGTTATTTTGTCTAACAGGCTGATAAACGGTAGGGTTATCCGCTAAATGATATGTTCCAAATTCTGACATATTTTATCCTCCCTTAAATAGATTCTTCTTCAAACTCAACTTCTTCATCAGTTAAGTTAATTGTAATATCAAAGTATTCAACAGCTTCGATTGGTCTAATTGATAAAACAGCCTTAATTGTAGCCTTCTTATCAGTTTCAACCTTTCTCCAAGAATACCATGTAATACCTCTACCAGACTGCATCTGATCTAATAATGTATTACATAATTTCTTGAAGTTAACCCAAGTAATATCATCATTAGGTTCAAAGGTTGTTCTCATGGCAGCATGATAAATTTGTTTCTTAATATCACATAATAGAACTCTAATATTTAAGAAATCTCTAAATCTAAAGTCCTGAACACCAACAGCACCAGTGCTAGCACTTGAAGCAGTTCTATTACCCCAAATTCTATATCCATATGAACCGGCATTCATGATTGGGTTAACTCTAACTTCTAATGGTGAATCTCCGCCTTCAGGTAATGAATCACCCTGAAGTACATGCATAAATCTTTCACCAACTTCAAACTTAGGAGCTACTAAATCTGGAATAACACCTCTAATTGCTCCAGATACAGCAAACCAGTCAGCATTTGTTTGAATGCTACTTCCAAATGCAGCTAAGTAAGCTAAAGATGCTGGCATTTCAATACTCTTTAAGCCATCAGCTTCAGTACGAGAATTAGCAAAATTTGATAAATTAAAATAGCATGATGGCCATACACAAGTACCATATAAGCCTTTCTCACCAATACTTGGCATTGATAAAATAGCAGCTTGGTCATAGTTATTTGGTAAATCTAAGACAGCGATACAGTCACCCCTGGTTGCAGCCAAGGCTAAAAGGATCGATCTAAAATTATATCCGTTTCCTAAAGCACCAACTGTAATGAATTTAATATTATATAAATTCTTATCCTCAAAGCCAGTAAAAATACCGGCAACAGCTTCTGCTTCTGAGGTAGCAGCTGAACCATTAACAGCAGCAGTAAACTGTTCAATTACTGTTCCAGCTCCTGATGCAGTTGACAATGGCCATCTCTTTACTAAAACTTTTAATCCCTGATTTAATAATTCACAGATAAAATAATAGGTATTATCTACTTCGTCACCTGTTTTTGGAGCACTACCAACATCATTGATAAAATCAGTTAATCTTTCATATAATTCAATCTTTTTAACAGGTCTAGAAGTAGTATCCTCAGTATCTAGATACATAAGTGGAACCAATACAACGTTATCTGTGGCATCAAAGGAATTAAATCTAACTCGTTCTTGTTCTTTGATCGTAATTTTTGGCATTAATATTTTTTCCTTCCTAGTTTTCTAAAACTTCTATTGAACCTTCTTCTACCTTCCAATTATCCATGAATGGTACACTGAACAGATAAGCATCATCAATAGTTAATCTAAGTGTCATTCTAGTGAATTGTCCAGATATTAATCTTTCAGGTATATCTGAGCTATCAGATACAGAAGATTCTAATAATATAGTAGAATTGTGAAGTACCTTTGCATCATTGTAGGGTATCTCTATATTAATTCTAGGGTAATTAATAAAATTAAATATAAAGTTTCTTACATACTCATCAGCTTCTGCAAAGTACTTCGTATAAATGTCTAGCTGATAAGATAATTTAATCGGTATAGCATTTAATACCTTAGAGACTTCAGCCGTTGACCTGTTATGATCATTTACATCATTGGTTAAATGGCCTGCATCATATGAGAGAGATTTTTTAGTAGTAGATATTATTTCCATTTCACTATCCCTAGAAATAGCAATCAACGGTAATTTTAAGGGTTTATCATCTAATTGGTCAGCCCTCATTTGAAAGAATCGAGTGGAATCTGATGGAGATAATATAGTTAAATTAGGATCTTTTACCCAAGATTTAACTTTATCAACTAATGCTTGATCATAATATCTAATTGCCACCGTCTCACTCCTTATAAATTTTGTTTATGTTATCTTTTATATAATTAAATAATTCTGATATTAGAGGATAACCCTTAATTTCTCTAGTACCATAATTTATTAATCTTAGATAATAATCTAATGTTAGATTATTTACTTTAATTATATTATTAGTTTTAATAATATATTGATTATTTCCATTTTTAGAAATAATTAAACTGTTCAAGGCCTTTTTCAATAAAGAATATGAATTTATTTTATATTCTCTATCAAAGGGCTTAAATCTTTTTTTATCAACCGATATTTCAAATAGCTTTTTAATATAGCCAGGTAAATAAGAATAAATAAAAGTATCAATATTATCTAAAGAATTATTTGAAATTGTTAATTGCATTTTTACCCTTTTCAGTTGAGGCTATACTTTTTAAAAGAGCTTGTATTTGATTATCACTTAATTTAGAAGTATCATTATTTTTAATCGTAATAACATTATTTACATCAGAATCATCGGATATCTTTCCTTTATCAATTAAAGAATCTCTTATTTCTCTATAGGTTAAAACCTTATCACCTTCAAGAACTCCTATGTTATCGGGATTAAATAACACATTTTTTAAAATCCAAATCATTTCATTTTGGGAACAATCATAAAATTTTTCATCAGTTAAATATCTATTAATAATATTCTTACTATTATTATCCCCAGAAATTTTATTTAACATGGATTTTATATTAATCATTCCATCATGAACATAGGCGTTATATAATTTAAATATAGCGTTTGGAATCTTTAAGATATCTCTCAATAAATTACTTTCTTTTATTGAATAATCTAAAAAGGTAATGAAATCGTTATTTTTATTAGTAGCTTCTTCTACAGTAAATGATTCCATCCACCTTGCGAAGGAACTATCTCCGACAGATTTTCTAAATGATCTTATCTTACCTAATTCTAGAGCATTTTTATATCCTAGCGTTTTAATTAAAATATCTTCAGCTATGGTAGCTTTAGTATCTATACCATCACTATCATTAAATTTTTTCCTAAGTTCTGCTACGCTTAATCCTTCATCAGCATCTAATTCGGCTTCTAATTTTTTATTAGCTTCTAGATCTTTTTCATCGGCTTCATTTAATTTTGTTATCTTCATATTAGTTACCCTCATTTAATAAATTAAAATCAGTACTATTGAATAATTCTAATTCAGATTTTTCAACAGTAGTTTCATATTCTGGGACTATTTCACATGTGATACTAGCCGGGAATACCATAATGGCAGACATCTTTGTAACTCTAAATGTTCTGGCCATAGTATTATCATAAGCACTTGGTATTGTAAACAGGGCTCCTATTTGCAAACCAGGTAAATCATATGGTACATGAATTAATGCAGCAGATTCGGTTAATTCTGAATTCCAGCCTAATTTTTTAGCAGTCCTTTGTGTTAAATGTTCTTCAAAGACACATCCAACTTTGATAGGATCCTCATAATTAGAAACTATTTCTGACTGTAAGTTATAATGTTTATTTTCTTTTGGAGCCTTATATAATACCTGAATACCTATAAGTTTAACCATCTCATTAAAATAACGACGATGAAGTTTTGTGTTATGATTTAATAAGACACCATAATCACCCTTATAAGCCATAATAGTTAACTCCTTAATTATCTCTTCTTGATTCTTCCAAATACTCTAACTGTTTCGTTAGAATTGGTTGATTCATTTAACTGTTTAACTTTATAATTATAGATAAAGCTTTCAGGAATATATTTCTTTCCTTCTAATAATCCTCTAATGATGAAAGATTTCTTAGCTTCAGAGAATGTCTTGTTATATCCTTCTAAAATTAATTTACCCCTTCTAGAAAGAGTAGCATTTTCAAATACGAATTGAGTATTCTTTTTAGCTCCAGAATCAAAAGTAATTACGCCATCAACTAAAATTGATCCATTACTTTCGTTAATTTTAGTAGTCTTATAACCAGTTACATTGCTATAAACCTTACGCATATAAGATTCACCCATATCATCGAATGATTCTTCATCGAAGTCTTCGACATCTAATTCATCTTCCGCTTCTTCTTCACCATTGTCTTCAATAGGTTCTTCACTAGAAATTACTTTATCTTCAACAGCTTCTTCTGGAATTTCCTCTTTCTGTTCTTCCTCTGGAGAATTATTTTCAATCTCGATTTCTTCTTCAGAATCTAAAGGAACAATTTCCTCTGGACCAACTTCAGCGTCATCAGGTTCTGTAGTAATTGAATCTACTACTTCCTCTTCAGCTACTTCTTCTTCTAATGGCTCAGTAGTAACAGTTACCTTACCATTGTCATCTGAAGTCATTTCTAATTTCTGATCATCTGTTTTAATCTCTACTTCCTTAAAATCTTCCTTCAAGTCTAAAACAGCTGGGTCTTCATTTACTGGATTATCCTGAGGAGTCTCTAATTTGATATCATCTTCTACAGAAACATCTGGATCAACTCCAACCTTTGATGGATCTTCGAATCCTTCTTCCAATGAATCACATTCTTCTAATGATTCACATTCACAAGGTTTCTTTCCACAATGTGGACAAACTCCATCTTTAGTTTCATGTAAGTGTTTTCTGTTGATTCTATTTTCTAATGATTCTTCAACTTCGACTTCTTCTTCCTCAGTTACATCATCAGGAGTAATTTCTACTTCATCTTCAACTTCGATATCATCTGGAGTAATCTCTACTTCATCTTCTTCTGGGTTAATTTCTTTATCAGAATCAAATGGTTCAATCTTTCCAATTACAGTGTAACCCAATTCATTATTACAAACTGGGCATGGTTCATTGATATTAGCCAAGCCTGATTCTTCGTCGATAAATACTTCTTCCTTATCTTTATAGATTCTGGTATGGCAGCATTCACATTCAAGAATAACCTTTCCAACATAATTATCTTGGAGCTCAGTTTCATCATCGGCTTTTACATCAATGATTTCTTCTTCAGGAACTTCATCAACATCATCTTCAATAAATGATCTTAATTCATCTACTTTATCAGCATCGACAGATATATCAAAATCATCTTCAAGTAAGCTGAGTCTTTTGAAAGCTTCCTCTAAATAATTTGTGTCCATTTATTACCTCCACATTATTATATTTAATTTAGCAAAATACGATATATTTAAATTATACAAATTTTCAGGGCTAGTCACATGGATAGGTGAAATTAGCCTGAGTCTGAAGCCTTTCTCGCAAGGCGGTTAAATCAGTATTACCCTCAGTGAGAAGGGTTTCACCATCTTGGCCCCAAATAGCATCATTTAAAGTATATCTTGTTCTGATTCGGCCTAGAGTTATTTTAGTATGAGCTAAAGACAGTCTTAATAGTATATCGGTTCAATACTCACCTTTAACTTCTTCAACTGATTCTAACTTAGGAACATACTCAATGGTAACTTTAGACGGCATCCCGTTAGAAAAATTAATATATAATTTACCACCAGCTTGATCTTCCTTAAAATCTAAATCAGTAGAAAAAGTAGAAGATATCTGCTGCATGGTATTATATGCTGCATAGTTCAAAGCTCAATTGTTAGAATTATAACCATAATAATTATTTGCAAAATTCCACTGAGCGATAAACATTGGATCTGAAGTAGTAGCTCCATCCCCAGATGAAACCCCTGAAGCCTCAGACCTATAAACATTAGAAATTGAACTTATCTTTATATTATTATTTTCTTGTAAAGAAATTAAATCAATACAACTAGCAGCATCAGCCATAACTAAAGCAGTAGAATCATAATATCGATTTAATTCTTTTAAAGAAAACATAACAATTTTTTCTATATCAGAATCTTTTAATTCACTTTCTAATATTCCTCCAGTTAATTGAAATTTTATTTGTTCTACATATTCTTTTAATTCCATTATTCAACCTCCGTGACTTCTTCTGTTTCTTCTTCGGTTTCTTCCTCTGGTTTATATAGGCTTCTTTCTATAGATTTATCTATTTCTTCAACGTCTTCTTCATTATCCATTGAATTAGCCAATTCATCATCTACCTCATCAGAAATATATTCATCATAAGAAATATCAAAAATTGCTGGAAAAATTAATCTTTTAAATTTATCCTCATAATTTTCTTGCATATATTCAACATAATTTGAAATACTAGTAGCTAGCTTCATAGCCCAATCCAAATTATAAAGAACAGCAATGGTATGTTTACACCCAGCACCCTGATTATTATTAGGGTTAGTAATATCTGCTACTCTAACCTCTGGTCTTCCACCATTATATCTATCTTTAGTAGCCCAGTAAGAGAATCTATAGCAATTATGGAGTATAACTCCTGCATTGATATAAAAATTATTCCATTTTTCTACTGATAAATCATAAACAGGAATAGGGTTTTCATACTTAATAAATTCTACACTCTTTACTTTATGATTATAAGCATTTAAACCAAAGTATTCTAACATAGAATTAAATGATGAAAAAACTTTACTTCAATGAGGGTCTCCATTTCTTCTGTTTGCATAGAAATTTTCTTCTGTTAATGGTATATTCTTTTCAATTAATTCTTTTAAATTTCTTAAACAACGAGACACTTTCATTTTTTGAGGGTTATTATAGTTTTCATTCCCATATTTTTCTAATCTACTTTTTTTAGATTTTAACAAATTTTCTTCAGTATGAACAGTATCAAAGCCATGTTTCCTAGCGGTCATAAATTTTTCACTCTTCATATAACTATCTCTGTTATTTTGCCAGCCGGTCTTACTATTTACTTTATTTCTATTTGAAATTTTAGTTCTTTCCTCGTCAGATAAGTTGTTATAGTGATTTCTGATACCCTGTAAAGCTAAGGCTTCAACCTCAGGAGTATGTAAATTAACACCCCTCTGTTTTGATGCATTATTAAATGCCTCTGTATTATAACAGCCTCTTACCCAGGCAGATTTTGTTGCATTGCTGTGAACAGTAAAGTCTCTATCTATTTCTTCTTGTGTTCTATTTGAATAGTAGCCATTGTCACTCCACAAGGCATCATACATGACCTTAGCTTGGATTTTATACCCCTCAGTTGAGTGATCCTTCACTTTCCTATTATGTTCCTGACCAGCCTTTATCCATTTATCCAATACGCCAGATTCTTTAACATGTTCATAATGATATTTATAATGTTCTTGGACACCCATAGGTTTTAAATTAGATGGATAATTATTCTTTTTATTAAAATCAATATGATGAATTGCAATAACTTCTTCACCACTTCTTATCTTGGCACTATCTATCTCTTCTTTTAATAGTTCATTGGCAACTAATTTGTAAACACTAAAATAAGAAGTCTGTTTCTTAGAATTTAATTTTACATTTTCATACCCATTAGTATCTCTAAAATAAAGAGGCATTAAAGATTGACCACTTTGTAGTTTTTCTGCTTCAAGATACGATCCATCTCTAAGCATGTATTTATGATTAGGAGTTGTTAAAATTTCTTCTCCATTGTCTAATGTAACCTTTACTAACTCAGTAGTGTAACCACTGACCCACACATCATTAACATGTCCAGGTTTAAAATCACCATTAGAATCGGTTGAATATACCCAAAGGTCTTCGCCCTTATCAAATTTATCTTTTAATTCTTCTACAGTATAAACTTCACCATTTAAAAGTTTTATTTTGGTGCTTCCTTCTAAACATCAATCAGGGCATGAGCATGAAATATAAATATCTTGTTTATTAATGGAATCGATTAATGCTCTATAAACACATTTATATTCAAATTTATTTTTATTACGTTTTACTTCACGTTTTATTCCATCACAGATTCCCTCAAAAAGTACTTCAACTTCATAATTATCTGTTTCTCCATGAACAGGCACTTTAAAGGATAGCATATTACCTTGGAATAAAGCATTCATATCAATCTTATTAAAATTAGTAATACTATTATAGATATGCTGTTTATTTTTTCTTTCATATCTAGTAGTACCATAAGATTTTACGGGGGCGGCAGCCTTTGATTGATTGATTAATTCTCTTCTAGTTTTCTCTAATAATAATTTTGACATACAAAAATACCTTATTATATTTAATTTAGCAAAATTAAATCAAAAATAAGATACAATAAAAAATGAGCAGTTCTGCTCATTTAATAAATTCCTCTTAATAATTCACTATCTATAAAATCATCTTCTGGTTCTAGATTATTAATAATTTTTCCTCTAGTAACTACTGTTTGTTTTTCACCTTTATAATCTTTGTGATCTTTTACGGTAGCTCTAATAATACTACCTTCTTTGATACCTTCAAGACTAGTGCCCCAAAGATAAATATTATTATCAGTACCAACAATTCGATAAAAGCTATAGTAATTAGAGCTCCAGCCATATCCATAAGATCTTGAAGTTAATAACTTAAAATCTTTTACAATAAATTCTATCTTATCTCCAATATTTCCAACATATGTTGAAGGACTATTCTCTCTTTCTTCCTGAGCTTTTAGATCTTTAAAATAAAGGTCTAGGCCAGATAATAATAAATTTAATTGATAATCTTTTACTACTTTATTCTTCCTTAATTCTAATAATGATCTTAAATAATCAGAATTTTTTTCGTTATATTTATTTTCTATCCAATTTGAAAAATCAGATACTTCTACAAATGAAGTTTTCTCTGATAAATTATTATAATTATCTTTAATATAATTTGTTGTTTCACCTTTAATATATCCTTTATTTTTGATAATTGGATATGATTTAGTAACTAATTCGAAATAGTTATATTCCATAAAATTTTCCTCTTTATTTACATTATTATTATATATAAAACAACAATATAAATAAACTAATAAAAAAGAGGAATCTTATGATTCCTCTAAAAATTAATCTTTTTTAATTACTAGATGCTTGAGTCGATTACTTCAACCTGTCCTAAGAACATGTTGTTGCCTTCTACGATTTCGATCTTACCAATTAAAGCTGGGTTTAAGATCTTCATATCATATAAGGTTGAGAAGCCCTGGCTCATTGTGCCATCAGCGAAACCTAATAACTGAGTTGGAACGATTGGCATATCGTTTATCTTTTATGTAATTCGTTAAATTACATACTAACTTATGTTAGCTCTATATCTCTATAGAGACGAGACTATATTATCACCCTTATAGGGCGTGAGGTCTTTCGGAATAACTTTATTCCTACAGGGCGCTACCCCTTAGTCGTTGAACTTTCTTGTTTAACTCTACCATGTTTAATTGATTTATTAAACAAGCTTAGCTGCTGATTGTCCTATAATATATAATTTTTCAAACCTTCAAGCTTATTCTCACGAATTACTTTGTAGTATATATACCTTCAGGAGATTCCAGCAATTAACCTCATTATCATCTAGTTATTACTAACTAGAGCCACATTTTTAACCTTAAATCTCTGAGTTATTTACAACTTCTACCTGACCTAAGAACATGTTATTTCCAGTAGTAATTTCAATCTTACCAATTAAAGCTGGATTTAAAATTCTCATGTCATACATTGTAGAGAAACCCTGAGACATAGTACCATCAGCAAAACCTAATAACTGAGTTGGTACTATAGGAAGATATGGAGCGTAAACGCCTGTAGCGGTCTTTCCATCAGCACCTAAAACACCAAGTAAGCATTCCTTACCAAGCATTGGAGAAACGATAACCTTTAAGCCAGCAACAGTACCGGCAACGTATGGTCCATTTACTACAGCATTAGCAGCTGGCTGGAATCCCTTGACGAATGATAAGATAGGCATAACCTCTGGGCCAACTAACATCCAGTTAGGCATCCAACGGCCAGTCTTCTTGTATACAGCAGCCTTAGCCTGTTCTAATACTCTAGCAAAGCCTTCAGCCTTCATTGAGTAAGAGATTGTATCTAATTCTTCATCTACCCACTGTAAACCTTCAACGTTCTTAGCAGCTTCCTTAACTAATAATACAGCTTCACCATCGATTTCATACTGTAATTCAGCCTGAGCCTGCTGAGCGATTGTAGCTTCGAAATCCATGCCATAATCCTGCTTGCTCTGGAATGCAGCAAACTGTGAATAATAAACAGCAATTCTACGAGCTCTAGCTGTTAAATTAATACCAGCCATATGACCAACTAATGTTGGTAACTTTTCCTGTGGGATGTATTCATTGTCATAAATATACTTAACCTTATGACCAGCTGTACCATTAGAAATCTGGCCAGCAGCAATTGTTAATTCAGTTGGATTGCCTTCTGAATCAAGAGCATCCATATCCCAAGCCTTTAAAACTGGAGTCCAAGAAGCCTTTGCATCACTGCCTAATGTTTCAACAACAGCAGCACCTGTGTAACGAGCACGGCCTTCTGTCATTTTGCCTAAGCCTAAGATTGGAGAATTAGTAATTGTGTTAGCTCCCCATGGGTCTGTGTAAGCGCCATCCTGTCCACCACGGTAGGCAGCCATAGCGTTCTTGAATGGATCAGCTTCAGCAATGCCACCAGCACCGCCCTTTTCTGTACCAAGAGAAAATTCCATATAAGTCAAATAACCACTGAATGAAGTCATTGGCTTAACCATGAAAATGTCATTAACAACCATTTATATTACAAACAAATCGTTTCCATTTGTTTTCTATATGTCACCATATAGATTAGACTATATCACAATCATAGCTT